GCTCAGAAATGACATTTTTACATGCCAATCCTGAGCTAAGCTTAGAGTACACTCTAAGAAAGTGCAGAGACTACTGGAGGAATATAGTTTCCTTAATAACCAGCAAGAGCGTCCGACACCTTAAGCAGCAATGCAAGGTGATGATATAGTCCCTTCTGAATAGAAATATTCAGCGATATGTTTACACATCAATCGTGTATCTGAATCAGACATTGTGTTTTTCATATAATTTATACATGTAGAAACAAATTGAATATTTCCAGGAACATATCCTTTAGTACTATCAATGCGATCTACAGAAGCATTATGAATTGGATCTTTATGGTTTTTAGTATACGTTGGAATATTTAATTTTATCCCGCTATACGGACAAATACCATTTTGCCTATCCCATTGCTCTTGTAAATCGAGAAGAGTTAAAGTGCACTCTTTATACCTTTTTCTACAGTTACGTAAAAAATAAGAAAACACTTTTTCTGGATATCTCTCATAATAAGTATTATTGAGATTTGCTAAAAATTGTTTATTCTTTTCCGAATTTGCATATTCATCCATTGCTTGTGTACGATTTTTGTTCAAAAACTTCATCGCACACGATCGTGAACAAAACAAATGACGATTTAATTTACGATTTCTATTAACTTCAGATAACGGTTTTTCAACCTCACATCCACAGTAATCACAAATTACCGTGACTAACTTTCTACCACATTTGTATTTTTGCATAATATTAATTTTCAACATACAAATATAACGTATATAAGTGGATATGGTTGCAAATGTTGTAATACAAAGACGAATCCCTCTACCTCCACTATGCATTTTGCAGTGGCAAGCGCGCAGATAGATACAAAAATAAAGCCAGTATCCGAAGATGCAGAACATTTCTCCAAATACCGTGGCAACGGATATGCGATTTGGAGAAACAAGGGGGTATTTTGGTTTTGATTAGTAGTGAGATGTAATGAATAGGTCTTATCGCCAATTAAATGGCAAAACTTTCGTAACTGACTACACTTGCATCGCAGCGTGATGCAGTAAGTCAACGGCTAAGCTAATGTCGTAAAAAGCTGGGACAACATGGATGTAATGGTAACATCACAACCCAACTAAGTTGAGTTATTGGTTCGAATCCAATTGTTGTCACCAAAGTAAATAACCATCTAAATTATCAAAAATATGGAAAATCAATTAATCAAAGAAGACAAATCCAAAGATGGAAACAGTCTACGAGTGCTAAGTTCGCACCTATTAAGTGCTGAATATATTGGCAATAGGTACAAAGATTACCTACTAGTGAGTTGTGTGCCAGTTACTGACACCTTAACCAGAGCAGATTGGATGCGCAATTTCAACACATCTGTATGTTACTGTTATTACTTTTCTAAAATAATATAACTATATGTGGCATGAAAAAAGAAATCTTAGAATTAGTAGTACTAGGCTTGCAAAGTAAAGGTTTGCTTTCAATAGAAAATATTGTAAACGCACTGACAATTTTGCCAGAAAAACAACAATTCCAGTGGATTGAAACAATGTTTCAAAACGGAAATGAATCAGAATCAAAAGAATATATTCTGAAAGTAACTCCAATGGAAGACGCATCAAAATTAAACATAGTAGCGTATGTAAAACGGTTGCTAGATTGTTCACTCAAAGAAGCAAAAGATTTAGTTTTCAATGCCGAAACGTTTGAGTTAAAACTATCAGAACCCCGTGCCGCTAGTGCTTACGCAGAACTCAAAAACTTACACTGCAACGTAACGATGCATTTTGACACACGGGATTATCGAACTGAAGTAAAATGTCTCTAAATTAACTCATTATGGCAACACTATCATCAACAGGATTAAGAGGTTTGATTTGGGATAGAACTCCTGAATCATGGAAAGTCGTAATTGTAAAAGAAAAATGCAAGAATGACTTCATTGAAGCTGTTTATGCAGCAATCCCAAAAAAGAAACGTGGTAATAACTGGAAAGCAGGTAAAACTTGGTTGGTATGTCACGATATCCTTCGCTACAAATATCACCTAACTTACACAGTAGCTCCAAATTCCAAGAAATCTAGAGCGTTCTGGAAACAAATTATTGAAAAAATCGAAACTTACGAATTCAATTGCCGATGAAAACAAAAATCGAAGAATTAACTCCAGATGATTTCAGCATAGAAATCAGAAATTGGGCATTCTTTAAAAACAAAAACAGTAAAAAGTATGTAGAGATGGTTAAAGCATCTTGCGCAGACAAGTTTGAGTTTCAAGAGAAAATGTCACAGTATGTAGATGTAACTACTGCAATCACTCTGGCAAACAATTTGTACAAAGATGAGCAAGAAAAGTAAAATCCCAAGACTATCAAAAGTTTATAGGGAAATGTTGGCCACTTCAGGCAACGACCAAAGATTCAGAGAGTATTTATTACTCAAAGAAAAGCAACCAATTGGTATGCATAACAGCATTATTGAGGAAGTACGACAATATTTAAATATCGGATGATATGGATTTGTTTATGAAACTCAACAGCAGAATGCAAAATACCGAACATTATTTCGTAAATGATATCAAAGTCAACGGAAAAAATGTAGTAGAATTTACATCAGTCTACAATGATATGAATGTAATTCCTACAGCATGGTATGAAAATGGTCTTGCTTGTGTAGAAGAAGTTCAACAAATGGCGAGTTGGTTAAACAAAAATGTTTTCCAACTGATGATAAACAACCTTCTTTGGAAAAATAAGACGGATTGTACTACAGAACTGGTAAAGAAACGAATATTTACTACCAAATTAAAAGCGTTACCAATAAAAGAAACCGATAAAATTGATTGGGAATTCTGGGTAAACGAAATATATTGGTCAAGGAAACGGGCAGTAATTGATTATTATCTGTCAGAAATAGTTAAATTACCGTTCTAACATGGAGAGGGTTCGACTCCCTCTCTGTGTACTATAAATACTTGTGATATGGAAGATAATGAAAAAACTTTAATAGAGCAAGTAAAACAAGGCAGTGAAAAAGCGTTCAATACGCTCTATCACAAATACAAAGATATCGTCTACAATGCAGCATTTTTTGTCGTAAAAAACAAAGATGCTGCTGACGACATCACATCTATCGTGTTTACTAAAGCATGGTACAAACGAGAAACCTTCGTTGATAACATTTCTCTGAAAATGTGGCTAAAAACAATAGCTACCAATAGTGCAATAGACTATATTAGGAGAACTAAGAAAGAAAATCTCAATGCTTATATCGATGACGATAATTCATTCATCCAGGTTAGAGGAACTGATAATGGCCCAGAAGAAGCCATGTTAGCATCAGAAAAACTCAAAATAGTATTAGGACTAATTCCAAGAATGAAAAAGAAGTATAGAGAAGTACTTACTTACCGCATCGAAGGTAAATCGTATAAACAAATTGCTGAGTTGCTTGGCTCTAATGAAATCACCGTAAAAAGTGACCTCAATAAAGCAAGACAGCACTTACGCAAAATGTACGAATCAGTAAATTAACCAATATTCACAAATTATGACCTATTACGTATTGTTCGTAATTGCAGTACTTGCAATCTATGTGGCGTCTTTACGCTGCAAGGACAGTGGAATGTTTGCTCGGCTTACATTCGCGTTGACAATTGGTCTTCTTGTGGGTGCAGGGGCAATTAATGTTAAGACAATGTATTTGCTTAATCAGATTGCAACTGAGAGAGTTAGTGTAGTGGATGCCGCACGAATGGTAAAAGATGCGTCTCCCACGTATAGTGAAGAACCTCTTGAAAGAGAAACGAAATGTGACTCTATAGAGGTTCTTACAAATTATACGGGTCAGGAGCAGGTCTTACGTGACACAGTGGCATTTGATACCGAAAGGGCTCTTCCCCCATTAGAACCAGAAATCCAAAACGATTCATGAACCTATAATCTGTATTACTGAGTTAGTTAGGTTTTATGAATTCTAGTATCAAACTTTTAAAAATTATCAAAATGGCAAAGAATAAACATAAAGAAAGAGCATTGCAGACACTTGCTCAGAAGTCTGCTAAGAAAGCAACAGTAAAAACTACTGAGGCTGCTAAGAGCACAGAAACACTCAGCTCTGAAGAAATCGCAAAGAAAGAGAATGAGGAGGCTGCTAAAGCTGAAGCTCAGGCTCAAGTAGATAACACAAAGACTGAGGAGACAGCTCCCGCAGAAAAACCTGCTGAACAGGAAAAACCCGCAGAAGCTGCCGTAGATCACCAACTTGGCATTGGCACTAGCCCCGAAGACAAGCCTGCCGACAAGGCTCCTGAAAAAGAAACAAAGAAGGAGACTAAGGAAGAAAAGAAGGCTCGTCAGAAGGCTGAATATGAAGCCAAGAAGGCAGAAAAGAAAGCTGCTAAAGAGGCTAAGAAGGAAGCCAAGAAGGAGTCTGAAAAAGAACCTGAAAAGAAAGTTGACAAAAATGCTAACATCGAGGAAGCAGTTGTTGTCGAAGAGACAAAAACTGAAACTAAGACTGAAGAAACCAAGAAGCCGATGGATTCAAAGAAAGTTGAAACTACCAAGACGGCAGAGATCATTGACCCGAAACAAACCAAGATTCGCAACATCTCTGCAGCCATCCACGAAACCTTGAAGGGAGACCGAATGTCTGCCGACAAGCAGGTTGAGTTCTTGGGTATGATTAAGTCAGAGTATCTCGATAAGACTGCAGATATTCCAGCAGAGCAACGTGCAGCATACGCAAAGATTTTCAACGAAGGTATGGCAATGAATTGCCTGTTCCTGCATAATCAGATTATGAAGGAAGGTGAGGAAATCCTTGGCGTAAGACTTGACGACAAAGTTGGTCCTGTACTTGTAACATTGTTGGAAGACTGTTGGGGCGTAACTGCACGCGCATTGCCTCGTGGTAATGACGGTCAGATGCGTCTCGAATTCGACATCCCTGAAGATGTAAAAGAGTCAATTGACGCTGATGTAACTGCCGTAGAGGAAGTTGCAAAGGAAGTAGCAAAGAGTGAAGAGAAGACGTTCCCTGAACCTGATGCAGCACTTCCACTTGAAGAAAAGCTGAAGATCCTTCGCGCCATTTTGTCGCAACCCGGTACCAAGCAGACAAAGAAGGAAGGTAAGGATCAGATGACTGTGAACATCTACAACGGAATCGAATGGGCAAGAAAGGCATTTGGTCTTGAGAAAGACTCACCTTCTCAGATTCTGGCAGTTATGTTTGAAAAGTTGTACAAGAATGAAGCACGTCCGCTTTCATTAGCCGGTGCCAGTGGTAGAGTGTGGGGTATTACCAATACCTATAACAACTTGTTGACCGCTCATGCAATTCTTGGTCCCAACTATACCTTCACGAACTATACTGACGAAGAGGTATCAAATATCATCAAAGTACTGTATGCAAGCCACTTGCGCTACATTGCAGGAAAGAACCTTGCTGCAGGAAAGTCAAACGTAAAGTTCACCGAAGAAGAAATTGACAAATACCAAACCGAACAAGGGTACGAACAACTCGCAAATGTTCCCAGTACAGTAATCGATGCGATCTGTAATGGAACTAAGCTGGAACGTAAGCTGAAATACCTTACTGACTGCAACATTAACGGATCATTGATCCTCGATACAATCTCAAAGCAGTACAGTAACTCAGAGTCCATCGCTAAGGACATCGTAAAGAAGCTTGCCCCGTTCTATAACAGCAACCTTGAGCGTATTGCCAAGTATGCCGACATGAGTTCGTACAGCAAATAACTTATCAAAAGATGAGAAAAACAAAATTATTTAGCTTCATCATTGTGATGGCAATCGGCGGATTTATTGGATTACAGTCGACATTATCCAGTACCGCTAAGGCAGAGACTGAAACAGTTCCTATATTTATACGGGACACAGTTACTAACACAATCATCGATAAAAGGATTGTCATGAAGACAGATACACTTGTACGTACTGTCAACATCATAACTCCGGTTAGAGATGAATTATGGGCAGCTAAGGCCGTGCGACGTATTCCCCTACAAATGAAATCTCCATTTATTCCTGTAGAGGAACACCTTGCAAAATCTATAGCAAGCGTGCCTATTGATTAAAGACATATTAAGTATAGTGCATTTGTACGCACTATACTTAAATTAGTATCTTTATTCAACACGCAAAAAGTCGTAGGGCAACGTAAATGCTACAACATTTTACTGGGACTTAGCTAGTCGTAGAATGTGAAAATGCATACATGATGGTTGAAACCAGGTAACTATCTCCAATAGAAAGCCAATTAGAGGCCCTGAATAAACCATGATAACTACTTATGTCATTGGCATTTTTGACAGAAAAATTAAGTAGAAAACGGGAGAGCGTGCTTAACCCGTGGTGATACTAACATGAGAACCGAATTGGCGATGTTATTATTACTGAAGACGCGTTGAAGTATACCGAAGTAGATGAAACACGCGGTGCTTACTGTCTCTAAGCATCCAACATGTAGTAGTTACAGTATATTAGATGAACAAAGCAAGGGTATCGATAATGTACAAATATACGCGGCATAGATGTACAACTAACCCGACAGTCCTCCGTAGGTGTTTATAAGCGAAATCAAGAGAGGAGATACTGTCTACACGAGTCGCCAACAGCCGTATTCATGCATGGAGAATGGTCTCCAAAACCATTCAAGATGTAGAGAATTATCCTTATACACCGACTAGCGTGTCTCCGAAGGTCTCCAAAACCTTCAAAAAATATCTCGATAGTGTTTTATCGCTAACTGAAGTAACCTGTACGGATGAAGGCGATATATAAAGGTCGAACAAAAGAACTATAGCTATGCTTATACTATAGGTTATCCTGGATTGGGTGCCAAACCCATACGTAATGCGGGAAAGAAGAAATATCTCCGTTGATTGATAGCAAGCATGTTGATGAGTTGTAACTGAGTGCTTGTGTTGACTCAATTAGTAAATTGCGTGCCTTATGGCTGAGTAGCAATGTCCAGTATAAGAATGGCTGCAATGCCACCTGTTTCTCCAAGAAGCAGCATTAGAATCAAGTAGTTACTTTTGTAAAGTCGTCAAGTACCCACAGTACGACTATAAATCCGCGAGTGCTTTGCAACGAGGAAATGAATGTGGGGGAATAGCGGTCGAAGGCGCTGTAACCTATTTCTGACAAATGCCGACTGATATAAGGCAGAATGTAAAGTAAAATATCCAGCTCTTTCACTGGGTGACTAAAGAAAGAAACCAAACGAGCATTTAATGACTAGTCTGCATACTCCACTGCAGATAGCTAGTTACGGGTAGACTGGTTCGCCATGTGGATGCACGTGGGAATCCTTGCAGACGCTCCCGCCTGTGCCAGCAGTAAGCTAACTGATTGCCGTGGTTTACACGTAAAAAATAGAGATTGTTAACATTACTAACCTTAATAATAGGGGAAGTCCAATGGACTGTATTACGATGAACTAAAGAAGGAGTTACCCACCTGTAACTGCCATTATTCCAAAGTAGTATAGCCTCCACCCCCGACAGCCAACCGTTACGCTGACATTAGACACTTTTCTCATACTGAAAGCGTATAGCCGCAACTATACGTGTTAAGGAGGAAGAACGCTGAATCGGAAACAGGACGGTCTCATTAGCCGTTAATCTGACGATCGGGTGGAAATCCCGAGTATTCGCGCTGTATAAACAACAAATCCAGGAATGGTAACAGTGGGCCATGCTATAAGCAATGGGCTGTTTTATTTAGGGTGCGTAGGACATCAAAATATAGAATTCCTACCGTGCGTATCACGATAACTACCGGACTCCTCTCGAAAGCAGGAAAACCTAGAATGCAGGAATAAGCATCAAAGCTTGCATCCGTGTGTGGAAACACTCGATAACAAACATTCTACAATACTTATGGGCGCAGCTATCCCTACCGTTGGGATCCCGTATACACAATTCTGTGTATTACTACGTATTGAGTCATTCCCGCTAACATGTTTTCATAGCTTTCTTAAAGCGAAGCCTAAGTGACTGGCTTTTGTTAGCAATTTCAAATCGTTTCAGATATTGTCAGATACACATTTAGTATAATCTTTGTGAATGGTAGTGATTGAATTCACCAATTCCGTATATACCGTCTTGCCATAATACCTACACAAAGACACCCCACTTATTATTTTGACACCAATATCAGGAACAAAAGTGAGTTTTAACTTTAGTAATTAACATATTCGTCGGTACAATCAATGGCGAAATCAAAAGAGAATATAATTATGAACAATAACAATAATTTGGGCTTCGACATCAACGCCCACCGAGCTTCATTGGAAGCATTTGCTCCCTATTTTGGTAAGAAGATCTTTGCGATCAAGAGTGATAACCTGGACTTGAGCCACAACGAAAAGGTACTCAATGACACACATCCGCGTCTTGCACGCCCGTTCAAGAAGTACTATGTTGAGGACGTTGAGATTATCTCAATGGAAATCAAGACCAACGCAAACGGCAAGCCTGTCGTAGAGTTCAACCACAAGGCATCTTTGCAGTTCCCGATTACTGCGCCTAAGTTTGAGAAGGCGACCTCAGACAAGGTTGAGGAAGCAATTAAGAACCCCGATTCAAACATCTTCTTCACCGACTACAAGGAGTTGGTAGACGTAGTTACTGCCTACAACAAGCAAGTTATGGAGGACATCGATAGCCTCAGCAAGCAGCTTGTTGAATGGAGCGGTGCTCTTCGCACTATCAACGAGAACGAGAAGTTCAACTGTGAGCGTTACTACAAGTCATTGGACCGCAAGCCTTAATTAGTGCATGGTATCATTGATAAGTGAATCTCGTAAAGTGCTTCTTTTGGCACTTTTCAAGGACGAAGCAATTCGTCGCGAGTTTCTCTTGGATAACGAGAAGGTAGCTCCGACTATTACAATACAGGATGATGGGTCTGTATTGATTCAACGTAGTCGTAACTGGTTCATTAACTGGCTATTTGGAGGAAATGGTAAAACTATTACCTTCATGGAAGTAGCATTCCGTATAGCCAGCGTTATGTCCGGACACGGAAGTAACAAGAATGATAAGATCTTCAAAGGTATATCCGAAGAGATTATCGAAAAAGCAATTCAAGGTAAAGACTACGATTATGTAGTTGATGCATTGTTTGCAACTAATATGTTTGGTTTCAAAGGAGGTTATTATGCCTCTAAGTATATAAAGACGGAAGACAAGGAAGCCGTACAAGAAAGATCCTCGACAATTAGAACCCGAGCAGCTGGCATGGCAGCCATTGATCTTGGGGGAGGAGCAATTCCAGTACAAATCTACGTTGACGAATTGCCCCGATAATCAATTTCCAATAAGTTTAAGTTTGATGTGAACTTATGGACACTTAAAAAGAAACTGATTACTCTACAATGGTAATTGAATGACGATAAGATGTTGTGAATGATGTATGAAACAGCAGATGACAATAAGAATGTTACTAAAGTATTGTTCAACTATAATATCCGTGGATGATGTATGAAACGGATATCACACGCCCTTGTATCGGATAGTTAAAAAGCAATGAAGCTATAAAACTCGTGGGTTCGACTCCCAACCTGGGCACAGTATTAACTTTAAACTTAATAATTATGAAAAAAGCAAAAGAAATATACGAAAATGATATATTTTCTTGGTATGACTATCAACCTATGTTAGATGAATTTGGAGAAATACTTATTCAAGTAGATGAAGAAGCTTATCAAGGTGACAGTTTTCTAATCTATAAAAACGATAATAAATATGGACTTCTTGTTTTTGGTTGGGGAAGCTGTAGTGGTTGTGATGCTTTACAAGCATGTGATACCCTAGACGAAGTACAAGAACTCATGGATGGGCTATATAATAGTATTGAATGGTTCGATTCTTTACAAGAACTTAAAGATTATTTATCTAATGATTCTACTGAAGAACTTAAATGGTATTCTTATTCTGATACTTTTAAAGAATTTAAGGAAAAGGTACTAAATTATGGAAAATAATAAGTATTTCAGAAATGAACATCTATTAAACAAACACTGCACCGTAGCGTAAGGAGACACTTTTACCAAATGAGCTCAAAATCATACTCCGTGGAAACGCGCAATACGTGTACTGGTAAAACGTATTGGTACATCAACATAAGATGTATATCTATGTCGGGTTCGAATCCCACCGGTGCAACTATGAAAATCGAAATCATCTATGACGGTGGAACTGCAAAGTGCACTGTCGACGGGAAACCGTTAGGTAAATGTAGTAAACTCACATTAGTGTTGTTAATTTCTGCATTTGAATGCATAAAGAAACACATTAAAAGAGAAAACCTACTCGCACAGGTTGGCCCTTAACTGGGTCAACCTTTTTATCAAACTAAGTATTAATCACTAAAAATAGAAATCAATGAAAGCAACAGAATATATCAAGAAAAGAAAAGACCTTGACAATGAATTGTCAAAATATTGGGATTATATCCAAAAAACTAACGTAGCTCCTAAGAATTTTGAGCACAAGTATGATTTGAAGGCTTTATATGGCCTTATTCAGAACCTTGCTGAAGACCGTGCAATGGCTAAGCTTACATTGGCATACATTAACCTTGGTTTTACCAAGAAGTCTGACATCAATAAGGATGTAAACCAATACACAGTATTTCTGCTCAGTGAAATGACAGAGATTCGCACAAAACTGAGTAAGATTAAGTATATCAATCCTACTCTGAAAGCAAAGAAAGGCAAAAATAAGCTTGCAAAGAAAGAAGTTCTAACTAAGTCATGGATTGACGCACGCACACGAGAAATCGATTTGCGTATTGCAGAACTTCGTAGCAAGATTGACGAGTTCAACAAAGATACAGATGTAACAGAAGACACTGTACATATGAGTTTAGCAGCCTAATTGTCTAACCTTAAATACCCATCAATATGAACTCAAGAATTAAACGCCGTAACCAAAATTGGATTGCCTTAGACGGTGACCATGCAGAATTTGAAACTGCTTATTATACCACAGACATTGCCAAAGGAGCGATGACTGAAAACAAAAAGACCAAAGGAAACTTTACAAAGAAAGTTACCAAAACAAGACGTAGCAAACTGGCTTCTTTGACAAAAGAAGAAGCAAAGGCTCGTCGACAAAACATGAAAGAGAGCAAAATAGATAACTTAGAAAAAATACGTTATTTGCCTCACAAAACAAAACCAACAACAGACAAAGAATTAAACTTATACAAGAAGACCTTGTATGGTATAAAATGTTTGATTCAAAATTACACAACGTCACAACCAAAAAGTGACAAAGATGTTCGTTTAAACATCTTCTTAAACAGAAAAAACAGGAAAGCGGACGTTATCTACAACGATGAAACTGCAGACATCGTGCGATTTGTATCTGAAGATGCAGTACACAACGTAAAATTGTACAAACGTACAAAAAAACGTGATGTGGTCATAACTTTTATAAATCACCTAATATCGATAATGTATCCATCAACATATGCTCATTTGACTCTAAGCGTCAACAATAAACCTACGTGTTTTAATTCAGGACCCTGTGTAAAGAATCCTTATTGGTTCGACCAAGAAACAATTGACAAATACAATGCGATTCAATTGTTTAAAGAGCAAATGTTTAAATAACAACAAATAAGCCATCTTTTTATAGTGGTACCGTTAAGGTTAGGCCTTCAGGGAGTTCAAGTCTCCCAACGGAACAATAAACTTAAGAATATGAGAATAAAAGATAAAGTAGCTTACGTATACGATATTGAGGTATTCAAAAACGTATTCCATTGCTGTATATTAAACACTGAAACAAACGATTTATATAAATTCGAATGTTCCCAGCGTAGAAATACAATAGAAGAAATGTGTATTTTCTTTTTAACAGTTGATGGATACTTTGTCGGATACAACAATATTCACTATGATAACCCTATCGTAAACTATTGTATTGATTACTTCTCCAATTCTAACTATACGTACGACAAAATATGTACGTCACTCTTCAACATGTCTAAAGTAATCACTGAAAAAGAAGATGATAACTTACACCTGTGGAAGAAATGGAAGTATACAAAAAACTTCCTAACAGTAGATTTACTCACAATGTTGTATAGTAAAGCATTGCGAGTATCTCTCAAAGAAATGCAAGTAACAATGATGTATAAAAATGTCCAAGAATTCAATGTCGACTGGCAAGCACCATTAGCTCTAAATGAGATTGATGAAATGATTGCCTACAACGTAAATGACGTAATGTCAACATATGAGCTTCTAAAGAGATGTGAAGACTTACTCAAATTACGTATTGATATTGGAAATATCTACAAAATTGACTGTCTAAGCGTAGACAAAGTCAATGTAGGTATGCAGATTCTTGCAGAAGAATATATGCGTAAAACAGGTATTAGCTGGAACGTATTAAAAAACTTACGCTCCCCAGCAGATACTATAATCTTGGACAAAGTCATTTTACCTTTCATAAAATACGACACCCCAATTTTGCAAGAATTGCTGGAAGAAATGAAATCACTAGTGGTATCACCGGGACGAAAAGGATATGAGAAGAAATTTCTTATGCAAAACCTGACGTACTCAGTTGGTGTCGGTGGTATTCATTCAATAAACGAACCAGAAATTATAATTCCTGCAGAGGACGAATTACTCATAGACGCTGATGTAGCATCTCTATATCCAAGTATGTTATTAAATTTTGACTTCTACCCTAAACACTTGGGTCCAGAATTCAAGATAACATACGAGGATATTAGAGTGCGAAGATTAGCTGCAAAGAAAGCCAAAGATGATGTGACAAATGAAACTTTAAAGTACGCATTGAACGGATTATCAGGTAATCTACAAAATGAATACAGCTGGTGTTATGACCCTTATGCTGTAATGGGTATTCGTATAAATGGTCAATTGCTATTACTTATGTTAACTGAAAAGTTAATTAAAGTAGGTGCTCAAATCATTCAGATTAACACTGATGGTGTCTTCTTTAAGTGTAAAAAGGATATCTACCCTAAAATACAAACGATATTCAAAGACTGGCAAGAACTTACCGGTCTTGTGCTAGAAGAAGACAGATTTAAGGCATTCTACCAATTAGCAATCAATGACTATTTTGGTGTATATGAAAATGGTAAGATAAAAGAAAAAGGTTGTTTTATTACAGATGTTGTGTTAGGTAAAGGATTAACTCCTAAAATAATACCGAAAGCTGTTATAAAGTATTTCACAGAAGGCGTTAAACCTCAGGATTACATTAAAAACTGTACAGACATTAAAGATTTCTTAATGTCTGAGAAAACAGGTAAACAGTGGACAGTAGAATATAACGACATCAAACAACAACGAACCAACCGATTTTATGCATCAACCGATGGTTACTTCCTATACAAATGGAAGATTGAAGATAACGGGGAAAAGAAATATCAGAACATGCTTACTGCATCTGGTGTAACTTTGTTAAATAACTTTGACGACCTCAAAGAAGACCCTAAAATAAACTATCGGTATTACATTGCAGAAGCAAACAAGATTATTGCTCAATTAAAGAATAAACAACTAAGTCTATTTTAACAGAGCTTGCCAAATTGTATCAAATACTAGACTTCATAAAAGTTATACTGTTATGATATTAGAATTGGATACAGCAATCTTCAAGTTAATTGAAGACTTAACAATCAATCAATTAGTTTTCCTAACTCTTGTATTGAATGACAACAAATCAAATCATCAAGACATTCACGAATTTCTCAGCCGAATTAGTGAGGACGAAATACAAGAATTAGTTCATCGAGATTACGTCGTAGTTGACGTTTCTGACGACAGTATTTCATACAAACCATCAAAACGACTAGTCGAAATGACTACGTCAGAAGTAACATTCTTTGATGAGTTTTATGAAGTCTTTCCAGTTTATGTAACACGCCCAGATGGAACCAAAGGCTTTTTACGTGCAAACGTAAATAAGTGTAAGAAAGAATACAACAAGGTTGTAGGTAAGTCTAGAGCAATGCATGAACACTTATTGGAGTGTCTAAAGTACGAAGTATCACAGAAAGCCATGACAGGCAAACTAGGATATTTCAAAACTATGTGGAAGTGGATAACCAATAGAGAATGGGAAGCAATCGAAGATGAAATGAATTTTAACAAACCACAAAATGTAGAGCCAACCTATGGAAACACTGTCTTTTAAGTCTATTGCAGAAGTAGCAAATGAGTCAGTAAAGTACATTAAAGATCGTAAAGAACACAACATCGTCCCGTTAAAGACAGGATGGAACAAATTTAATAAAGTTTGTTGTGGAGGTATTGAACCTAATATGATCTTTACTATAGCCGGAACTTCTGGCTCAGGTAAATCTGCATTCGTTAACACTCTTGAAAACAATCTAATTGATTTAAATCCCGATCAGGAAATAGTTATACTCAATTTCTCTTTCGAAATGTTGAGTTATCGACAAATCGGAAGAAAGCTTAGTAATAAGTTACGCCGTACAACTTCGGAACTCTACAGTGCTGAAGAAGATCTATCAGAAGAAGACTTTGCGAAAGTAAAAGCAGAAGCTGAAAAGATCAAAAAGTATCAAATATACTATGTTGATACTCCAAGTACAGTAGAAGGCATTGAGAAGACTATAGACTACTTTCATAACAGTATCGCTAAAGACAAATGGTTGATAGTAATATTAGACCATACTCTACTTGTAGAAGGCGAAGGTAGTGAAAGAAGTATCATTGTTGATTTACAGAAAATGTTTATACGGAAGAAAAAACTTCCCAAGACAAGTATAATACAGATTTCACAGATGAATCGAAACATTGAACAACCTGAGAGGATCAACAACCCATCTACTCATTACCCAATGAGAAGTGATTTGTCTGCATCTGATGCGATTTATCAAGCAAGTGACTTTATAGTAGTACTAAGTAGGCCAGAACTGCTCAATTTGAGCATATATGGTCCACAAAGACTACCTGTTAAAGATAAAGTCTATTTGCACTTCTTAAAAGTACGAGATGCTGGAGAAGCTTGCATACTTTCATTCGACAACGAATTGAAATATGGCAACTTGATAGAAAGCGCAGTGCAACAGGAAAAAGTAGTACTAACAAATTTTAAAGGCTGAAATTATATGAAACGTTTTTATATTGAACTTCCTAGTAAAGAACAAGACAATAAGGGTATTTTGAAGGATATCCTCGTAAAGAACATTTTGACACGGTTCCCCTTCCTGTCAGTAGACGGTGTAGATACTCCGCTTAACAAGCGCAGTAGCGTACAATATGCCGGTCCTGGTGATTTTATCACTATTGGTGATTCACCCTTCGTAGACGTGGCTGCAAAGCGTAAGCGTCGCAGTTTCTGGGACATTATCCGTGGTGAGAAGGCAATGATTGTAAACAATACACCGAAGATTAATTTGTATAACGACTTCGATGCAGCCATCGAACGTCTTGAGGAATATGCTGAAGAAAAGAAGATTCGCCTTGATAAGGGTTACGACTTCAAGTACTTCGGTATGCCCGTACGAATTTATCAGAACTTTACTCAGATTGGTAACCACATCATCCCTCGTCGCAATAATCGCGACTATTTCGATTCACTGAGCGGTGAAGATAAGCAGATTATCATCAACGTGATTGTTCAGATTAACAACATTATTACAGACTAAACTTTGCATATTCTCAGATTATTGCAAACTCTGTCAGATTCTATCAAATTTTTAGCGAAGTACTAACTTAATAAACATGATAGTACTACCTAAAGAAAAAATAAAAGCTAAGGTTCAGAATCCTCGATTCTTAATCCTGTTTGGTAAACCAAAAGCAGGTAAAACAACATTAGTATCAAAGTTGGAAAACAACTTGATTGTTGACCTAGAAGGAGGATCTGAATTCTTAGACGCATTAGCAGTACAAGCACGATCTGTTAAAGATCTTGGTGAAATTGCCAATGCGATTAAAGAAGAAATTAACACTTCTGGTAATAAACCATATAAGTATATTACTATAGATAATGCTTCAAGACTTGAAGAAATGGCGTTGCCGTATGCAGTACAACTCTAAATTCTGTGGAGCTGTAAATAGAAATATTTACAGAAAATTCCCTTAACTTCTGGAACATTTTACCAATTGCTACGTTATATGTTATATAAATAGTTTTGGGTAAAACAATCAGAAGCCAAGCAACATGAAACAAGAAACATTAAAAAAATATTTGAACACGACACATGGAGTATTAACCATATTAGAATTGGATCACGAAGAATACGATAAAACAAAACAAATAAAGAGAAGTTACTTTAAATGCAGATGCAACCGTTGCGGAAACATAACAGTTGTTAGAGCAGATAGATTCGGAAAAGGAAAATATATGCCAAAAGCATGCACCAACTGCATCAACGATCTACAAAAAGAAATAGCTGACAAAAAATATAAAGCAGATCGACCGGATAAATACAGAATTAGTTCTATAAAAAGTAACGCGAAAGGTAGAAACTACCAAATGGAATTAACAGATGACGAAATTAAAGAATTTCTACATAAACCCTGTCACTATTGTGGAGAACCACACGCCAATGGAATAGACAGGTTGGATTCCACAAAACATTACACAAAAGAAAATTGTGTACCATGCTGTTTTATTTGCAATCGTATGAAAAACAAATATCCAATTAATGTGTTCATGGAAAAAATTAAAAAAATCTATGAAAAGTTTTATGTTGAAGGTTCAACGACTATCTCGAAAGAGAGTACATCACAAGCCAATGGTGATGGAAATGGGGAACTCCTGACTGCCGCATAAGGTAAAAGGAGATGATATAGTCTCATCTGCATGGTGACATGCAGCAGTTCATAAGAGAACGTATATAAACGTTGCGGTTTATATAGAAGATAATGACAAAGCAACACCAATGGGAAAGTCTTATCAAGGTACAGACGTACGCACGTTACCAAACGGTAGTGGATATTTATATCTACAACAAGCAGTACGTAAGATTATCGACATGTTCCGAGATCTCTGTGATAACTTCATTTTAATTGGTCACTTGAAAGACAAGATGATAAACAAAGATGGAGAAGAGTTATCAGAAATGTCGTTAGACCTTGTAGGTAAACTAGCTAATATCATCTGTGGAGAAGCAGATGCAGTAGGTTACGTTTACCGAAAAAAGAACGAAACTCACATTTCATTTGAAGGTGGAGATAATTCAGTTCGTGAAGCACGTGCACCACATTTACGTGGCAAAAACTTAGTGATTGCAGAGAGTGATGATTCCAACAACATTAATGTTTATTGGGATCGTGTTTATTTACCAGAATAATTAAAATTTGAAGAATATGTTTAGTACAAGTAGAGCAAAACAAAATATTGAGAAGAAAGATATTAAGTACATTCCCGCAGGTATTCATGAGAACGTAACCTTTAAGAGCGTTCGCATTGATAAGTCACCTAATGGAAACAACTTCATCGAATTTGTCTTTGAGAAAGACAGTGCAACGTTGACTCACACTGAATGGGAACCCACCCTCGGTGGTCCCACAGATACTCAAGAAAAGTTGGAAGCTAAGGCTGACAACATTGTATCACGAATCATGCAGATTATTTCATGCTTCTATGCAGAAGAAGATGCTGTATTTGAAGGTGACACGTTCAAGTCATTCATTGATTGGGTGGCTTATAAACTGAGTACTGTAGATAAGACAAAGAAGCTCCGCGTAAAAGTTGTATACAATCGAAAAGGATATACCGCTTTACCTGCATATGCAAAGTATACCTTTATTGAACCTCAGGAACTCCCTGAAGGTAAGACAAGCAGCATCACAGAACTTGGTATTGACCAGTTCACTCGTCCCGTAGTAGCTGATGCTGAAACTCCTGTAGCAAACGCAGATCCCTTTGCGGATGTAAAGAATGAAGCAACTACAAACCCTAACGATTTGCCGTTTTAACGTTAGAGTTTAACAGAGTGTACATGAGATGCCCCCGTCGCGCTCATCTGCACTATAAAACGGCTGGTGGATTAATCCAGTCAAGAACCCAATGGCATCCCATAAGAACTGCCATTGGGTCATTTTGCCTGTTAGTGTTATAAGGTTAGCACAACTTCATTATTTGAAGAAAGAGTTTGGTTCAAATCCAGCACAGGCTCAACTAAATTAAAGCATATGTATAGTACAAAGAAAAAGAAACCAACTAATGTTACTTTAGATTGGATACTATCTAAGGTAACAGAATACGATATATATGCTAGCTATATAGGTCAATTTAAAGTAGGTATGATATACAATAGTCCATTTAGACAGGACAACAACCCGTCATTTGGGATATACTATAGTAAACGTACAGGACAACTACTTTTTAAAGATCATGGAACCGGTGAATGTGGTAACATCATCAAATTTGTACAACTTTATACAGGTCTAACAAACTACAATGACATTCTTAATGACATTGTAGCTAAAATGAAGATTACCAATAACACCAAACTCGTTAGCTCTAAGCAATATATACCAACAGGAGATACAGTAATTGGTGTAGTACGCCAAGAGTTTACCGATGTGGATAAACAATACTGGTCTCAATTTGGAATCAGTGAACCAACCCTTAAGAAGTTTAACGTAAATAGTATCAAATATTATCTTTGCAATGGCATTGTAAAAGGTATATACAAAGACGAAAATCCAATGTATGCCTATAAGGTCTACAATCACTTTAAGATATATAGACCATTAGGAGATAAGTATACTAAATGGAGAAACAATCTGACAGAAACAGACATACAAGGTTATGAGCAATTACCTAAAAAAGGTGACTTACTAATCATAACAAAGTCGTTAAAAGACGTAATGTGTCTACATGAAATGGGAATACCAGCTATTTCACCATCGTCAGAGAGTACATTCATACCTCAGACCTTCATAGATGCCCTTAAGAGGCGTTTTAAGCGCATTTTAGTGTGTTTTGATAGAGATGGTCCAGGTGTGTCTTATCTTCGAAAAATAAGCCTAAAAACAGGCTTAGAGCCAGTGCTAGTCCATAAGAAGTTTAAAGCAAAAGATATATCTGATGCAATTAAGTTGAATGGATTCGAAACAATTAAATCTTGGATTTATGAAACTCTCAGAATTGATAAAGAATCTAACTGAATCGCGTAATTCGTTCAAAGACGATCCTGAAGTACTTATTCAAACCCCTGAAATGGAAGAAGTTGAAATATTTGATTTTATTCAACGATATAGTTCAGAAAGAGAGGACGCATACTTTGTAATAAACACTTGTGACGAAGAAGCTTATTATAAGCGAAAGTCAAAAGAATGGGAGGACGAATGGAATGCGATGTCCAAATACGAAAAGTTTACGTACAGATTAAAGTCAAAACTTGATTATCGTTGGAGCATGTTCAAAATGGACATAGCGATTCTGTACGACAATTTTATACACTGGTACAAAAACCGCAAAAACAAGAACAAATGACAAAGTTATTACGAAGCATAATTATGTTCCTAGCATACCTAGCGCTAGCAGGAATATTTGCATTAATAGTAGGAATAAAAATACTGTTTGAAAAACTATGTAGAACAAAAAAGTAAAAAATGCCACAAAGGTTGAAATAGACGGAATCAAATTCCGTAGTAAACTAGAGGCATATACGTACAAAAAGCTAAAAGAAGCAAACTTACACGCAGATTATGAGTGTTGTCGCTACGAACTACTTCCTGGCTTTATGTACGATGGAAAAAAGATACGTGCAATGACATACCTGCCAGACTTTGTAGGTAATGGATTCATCATAGAATGTAAGGGGTTTGGTAACGATGCCTGGCCTTTACGAGAAAAGTTATTCAAGTATTACTTGAGTAACAATATGCCAAATATAAAATTCTATGTTGTGCGTAATCAAAAAGAAGTAGACAAATTAGTAACAGAATTACGAAAGAACTATGCAGAATAAAGAATTTATGAAATACGGGAATAACGTAGTACCTATTCCCGCAGGCAATCAGTACAACTTGGAAGCAGGTAAGGTTTATGACCTTAATTACAATCGTTATCAAGAAACGTTCAACCTATCGTTGAATGGTGACTTGAATATGCCTCCGAAACTGTATGAAATTGCAAACAACACTAAGTTTGTGAAACGAGTACTCGATTTCTTCAATAAGACGGGTAAGCAGACAACTGGTGTAATGCTGTATGGTGAAAAGGGTACTGGTAAGTCTATTACCGCTAAACAGATTGCACAGCAATCTGGTCTACCCATTTTCGTTGTAAATGAATCTTGTCGATTTGGAGACTTGAATAAGTTCTTCAAGCAATTTACCACACCGGTATGTTGTTTATTCGATGAGGTTGAAAAGAACTTCAATACTGAATCCCTTCTTGGCTTCTTGGACGGTATTGAAAAGACAGCAAAGAAGCTTGTAGTAATGACTTGCAATGATCGTGGTAAGACTTCTAAGTATTTGGAAGATCGTTGTTCACGTATTCGTTATGCAAAGAATTACACATTTGAAAACAACCTCGAATTGCTCGATTGTCTATTGGAAGACAGTTCTGTAATTGACAAAGAGGGTGTACGCAATTTCATTCGCGAACGTGTTGTAGCCACTTCAGTAGATAATATTTCATCGATCCTTGAAGAAGTTGAATACTTCCAAGAAACTGGCGAATCTGTTGAAGATATTGTATCCAACATGAGTATCACGTTGAGCAAAAAATCATCAGATACTGACTCCACCGTACCTCAGTTGGGTGCAGAAGATAATGTCGATCCTGATTCGCTTGAACTTAAAGATGAAGGAGATTGGGGTGATGAAGAATGGGATGACGATGATGACGATTATTTCGACGCAGCATAATGGAACGAATGAAAATTGAAATTCCTTATTACGAAGACCATAGTAGATTAAACAATAGCGCGTTAGGTTGGTTCCTCGAAAGAGGGCCAGCCTTTTTTCGTGACTCTATGGACGGTAAAGAGGACAAACTGGAAGGTTCTTTTCTAGAGAAAGGAACTATGATCCACGAGTATATCTTACAACCTGATGAATTTTGGAAGGACTATGTGGTATTAGACTTCGAAGTCCCGAAAGTAAAACAACAGAAGGATTTCTGTGAAGCTTATGCAAGCTCATTAGAGCTCCTAGAAGACGAAAAAAAGCTTCAGGCATACAAATCTTCATACAGCAACTCAAAGTCCTGGCAAATCGCCTTAAAAGAGGCTTCTGAGCTGTGTAAGAAGTATTCTGCATATATAGAATACTGTAAAGTAAAGGATACTAAGAAAGTTATATCCTTTGCAGATGTAAATATGCTTAAACAGATTAAGAAGAATCTCGAGGAACACAAGAAAGCAAATGAATTATTGTTTAATTTGCCGGTAACCTTTGAATCTTTTAATGAATTTCACATAAATTGGGAAGACACTAAACGAGATATAAAGTGCAAGTCATTATTAGATAGAGTGTGCTTTGATCATGTTAATAAGAAGATCATCTTGATTGACTTAAAGACAACAGTCGATGCATACAATTTCAAGAAGTCTGTAGAAACATACGATTACTATAGACAAATAGCATTTTATAGTCTTGCAATACAATGGTACATGGCAAACGTTCTAAATCTAAATACGGATGATTATGACTTTGAAGCGTATATTATCTGTATTGACAAAAGTAAACGTAACCAGATTAGAGTGTTTGACATGAGTGACTACCAAACTTTATGTGATAAGATAAACCTCATTAAAGATACAATGCAGAAAATATCAGAACATACCAAACTTAACATGTGGGACCATTCGTTGGAATATTACAATGGTGACGGTGTTGAGAAGTTATGATATGGGCATTGCAAAATTAACGGCAACGTTTTTACTCCCATTGATTTGTAAAAACAGAACTGAATACAGACTGTTATTCACACCAAATCTAAAAGGAGTTTATTACAAAGACATAAATAAACCAAATTGGGGTATAAAAATAATTCTAGATTATGAAAGAATTCCACCACTGCAAGTAATGGAATTCTACAATAAATCTGAATACGCATATGATAAGTATGTGGAAAACGTAGATGGAACGATACACAATGTATTTAGCTTCATAATACCACCTAAATACAAAAAAGATGCTGACCACATCATAAACGGTGAGTATGAAAAATTACACGCTCCAATAGGTATAAAAATATGTAATATCTTTAAATCAATACCTGGTGTAAACGAATTTCTAGAAAAAATTCTATTTTCTCCAAATTTGTTACCAAGAAACACAAAAGGTATCGTAAGATATCCATTTAAAAATTCAAAAAATGAAGTTTTAAATATATCGAATGTGAAGCTGAAAGATGAAGATCTAGAAGCAATAAAATAGGCTATCTGTGAAGATAGCCTATTTTTATAAAAATTACCACAAAAATCAGAACGAAATAACGTAAAATTAGAACACGTTTTGGAACAACTCCATTTCCTCTGCAATATTTCCAAAACGATCCATTTGTTTTATTCCTGGCAAAAGTCTTGAACTATAATACCAAAGTTTACTTTCACCTTTGCGAGCACCAGAAGTGTATTCTTCTAGTGGATCAAATAACTACCAAAACAGCCTAGTTATATCCGTAAGCAAGGTCATTGTTGGGAACGGATCTTGTAAAATACGTGCAAACGACTCAGGATTAAAATAAAAACTCAAATCGTTGCTAAGACGATACGCTTGGTATTGTATATTCTGCAAGAATACATCCCATTCGTCATCACCATCGCCGGAAATGCCACTCAACATATAGAATATTGCAGAACTTAGCGCAAGCACACCCATTTCTGTAGCGAATCGTTTAAAATTGCGTTTATCAAGTTCAGAAAGTTCATTCCATTTGGTAGCTTTTAGTTTTAACTTATCCGCTAGTCCTACATATTGCAAAATTGGCGCTATCGCTACATCACGTATCGTTTTATATCCGCTGCGATAAAAACCCTTTACTTTTTGTCCACGCAAGTTATCATAGTACTCCTCTGCAAAACGTCTGTGAATTGACGGGTACACCCACTTACGCAACGTTAAAACCAATCGACCCCAAGCCTATTGATTAGCAAGAGCTTTCATACGAGAATCGTAATTACCTGCCGTTTCCATTATCGTAGTACGTATTGCTGTAGCAAATTCAATCTGGTCAGCCTCACTAAAGTTAGCAACACCATCTGCAACAATGAGATTACCATCCGCGTCGAATGACAAGTAATCATATAGACTTCCCAATGACTTGCCGTTTTCATCCAATGCTTCACGCTGCATTAACGCCGCAAGTAGCAATCTTACTTGTGAATGGTGTTCACCGATAGTATTTGGCCAATGAGCGATATCGCTAAGACTATGTCGCATCATACCACTTGCTCGCAAACTAATAGTGTTTCTATCAAAAAGACCAAAGTGTTTAACCAACAACGATACTTTGTCTTTGGGAGCTCTGCCAGATGATAAATCAGTCAGCATACCTTTCATATGTTTCCAGTACTCTTTGGTAGCTTTCATGTAGTTCTTTATGCCAAACAACTCACCACCAAATGCTTCCTCCAAGCCTTGTGTTTCAGCATTCAGGAAGTTGTTTATACCACTAACACCATTGAATGACATAACGAGAGAAGAGTAATAACTAAGAATTTTCTGAAATACTTTTGAATTGTTGACGATTCCAGTCTAACCGAGGTCTTGCAAAGTGTTATTGTAGAACACCTAATCCATGAATCCAGAAAACTATCTTGCAGTATTATCTACTTTCGTAAGAACCTCTTGCCCTTGGTTATTACCTCTAACCTTGTCCAGCCAAGAGATTGTATTAGTTTTCGTCATTCTGGTACTGAGTACGAATTCTGTATACTCCATGAAAGCTCTAACCTGTCGTTTGGCGTCATATTCCAATGCAGACTTGTACCACATGCCATAAATCGTTGGCAAATCAAATCTCTGATCCTGCTCAGTAAGTCTCTTACTGTTGTAATATAGTGGTATTTGTTTGATTTTTCTACCGTTTACGTCAATATATTCACCTTGGAATGCATCGTCTTCTACAAGACAACTGTTTTCTTTAGCCCAGTTTGTTGCTACAGATTTTGCGCCCTGTCCTTCTAACGTACGATCTAAAGATGTTTTTCTAACCGCAGGCAGTCTACCATCCAAACGTTTTTTGTACAAATCCACTTTACTGTCAGCATCTTTTGCGGTTTCTAATAAGAACTCATACATTCTCCATTTAACATCATTAGAACTCTTTAACGCTAAGAGTTTCTGATATTTATCATTTTTATAAATTGGAGAAGGTTTTCTAAACTTTTCTAAGTCGATAAATAATTCCCTCAATGCGGCTTCTGTTTCTGAAGAAATCTTGTTAGTCTTATATAAATAATACCAAGTACTTCTATCCTTCATAGGTTTTTTAAGGTTGTCATATACTGCTTTTTTCTCTTCGGCCGACAAACCCTAAACAATCTCTTCAACACGATTATTTAATTCAGTCTGATAGGCTCCCAAATCGTGTACAGGTGCGTTGGTTTCCAACCATTCGAACAATTTTGCTTCACGTTTTTGTCTATTCAATGACGTGTCTTCACGTAATTGTTTTTCAAGAGCCTGTTTGGCAAGAGTATAGGACAACGGGATTTCTTGTACCAAATAACACAACCCGTCATGTACTTCAATCATGTCGTCGTACAAGTCACGTTGGTTTGCAAAGGTTCCACCACCGTATTTAGCAACATATTCCTTAAGTAGGGCTGACGCTTGTTGAACGTATCTGTTATACGCTCTATCAACAGGTTGCATCTTTTCTTCAAACATTGCTACGGTTGCCTACACCAACGGATCTCTGGAAGCATATACCGAATTAAGATACGCGCTAAGCTAACTACATTCAAACACACTGTCAGCAACACTCATCTGTCTACGAATCCATTCCTTTGTCTTGAATTCTATCTTTTCTTTGTTATCAGACACCTTTTGTTCGACATGCTGTTTAATCTGCTGTTCTGTTGCATCGGGGTTGTTTTCGATAAATGTTTTACGAGCTTCATCTTCAAATTGTTGTCTAACATTGCCCACATACTTCATAATTTGATTTATGTAGATTTCAGCTCCTTTCTGCTTGTATGCACCATCAATTTGATTTTTCAACGACATTACCTAATTGCAAGCACCTTCTACCAATGCAATCTGTTCTTCTGTAAACGCGTTTTGAAACTGATACATGAATGCAATAATTGAATCCATATCTTCGTATGCAGAAGATACTTCTTTATATCTTTGCAATACATCCAAATCCCACAAGGCATTATCGTAGTCTTCATATCGCTTGTTCAACTGAGCGACAAACTTAGCCAGTTGATTTTGAACTAGTGTAAGATAAGCCATAAAGAAATCAACTTCCTATGCATCAGCCAAATGAGAAAGTGTTTCACGTATATCTCTAGCCTAGCTTTTAGTCTTATTACTTCTCTCAAATAATTTGACAGAAGCTTCCAACTATTTTCTAAACTTAGAAGATATTTCTACAAAGTTTTCCACCTGTTGCTGTAAAAACTCTTTGGACAATTTTGTATTGGACACATCCCCAAATATTTTTGTAACAACATCAAATCTGACAGCTGGGTTTGGTACAATTTCTGCATAAGCAGCCTTGTCTGGTAAAGTCTTATCTCCAAACTTATGTCCAACGAAACAACCAGTTATTTGATCGTCTTGGCGTTTATAAGAAATGGGTACAATAAATCGCTTAGATATGTTTATGCCATATTTCTTCAGTATTTGCTAATACATACTCAACTGAAAGTCATAAGAGTGTCTTGATGTTCTCTATGAATATTCAGTACTATCTACATATCTAAATCCCCACAATTTCTTACCCCTTATGTTTTCATTACTGCCATTGTAGTTGATAAGTTTGGTCTTATAATCCATCAACACGTACTCGCCGGTGTGTTTATCCCTGAGAATCAAGTCAGTAATACCTGCTACGTTTTTTTCAGGATCTGCTAATATTGCCTCTGCGGCAACAAAGTCATAATCTTCTTTAATCCTATTAACAATCCACGTGAGAGAATTAACAGTTTCTTCCGACATGTTGGAAAATGCAGCCGGATCAAAACGTTGCTCAAATAATGCCTGCATTGCGGCATGTATGTAATCGCCGTATCGTCTAGCCTCATCCGACACCCTGCGTTGTAATGAATCTTCGTTAGTATCATCGTACGTTTCATAACCATACAATTTCTTCCAATCACTAACTGCACGCAACGATTTGCCAGTCTGTCGGTCAGTGAAACCGTGAGAAGGCTCATCGAATTCAACCAACGCGCTAATACTAGATAATCTGTCTTTTACTTCAGTAATAGAAGGATTTGCTGTCTAATGTTCAATCCCGTCTAATTCTGCCTATATTTGTCCTAATGTCTTACGAGTCAAGAACGCATCAGTTAGCTAAGCAAGTAGTACTTGTTGACCATATTTATTTTTATTTAACTTATTTTTAACCCAATCGGTGAATCTCTTCCACAAGTTTCTAGCTTTACCTTTTTGTGCTACAGTCTGTTCACCGATTGCCTAAACAAGTGCCTCCTCACTGCCGAATTCAGCAATACCCTCGTTCACGAGATCTGACCCTCTAAACATTGCAATATAGTAGTGTGCGTACTCGTGAGGCAGTGTGTCCATGGTTGATTTAGTGCTGTGTATTAGTACACGCAACGCTTTCAAATCAACTTCACCAACATAGTTACCGTCAATAGCTTCTACATAATCAACAGATAATTCTGGGAACAATGCCTTCAGATTGGTAGCAAGAGCATTTGAAAATGCAACTTCTTCGATAGTAAATGCTTCCCGTCTTTTTATTTTAGTCGGGTCTTGTTCTTCAGGAAGATGATGAATGTTTGCATCACTATCACGAAGTATTCCGTCATTTTCTATATGTTTAACTTGCTTTTCGTTGTGAATGATCCATACATCTTGATTTTCCAAACGATTGTCGTCAAACTTAGCCATGTGTAATCCACCTGTGGTGGGGTTTTCCTCAGCGCTATTGTTTACAACTTCTCGATACGTTGTACCACGTTTGTGCAAATCTTCTTTCGTACCTTCGTATGTAGACAACTGACGGATATTTAAAAATGCTGGAATGTCATACGCCCTATTGAGTGTACCTGTTGTGTTTTGATCAAAGAATATTGCATTCTTCGTACCGCCCGATTTTGCAAAATAATTGTCAAATTCGGTACTAAATTCATTTAGATTTGGATCATCTGTGTGATGATAAACAACCAAAGGCTCACCGTTTTCATCTACTACTTTAGACACATCAGCTTTATCAGTTGACGTCCAATCACCAAACCAATTCTTAAAAGCTTTGGAATATACGTTTGCTTTAGCTACAATCGCTTTTTGTCTATCGCCGTAGTGTTCTTCGAGAGATCTAAATAAAATCGATTCTTGGCCATTTGGTGCCTTATCTATGGGGTTTCCCTAGTTCTAATCCCAAATGTCATATGCTGCATCCATTGCAGCAGCATCTACACCTGTTCTCTAATGTCTGAGTTCTTTGTCTTTAAACTCTTCAACAGTTAATGGATTGCCACCTAAAGCGGTGACAATCTCATTAAACTGATTTCTAACTTGTTCAATATTTATATTTGGACACATAATTTGTTATTTTAACATTTATCACTAGGTCTTTCACCCTTGTTGTTCTAATGTTGGTCGACAATTGACTGACTTTGATTCAAATCGTCATTTACATCATCCCCAACATAAGCTTTTAATTCCTACACTTTTTGCTGCAAATACTGGTATAATTTTGGTGTTCTCTATTGGGTTATCTGCGATATTGGTGCATTAAAGAATCCGTCTCCAACAGGTAACACAATGTGTGTATATTTTCCTGAATCCCACGCGTTAAATATATCTTCAAATTCATCATCGATTACCAACTTAAATTCGTCAATATCAGCATCTGACCATCTGCCAGTAGCACCTTTAGCACTGTCATTAAAATAACGTTGCGTACTAACTGGGTAGGCGTTTTGCAAACCTCTGATTTGCGCTGTGGTTTCACCCGGATGATGTTTGTTTTGACCATATTTTTTAGCGTACCAACTACTTGCAGGAATTAATTCAGACCCGCTGTTTCTATCAGTGTTGTCAGTAAATATGTAAAGTCCAGTGTTGTCTGCCTTTGTTGTCTCTCTAGTGTATCGTTTTTGACTAATCACACCTTGTTGGCTGTTTTTAGGCTTTTCGCCAGGATAGTATGTAAATCCTTTTACTTCCCCTCGTTCAATCATATATCCGAGACCAGTACCAAATTCAGAAGATGCTACATATTCAGTTGATTTTGGTAATCTAGACATCACATTTTTAAGTACGCCCACATCATCAGTACCCAAAATAGTAACGAGACCGTCTATATTTAGTTTACCTTTGTCTTCAGGATTTACAACAGTAAATGGCTTGTTTCTATACTGAGCGTAGTCAACCAAATCTTGTACTGCGCCAGAATCAGCCGAATACACTAGTACTACATTATCTGCTGAATCAATTGCTGCATATGTAGCATACGGTGGTGTCCACCTAGATGATGCGAATTGCGCAGGTAATTCACCATTCTCATTAGCCAGTTGATCAAATGTCGTATTCTGGTTGAATACGATAGGTACATTTGAGAATGTAATTGATTCTTTATCTTCCTTTTGACTTATACCGAATGCTGATGCGTATTTTGAATCAAGTTTGGTATTACGCGACCGCAACAGCTGTTGGATTGATGCAAAAAGATTCTCGTTGTTGTTCAATAACGATTGTATCTTACCGTCACCGTCAACAAAACCATCCGCACGTACCGAATACACAGCTCTAGCTAAGTTACGATAACCAAGATTCGGCATTCTCGTATAAACAGGGTTGGTAAACACATTACCATTCTTACTCTTTGAGAATTGTAAATTACACAATTTGTACACAAGCATTTGACCTGTTTGCGAATCCTTTATCCTGACATACGGGCTGTATAAACCTGTTTTGAAGTTTAACAATCGGAATGCACCTTTGCGAATTATTGCAAATTGCTTTCCATCACCAACAAATGTGGTTGAATACAAACCTTTAGATTTCGAAGTATCTATTGTCGGGAATATGTCATCATCAAACTTAGCTGAAAGCAACATGGCCTGGTCAAGCAATACTTCTGGACTAGTTGCATCTTGCGCAGTCATGTGTTGTTCCATTATTTCAGACATGTACTGATTGTAAGAGAAGTCTCCAATACGCAAATTAGCAAGGTACTGCGGCGGAACTAAATCAAACAGTGTAGTCTTTATTGCGCTAGATGCGTTACTATCTGTACCGCCGGTTATGTAGAACATGTAAACCATCAAATCTTCAGCCCATTGGCGAATATCTTCGTCTGCACTTTCCAATAATTCAGACCATGCCAACTAAACATTATTCTTCATGTAAGGATTCTCTCTGATGATCGTTTTTATCTGCATAAACGAGGGAGCTTTTCCAAATTGCATGATGTTGTTTATTACATCGAACAGCGCTTCACCTTCACCAGTAACAAAAGCTTTAGCCTTGATGTTTGCATATCTTGCTAGAACACTTTGCTCACCTATCAGGAGTGATTTCAACGGTGTGTCTGTTCCTGGGAATCTCTGTTTGAGCCAACCATTAAAAAATCCTTGTAACATAACAGTTTTAAGTCTTACTCCAATACGTCTGGTAAAATTCTTACTAAATCTGCCGTACACACCCATTTGATGACTAAGCTTATCTAAGTTATTTTTGTGTACCGGCGCAAATTCAAATATAACCCCATTGAACGCATTAAACATACCCTGCACACCAAGTTCATACTTTGAACCAAGGAATGTATCGTCAAACAGTGCATTTGGGTTTTCGAACGCAACGTTGTAGTCAGATACAAAATTATCATGCGACTGTATGAAACTCAATATTTCATTTGCGGTTATACCGTATTTTGCGGTATCGATCTGAGCACCGCTTAACGCGTCACGATAATTTTGAGCCAAATCCTTTATGTATCTGAAAGTATTGATGTATCTTATTTGTTGCAAAGCGTATTCTTTGTCACTCATTTTTGAACCATCCAAATGCTACTTCTTAAGTACTGCCTCCATATATGCCTGCGTCATTTCTTCAGCCGAAGCTTTCTCGCTGATACCAAGAGCTTCATCTATATCAATACCAGCCATGTCTGCGTACTTTAGTAAAGTAAGCGACAAATACACAGATCCCTACTTGTCTTCAGGAGATACACCCAACTGTCCTTCTTTCAAATCAATATAGTTTGAAGATAACTCTTTCAACGCCGGTTGTCCTAAGAACCAGTAGACATCGTTACCCATACCACAAGATATCAAGAATGATGTTACATCAAATGTGTGCGTGTTTACATTCATACGACCGATGTAATTATCTTTCACAGCATCTACGTGAGCATTGATGAGGGCAGACGTACTATCAAGAATATCGTTACCGTTTCTGTCATAAATTCTATTCATTTCTCCTAGACCGAGTGATTTCAAATAAGCATTTGGTCTCATTCTAAGATTACTCATCTGTATGAAGAAACGGAATACGTTATTCAATGCCATAGGACCAATACCATTGTCTGAACCAGAGTTCTTGACTTTCTAAGCTGTTTGGAACGTTGGACTAAGGAACCACAGGTCTGCTGGAACAGAGCTGTCACCAGAACCAGTGATTTCCTCAATTTTGGTCTTTATATCTTTAAGTGGCGCAGTTGTTACATCAAGTGGTGTTATTGCTTCCAGTTTGTGTAACGGAGATGTAAGTACACTTAAATAAATGTCTAGCAAGAAGTTTTGTAATTGTTTTGATTCAATTTCTTCTGCATTACCAGACTCCAATTTACTAATTATCTCGTCAGCGTCATATTCAACTTTTTTCAGTTTCCAAGTACGTTTATCGTTTTCGTTTGGTTTGTCAACAATGTAATTGTAACGAGCCAAGAACATTTTATCGATATCGAAGTCAGCACCTGTCTTTGCAGTAATGTCTGCCGGGAACATTATGATAGCACCTTGCTGAGGTGATAGTACATCCACAATTTCAATAGGAATTGTTGAGTTTTGACCCTGAGTTGGTACACGGTATGCCAATGCTAACAAGTCTTTATTCTCAAGTATGAATTTTTTCTGAACTTCAAAATTATCATACTTCAAACCTGCCGCTTCCAAAACATCTGCGAACAGGTTTATTGAAAGCTTCACCTCCATACAACCTCTTTCATTACATGCACTCAAATGAGAATCAGCATGTACTTTAGTGTCGTGCAGATTGTCATAACCAAAGCTGGCTACCTGGAACAGCGGTTGTCCAGGTGTTACTGTTTTAATTACAGTTTTATCCATCTTTGATATCAGACGAGACTATATCCAGTTTATATTTGGCAAAGCCGCAGGATGTATTGTAAATTCGCCATTGTCAGTAGTAAGTGCTTGCAAAGTTTCTACAGGCAAATCTTGAGTTTCTGCCATATTGTGCAAAGCACGCATGAACTTGGTCTTATCTACGGAGTATTTACCATCCTTGACCGTAACACCAAACTCTTCCATAAACTTGTGGTAACCACGCACAGTAAGTTCATCAAGTATGTTTTGATACACTTTAAGTAACTTATTACCCTTTATTGATACACCGTTTACTTTGTAATTTTTGCCAGTCTTTATGTTTGTTACAGCAATCTTCATAAACTGAGTCAACAACGTGGCTGTAGTTGTATGGTGTGGATCTGTGTTCAACTGCTTACCGAACTGATCAAAATACTGTTGTTGTATAGGGCTATGTTCGAGAACTTCTCTATTGAAATTACCATCTACATCCAAAGCTTCAGCTGAAGGGACTCCGCCAACTTTTACAGCACTGTTCATCTTAACCATGTCGATTTGTTTGTCAGTGATGAAGTTGTATACATCTTCCATTTGATGCCCTTCTGCAAATATCTTAAAGATAGGGCTGGCAGACAGTTTATCGTACACGGGGACAAACATATCGTCTACACGCTCGGCAGTGTTACCGTAGTAAACATACTTAAGTGAAGTTGCATCGAAATTGCGGCACACGTTCAAAATAAAACCTTTATATTCGTTCATTTTCTGGCGATCGCCTGATTTCCATTTTTCGAACTGACGTTTCAAACCCTCAACTCCGTCAGGAATATTTAATTCGACACAAATATTACCAAGCTCGATGTAGTGTGATTTTGAAAGCTCGTCAATACGATCAAAATTTTCCATAAGGTTGTAACAAGCTTCATCATGGTCTGTCCATTTACCAACTCGCTGGCGAAGCTGTCGGTACATTTCAGCAGTCACCCACGTTTGTGCGTCAGTGGGGTCAATGTTTAGATATCCGTCAAATCGTGTGTTGAAGTTATCGATAATCACTTCAGCAAGTTGCTTGTCGGATAAAGGATTTCCGCTTGCGTCCAATGCGATAGAACTACCGTTCTGACGATGTTGTATATACAAATTAACAAGCATTCCTTTTTTTGCCTTACTTGTAAAGTTGCCGTGCTCATCTAGCAATTTTGATGGATCTAACTTAACAGTGAATCCTTTTTCTTTCTTGTCTTTACTGAAATTACGTTCGTCAAACAGGGAAGAGTCACCTAAAAAGTCCGCAACATACTTCTTGTAGTCCCTTAGATTGCTTACCGTAGTTGTATTGAACGTAATAGTATTATATGTTGGAGAATCATACAGACGATCAGTAACCCCAAGGAACATATTAGATTCATTTGCTGAAATTGTACCAGTTTTATCATTCAACTGAATTGTAGATGTGAGGGCACTATAACGTTTGTTCACATCAGTTATGTCTTTGAAGAATGCGATGTCGCCTGATACAAGTTTCTCAAATTCCATAACATCCTGCATACCGTTTACTGTATACATTGCAATAGCTTGTAACAACATTTTTGGAGTAATTATGCCATCAACGTTGTTATCAGGATTCGGATTTATCTGTTTGTTTTCCAGAATAACATTCTTTGGCAAGAATTTATTGCTAATTCCAATCTTCGCAAACGTACCAGGACCGAAATCAGAACGGGTTATATCTATTTTCTAACCGATTATCAATCCATTATCGATGAATGAGTTTATTGTCAGCGCAATATTCTTAAGAAGAATGTTTGATACTTGGTCTTTATACGCCTGCGCCATGTTTCTAGCAACAGTGTTTGCATCATCACCAGTCAACTCCTGTATCTGTTTATTAGTCAATCTTAAACCAGCAAGCATTCTTCCAAAATGACGACTTTGGTAGCCATTTCCGGTTGTCAAATCAATACCTCCAGCACGCATTATAACCTTGCCTTCAGAATTGCGTACAAATTGTGGTTTACCACTTTTGTAGTGATAGTTCACAACAAGTGTTCCAAATATAGCACCAACATCATACTTGCGTTTAATCTCTTCTTGTTCTTCTGCTGACAATTTTGAGAATGACTCAATGCTCCAAGGTTCGGTTTTATTTCCAACACGTTTTCCACCAGTAATTCTATTCAACTCGGATATGAAATTATCACGAGTTTTGTGTGCGTTGGCAATTGCCAAGAATTCATCAGCTAAATACCCAATAAAGTGATCGAGTGAGCTGTTTTTACGATCTGTAAGCATACACCACCCGTTACTTGTGACAGTTACTACGTCATCGACATTCATTTCAGCAAAACCCTTTAACCAGTAGAATTTAGCCTTGTTTGCGAGTGCGGGGATTATGTGATAGCCAGAAAGTATACCAGTAAATTTATTAAGCATATCCTCTCTTGGACTCAATTCCATTGTACCTCTACTTTCAAACACATCTCCGTCAACCACAGTAGCACTGTTCGTAAATATCTTCACGGGGAACGCCTTTCCAAAACCTCTAAAAGCTTTCAACCAAACTGAATTTTGACTGTATGGGTTTCTCGACTACTTGTTCAGCCATCCTTCTACAGACGATCCTTCTTCCGTTTCAGAATTATTATCGCGTATAAATTGAGTAAATACGCGGCTAATATAGTCATATGCACTAATCACATATAGTTTACCTCCAGCAGCACCTCGAGTTGTAGCGTTTTTAACACTAACTTCTTTTGATGCCGAGAAGTCAGATATTGCACGCAAGATTGACTTCTAACCAACCATCTTCTCAAGAATTGTTTTTTCTATAGTTGCTTCTTGAATAGTTATTGGCCAAGTTGCCAACAGCTGACTCTTCAGCTCTTTTGAGAAGGCAGTTAGCTTTGGATCAGATGGTTTTAAAGCGTTTATATATTTGCGCAACGTTGTTACGTTTATTTCAATATTAAACACTTCTTGTAAGGCGGCAGCTAAATCCGAAGCACCGTTTTTACTAGCCAAACTTGTAGCATCTGTAGCCTTTGCTAATTTGTTAACTAGTTTGGTTCTGTACGCCGTTTTGTCAGCTGTTTTTGGTATTGCCGCAATCTCAGTAACAAATACTGAAAGTGCTTCGCGTATATTGCTACGCCAAGTTTTTATATTATTTGCTGCGGCTGTTTCAGCATTGCTGTTCTTCAATGCTCCAACAATAGTAGTGACTGCTACTTGTCCTTCTTCCTTCTGTTCCTTCGTTAGTTCTTGGATTTCTTGTACATAATCTGTATTTACAAATGTGTTATACAATCTGGCAATATCTGAAAAGAACGCTTTTTGCACATTGGGGGATGCAGATTGTAGCAATCCTACGATTTGACTATAGTATTCAGCATTCTCAAAGTCTTTTCTCTTCGATAAGGCTGTTAAACAGGACAACGCGTCATCAAATGACCGAACGCCTTGTAGATCGTATATCACATTAAACCACAACGAACGAGTATCTGCATACTACAACATACCGTCTGCGTCAAACTTCTCAGATTCTGTAACAAGCCACAACAAGAACTTTGTACTCATACTGGTGGTATCATACAAATTTTCTTTGAATGATTCCCTATTATAATCGCCAGAATTGAAATTTGCCGGATTGTCTTTTTGTTTTGCACCATCGTCAAAATCTTCGGTAGAATCTTCTAATTGTGCATTAGCATCAGCTTGAGTTACTTTGTGTAACTTAAATTCCTTACTTACTTTTCTAGAGATGTAATCCTACCATTCGTTGAAATTGTCAAGAATTCCTTTGTATACGTTGTATATTCTACTAGCTTGTAAGAATTCATCCAGTTTTGAAAAGTCTTCAGACAGCGTGTTCATTGCCTACTCATAGAATTTCACTTGTTCTGCAATGTGATCTCGCAACACGTTGTATTTAAACCCTTCTACGCCAAAATATTGACTAAGTGTACCTGATACAGTAAATAGCTTAGCAATCAAGTTCTTTTCAATTGTAGTAAACTGTTTTGCATTAGTTGCCAACACTGCGCCAGAGTGTCCAACGATTCCGGAGAAGGCAGCATTACCGCGGTACAACTCATTGAACAACTATTTGTTGTTTTTTGTAGCCTAGGCGTATGCGTATCTTCCAGAATACATATCTTGGAAAAGTTCATCAATGTTTCGGTAATGTTTTACCCACGAAGTCTTGAATATCTTATTCAGGTTCCTTCTAATGCCGTCGATAAGTTTCTAGAATGCACGCTTTATGGGATTCTTTTCGTAGAAGTTACCTTGATTGTGTTCAGAAGCATTTACAACAAATTTGGCAAATTCGTCAGCAAGAAATTCTTCAACCTCTTGATCAGTATAATCTGTCAAACCATATCTGTTTCTTGCATCTTGATACATTTTTTCACGATCGCGTTGTGAAAGTAAGAACAATGATACTCTGTGGAATGCTTCGTGTTCACCAACACGTTTTACAACCTTGCCTGCGTTTTTCAAAATATGCAAACCAGCAGCAGTGGTGTAACCGAATACAAAAATCTCAGCGCCTCGCACATAATCCCAAGCAAGTTGTTCTTCAGGCAATACGTCAAAGTCAAAGTTATCCCCAAGAATGCGACGTACTCTTGTTAAAGCGACATCGTAATCCTCTTTTTCTACGCAATCATCAAAGAATGAAACAAGACTACCAAAGTTCGCTTTACTTGCAGACATTTGCTGATACGCCTGTCTAAACGCGGTATCGTCTGAACCAAGTTTCTGTGCAACTTGCGCCATATTTACGCCATACGTGTGTACAAGATGGTATCCAATGATAACTTTTGCCTGTTTTACGAATTCAACCACGTCGTTGTTCTACAAAGCTTCCTTCAATCGTGAATGTGCGTCTGTAGCACCTTTTATAGCAGCAACTTTTCTTTTTTCTTCATCCGTTGCATTTGCGTTGGCTTTCGCATTCGTATTACCATTCTAATTAATCCAAGTAATCGCAGCGGTTACGGCATCTGAGGAGATTGTAGCATCTTCAAATTTAGCAGCTGCTGGTTTATTTTGCTGTTCTGCTGGTTTTGCAGCAGGTGTCTAAAATGACCCCATTAGTAAACCTGTGGCATTAGTATTGTTGTCCTCAGTGGCGTTTTGTGTATTAGCAACAGTTTGTGCGGTTGGTGTTGCAGGCTGGGTTGATGTTTGTGTGAACTTAACTACACCGTCATTCAGCTTTTTAATGAGCTGTGAGATAAACATTTTTTTACGAATCTTGTCGATTTTTGACTGATCGTAATTATTTATGTATTCCACAACGTCTGTTCCTGCAGGCAGTACCACAACCCCAAGATCATTTGGCAACGTCAAGTGCAATTCTGTATCTTGCGGTACAATTACAGGTTGGCCAACTGCGTAAGATGTTGGAGCATTAACACTAGGCATTTGCTGTTGTGGAGCAGTAGTTGCCGTAGTTGTTGCCGCTTGCTGCTATGTAGAGGCTGTTTGAGATTCATCTTGCGTAGTGTTTATACGAGTTATCTTTATATCAAGCTGTGTTTTTTTAGGAACAAGCCCTTCTTTAACAAGTTGACCAAAGTTTAGCGTAACTTTTTGGTTGTTGTTAATTATTTCATCAACTATGTATTTGAGAAGACCGTCTGATATCTTAACTATCTTGTTGCTTTCATTTATGCTAATTGTGCCATGTTGCTGTTTCTTTTTTGCAACTTTAGCGTGAACTCTAGCCTTATCGGGTGCGTCATCCCACTCCTCGTTTACAATATATGGACTTAAAAATTCATTAATTTGATCAATGATCTGCTTCCGATATGCAGCCAATTGTTCGTCAGAAACGTTATCAACACCTTTTGCAGATGGCCAATTTCCTGGCTCATACTGTGCTGTAGATTTTGTAGTCTTTTTCTTAGCAGACTCCTCTCTACTAACAGCTGATTTTTTATTTGAAGCGTTTGCAGAAGACTGATATCTTGCAGTACGAACATAGTTAGAATATGTACTCATATTCTGGAATATTCGTTCGCCCTTGTTTGGATTCAACGATGTTGTGAGTAGACCAGCTTCAATTACATGGGTTGTGTACAATTGGTCAGCTTCGTGACTATATACAACATTGGTACCATCAGAAATAGATACTGCCTTCTTGTATCTATAACCAGGTTTCTATAATTTTTCGCGATCTATTCTAAATGTTTTATATTGTGTCAACCATTTGGCAAAGTGTTCTCTTGACTCAGGTGTGTTGTCTAGTATAAATCCGGATTCATCAACAGAATTGCCGTAGTGAACTACTCCGTTTTCAATATAAAGCAAATGGTCATAATTGTGTTGCGTTGGACGATTTAACACCGCGTCCTTGCCCATAAAAATAAGCTCGTTGAGTAATTCTTCTATTGTATAATCACCACTCATTCCTGGTATGTCGTTGATACTAGAATCGAAACCTGTTTGTATACCGGTGCTAAACAATGTCAACAATACATTAATCATAGAATCATCAAAACTTTTTGGATTCAGCTTCATCAATGCTTTTACGCCATTTGGATGTAACAACTTCGGCAATAGCAAATAAATCGATCCAGGTGTAGCAGGAACGTTTTTCATGACGTGCTTGTTGCCGTATTTGTCCACATAAATAGCTGAACCTTTATCGGTACCTCTTGCCGCAGGACCACCAACAACAAACACCAACGGGGAAGACATTCTATCAGAGAAGTCTTCGATGACAGCTTCTTCGATTTCTTTTAACGCTTCAGCCTCTTGCTGCTCCATATACGCTTGCTCTTGTGTATCCAGTGCAGCAATTTTATCATCTACCACCTTATCAACAAGCCTACTCAAGTCTTGCTTGGTGGTTTTAAATTGTTCACGAATACTGTTTTGTTCTTCTTCTGAGTAAGATTCAATCAAACTGTTGAAAAAGTCACTAAGCAAGTTCTTGTCCTTGTAGTTAATCGCCTTGAGTGTTGCTTTGTACGCTTTACGATCATTTTCAACCTCTGTACGAGATACAGCAAACTCCTATAACTTTTTGTCTACTTCTTCGTTGGCAGCTTCCGCACTTTCATCGTCTGTTTTACGACGCCACTTTTCAATAGAGAACACGTATTCGCCAGCCTTATTTTTGATAAGACCTAATGAATCAACCTCGTTCAAGTTACTCTGAACAACTGCTGTTTTTGTTCTAAATTGGTCGTAATTTATATCATCGTTCAAAGGTGTAGACTTACCCAAAGTAATAGCATTTACTATGTTTGTAGGCGTTTTTAACAGCTGGAATTTTCTGTTATTGAAATACTCTTTAAGTACTTCTTCAGCATTGATTCTGCCACCGTCAAATGTGAAACCTAAATCGGTTATTTCTTGCCAGAATTGATCAGCGGAAGTGCTTTTTGTCAGCACTTCTTCCAACGTTTCCATAAGTCTAGAAACACGGCTTACGTATGCAGAATCTCTAATGCTGGCAGCTTCCTCTCTGTATCCCTTACTACCACGCTGTGTTTTTGGTTGGAACAATAGTTCTTCGCCATTATATGAAATTTTTATCTTACTGCCGTAAAAATTCTACAATGCGTCATTAACCGTAACTTCTACAGATGGTGTATTGCCTGTCTCAAATTGAACATCCCTGTAGCTTCTGAAAGACTGTGGTACAAAATTTCTAAAAGCATTCAAGATGCCTTTGGCTCTCAAATTAGCAGCAGCTTTCTTGTTACCAGTCGTTTTCGCCAAACCAAGTACAGGTTTAACATAGTTGAGAAGGAATGTCTCTTGTTTAATATATCCGTCACCATACTTAAGTGCCCCCAATGTAAGTGTGTACAATCCGGATTGGTTTGTTTTTGAATCGATTGCGTGCAACGCAGCTGCAACGTCAGACGGTTCACCATAACCAAGCGACACAAGTATGTCTGCCAACTGATTTATGTCAATGTTTGCTTGAGCAGCCATGGCTGAATTTTCATACTGTTCCCGCAATTCGCGATCGGTCAACTCGTTGCCAGTTTCATCCAAGAATACTGAATCTGATGTATCGGCAGTGGTTACGACTTTTTGATTGAACGCGCTAGATACTACCACAACCATGCCTGGTCTAACAATGACACCGTTGTTCCGTTTAGCAGCGTGCTTGTCTTCAGCTTTGCTGTCGAAAGCAGCAATTGAATCCAATTCAGCTTCAGATGCATTTTTAACCACATCTGGATTATAACTCAAAACAAGGTTTGCAATGAGTTCTTCACGATGTTTTGTTTCTGCTTCAGTGTTGTGTTCTGTTTTCTTCATGCTACCCAAGTCAGGCAATACTTCTCTGGCATAACCGGCACGAGGTTGATACAACACTTGAGTAACTGGCAAAGCCGCTACAAGGTTTTCCCACTGACTTTTTGTAAACTTTAACTTGCCTACTTCGATATCTTTTCCTTCGATAAGTGCATTTATAAAATCAGTAGCTTGTTTATTCGTTATCCTAGAACTGGCCAAAGCTTTAGCTAATTCGTGAAAAGCGATCACAGCGTTTTTGCGATTGTATTTTTTACCACCGCTTTCAAATACGAGTTTTGCATTAAGCTCATCTTTTCTTTCTTGTTCAGTAGATCCTTTTAGGTTCTTAGAGAACGATTCAATCAGATCCGCTACGTCATTATAAGGCATATAAATGTACCCACGCCAGTATTCTGCTCTAAAGTGAGGATTTCCAAGTTTTGTTTGTGATTTTGCACCATCGGAATTTCTCAACGGGTATGCGTGCACACGTAAAGCGCGATCTTCAGCATTTTCTACCATATCAGTAAGACTCTTCATCTTGTCTGTTGCGCTGGTGTTATCTATAACAACATCGCCTTCATGATACTGAGTATCTTTATAGTCTTGTCTGTTCTATTTATGCTTTTCAATCGCTTTATCTACATCTTTTACAAGTTTGTCAAGATGGGTTTTAAACTCTTTGACGTTTCCTTTGTTGTCTGTGTGTTTCAGACTATTCAAAAAGTCTCGCTGCTCATTCACATTCACAGTTTCATACTATATGCCGGCATTTAGACTCTTCTTCAGAGAATCCTCCAATGAATTTAGTTGTTCTTGTTCGGCATCTCTATCTCTGCGTAGACCATCTAACCTTTCAGTGTATTCTTCTTGAATGTCAGCAATCTGATCCGAAGTAAATACTCCAGAGTCTAGTTTTTCCTGCTCTTCCCTTTCTGTGTCTGCTATCGCTTGTTGCAAGCGTTTGTCTATTTCTTTACGCTGCGTTTCAATCAATTTCAAAGTTTCTTCTGTTTCACGTCTACGTCTATCGTGTTCTGTAGCGTTAAACATTTGTAATTCCAAGCCGCCCTCTTCAGTATATCTTGCATTTTGCATACTGAATTGATAACGATTGCCTGCCTCATCAGTATATACGGTACTGTGATTGTCAAATCTGGGATTGTGAACTTGTTTACGCGCCTTGCTTTCAACTACAGCATTGTTTATGTTTTGATACCTTGTTGCAATTGTTTTGGCATGGTCGCGCAGCTGTTTTGCAAGATTCTTTTCTTCTTCGGTAGCATCTTCTCTAGCAGACTCTTTATCGTAGTATTTAGACAACGATTCTGCCCTATTTTGGATAAATGCGGCTTTTGATTCAGCAGTGTCCGCCAAAGCAATTCCTCTTCGCAACGTCTGTGCTAAACGATACATGGGATGCGTAACAGGAATGTTACTTAATACAGAATCAAACTGATCTACTTCAGTTTGTATTTCCCCACGCATCGTATTGATTTGTTCGTCAAGTGTTTCAGACGATGAGGCTTGGTATGACTGTGCAGATGTTGGTGTAACTTCTCTAGCCGCAGCATCAGCAGCATCTGCCAAAACATGTTGTCTGCGAACTCTGTTCTTTGCGGCCGTAATTTTATCTATTGTTGCTTGTTTATCGTTTGATAAAGATTCATCCGCAATCTTGAACATATCCGCAGTAACAAGATGACTGTTAGTTTTTTGAAGTAACTCGTTGAGTTCCTCAACCTGATCTTCGGAAATACCATCAAAATTTTCAAACCACCATTCACTGTGCTTATCCATTTCAGCTGCATCATACAACTTATTAATATTCTTAATCAGTTCACGACGCTCTTTCACTAATTTGTCTTTAACATTTAAAGAAGAATTAGCCGTATTTGCCAAAGTCAAAACATTAGTTTCAATGCTACCAGCTCTTTCAGCAAGTGCTGATTGAAACTAAGCGGTTGTTATTTCTTTAGCTAATTGCGCGTCAAGAATTTCTATCTGTCGGTTCAGTACAGCCAATCTGGCCATCAGTGGTTTCAACGCATCTCCAGATTTAGAAACTATTTCATCCCCTAATTCGCGAGCAACTGCTTCAGAGAATTCATCGGATTCAGTTAATCTTGAAATCTATTGCAACTTCTGGAGATTACTTTGAATCAACTGATTTCCAGTATTCACCTTTCCGTTTCTGGCACGGAATTTTAACGCGTAGTAGTAGTCTGCATCTTCGTCAGACAATCCAAATTCATCAGCGATCTTTTTATACTTCTTCTGTATGCCTGATAATATTTTATGACTTTGCTTTTGTGCTGCTACAAATTTGTCAATATCGTCATTGGACATTTGAGTCTAACCGTCCTCACTCAAAGTACTGGTATCGTATTTGCCAGATTTGAGTTGCTCAGCAATATTGTCCATAATATTCTGATACTGGTCGAATGATATTTTCTCCTCGCGCAACATTTTATTTAACGCCACAACTCTATCAAACTGTTCGTGTTCAAGTAATGCGTTAGAGTACAATTGCTCAAACTGTTTTGACGCTTGCACCTACTTAACGTAGTCATAAAAGTTACTAGCGCTACCAATCATGGCTTGTGGACTAGTTAATGGCAACATCATACCACTTACGATTTGTTCCAGCAGCTGTTGGTCATCCGAGTATATAGGGTCAAATGGAGTAAACGCAGCCAACAGAGATCTACCACGTTTCAGAGTACTCTCTGCGATATCTTCTACAATTTGACCACTACCGAGTGCATCCAAAAATGAATCGTTTGCGTATTCATCGTCATACATACCTTTAATGAACTCGTCAGTCCACATACCTTGCGTACCTTCTTCAGATCCCTCTATCAGTGACCTAATACCGGTACCAACTAAACCGTTTTTCCAGAAATCCCAATGAACCTTCTTTGTGATATTACCTATGGCAGTATCTAATGATTTTCTAGCAACCTGTGTGCCAGCCAATGCTCGTTTTGTCAAACCTCTAGCAATACCATTATAAGCTGATTTTAAACCGTTTGTGGCCCACTTAGACAGTGGGATAAAGTAGGACATATCTGAAAGAACCTCACCCGCACCAAGAGCCATGTTTCGTTCATACAGACGTCTAGAGCCTTTGTAAGATTCGCTTACAATCTCATCGAATAGCTTGTTACCAGATCGAATATCCGGGTTAGTCATTGCCTCAGACAACAGCATGTCATCAGTCATACCATAAGTATCGATGCCAGCTTGTTTATACTGATCTTTAACTGCTTGTATTACACCAGAAGTGTCCACACCCTATTTTGCTAGTTCATCCAAGGCTCTCTGCTTTATGCCAGCAAAAGCTTCCATGTGTGATTCGCCCTTTCTAGCCATGATATTTCCAGGCAAAGAACCTAATGCTGAACCCAACACGTTTCCGACCATAGCACCCGCAGCAGTTCCTTCAGGGCCAATAAAACTACCACTAATACCACCAAGCCAAGTACCAACCTTGGAGCCAACAAATGCACCAAGCATACTAATTGCCTACCAACCGGCACTAGTATTACTAGTACCCATTGTGGCAGGCATTTTGAAGAAGAGGTTGCCAAAATTCATAACCTCTTCGTTGCTTTTGGACGTATAATACTGACTTATATCATTATTTCTTATACTGGATTGATACTGTTCTCTATCGATGGCGTAATTTTTCTAAGCCTCCGATATATCAGAATCAGATTGTTGTATTATTTGATCCAAATTCTATAACGTTGGTTCATTGTTATTTGTCCACATGCCGTTTTTGCGCAGACTTTCTAACTTGTCTGAATAGAATTTGTAATCTTCTGAATTCTTAAACATCTCCAGTTCATCATCAGTCATTTCAGCAGTGAGTTCAAGGTATTCTTTATACGCTTGTGCATCGTTTTTATCTTGCTACGCCTTCGCGATGATGTCCAGACTCTCCTCCATTTCACCCTACTGCAAAGATCTGTAAAATGCAGACGTCATGTCACTAAACCAATCAGTAAACCCATAGTCAGGATCGTATGCAGAATTTACAGCGGGGGTTGTACTGTTAGTAAGACTTGAAAATGAGCTCGTAAATAGAGATCTTTTTGGTATATATTTACTGTTTTCCATATTAATTGTTTACATATTGATCGGCTGGAGATATTCCATAAGCCATGTATTCTAACAAACTGCGGTATGCTTCATTATCGCGAATTGCTGTTGACGGCATGTTTACCTGATGTTGGTATGTGGGATTTACAAACGAACTAAAGTTAACATCGTATGGTCTTGTAGTAACTACTGGCACTCTAACGTATTTTTCAGCACCTTCCCCAACACCGCCAACTATTTGAAAATGAAGTTCGCGCAAATCATCTTCGTCGCTTGTCCACGAACCAGACAGTCTTTCTATTTCAGATAAAGGAACGTCAACGTTCATCAGAATATCAACCTGTCTGCGGTTGTGTAAATCTGTACTAAAGTTTAGACCTACTATGTCGTGTACCTTAGCGCCACTTATCTTACCATCACCATTTCCATTTAACCACTGCGGTATAGGAAAGTCATCACGCCGCAATAGATCTAGATTAATCCCAGCAGAGTTTGCCTATTCTTTTAGCATTGGATCATATTCGCCAAGGAACTGCGCAGTAGACTTTATTCTAAATTTACTAGGTAAATCATAACCGCTTTGATCTCCTCCATAATTTGTAAGATTTTTGAAAAGATACTCTTCAACAGCCTTAACGTTTCCATTTTCAGAAGGTATCATTACAACGTTAGCAACATGATTAAACAAGTCATCAACATCAGAATTTGAGTATTTATTGTCATCTTTAAACCAACCTTCATTGTATTTCTCACTATTTAGATCGAATACGTTACCGTATTCCCTTGCGCGAGTTTTCTTTGCAGATTGTGTTGTGGAAGTATACGGAGCATCGAGAGCAAAAGCAGAATATTTGTGTCTACGACTATCTTCGCTACCACCACCTTCATATTCACCAGTCCATAACTGACTACTTTCGTCAAAGAAGTTACCCATTCCTTTTAAACCTGTAACGTATTTAGTTAAAGCCCCTTGTACAATTTCATGCTTGTCCTCTGCTTCTGCAAGTTTTGCTGTCTCAACGTATTGTTGTTCTAGTGTCTGCAATTGCTGTTTAGCTGACTCTTTTGCCTCTGCGGAAGATGCTGAATCATTCAATACTGCTTGTAATTCTTTAGCTCGAGCCAATATTCCTGCCTAATTTGCATTGCGTTGTGCAGCCATGTCTTTGTAGTCATCTGATGCAAATTCGTCGAAATTTGCAGCATGTGTGTCTTGACTAACTTTACCATTTCTAGACATCCAATCTTGCAACGGTGATGAACTATCCGAACTACCACTTCCCTTATTTAAATAACGGTCGTTTACCATTTGTTGAATATAAACTGGATCCGCTGTCAATGAACTAGTTTCAAATTCATGTGACGCCGTCATTACCTATTGCATGTATTGTTTAACAGCATCATCTTCAGACATGCTAGGATTGTTACGCATGATTGAACGAATGTGCGCCTACGAAAACGGCGAATTTAATATTGCCGACATGTTTTGTTGTACTTGATGCTCAACCATGTCTCTACTTTTACCTTTCCAAATATATCCTGTGCCTGTACGCTATGATTTTTCACCAAGGTCGTTCAAGAACGGTTTCACTATGTCAACAACACTTCTATACTCCAAGGGTGATAAGCCCACCACGCCTTGATTCAGTGTATCCCACGCCTTCATGTTGACGTCATCCCAGTCCTTGTTGTACTTACCCGCAGCCTCTAACTTAGCTATGTTTTCAGCACGCTGTGCATACGCTTTCGCGCCTAACTCAAGCTAAGCCAATTTACCATAATCTGTGTTATTAATAAGGTTGGATATAGCTGCTTGTCCAGCTGCAGTTTTTATCATATTTGGATCAGATGCGAACTGATCCAACAACGGTTTCATTCTATCAAACGTTTCCTCATTGTATGCAGCACGATCTACGTCAGACATTGTCTAAAACTTACCCCATTCTCTATTTGCGTCACGCAACTGCTTTTCGGCAGCATCTCTACGAGCATTTAACTCTCTACCTATGGTAACCAATTCCTAAAAAGGTATTGGTACATAAGTACTCTAGAAATCAATGCTTACTGGTTCATAATATCTATTCATGGATTACACTGTTAATTTACTTAACACACTATCGAGAGTTTCCTGATCTATTCCGTGTGCTAAGTATGGTTGTAATATTGCCATTAACGCATCATTGTTAGCATTGCCTTTCATATCTGTGCCAATCTTAGCGTATGCGTTTGCGATATCTCGTCTATTGGTTTGTCTAGCTTTATATGCGGCAGCATTGTTTCTAGCTTGCAAATCCTGTTGGTAATTTTCAGCAACAACATCTTCTGCACCAGCTTTATGTAGAAAATCACCAAGTGCTCTATTCGCTTCTGCCTACGCAACACTGTAATCATGGTGCACGTTACGCATGGCGTCTAATGATTTTGCATGAGCTGCTATTTTCTACATAGTACTGACACCTGAACTATTCCCTAGCATATTAGCATTATAAGTCATTGTGCGGTTTAAGTCATTAACGTCATTCAAACCCCCAAGTAAATCGTACGTGTTGTTATATCCCAATCTAATTGCAGCCGGTGTTAACCGATTGTAGTTAATAGGAACTTGATCCGGTGCCATGTTGTTTTCACGAGCGTTACCGTAAAGCATGGCCATTTGTCCAATTGCCGGAACCGCATTTGTAAACGAATTTAACACATTTTTCCAATTAAATTTTCTTTCACTGCCTACAATAGGGGTTGTTGTTTTAACAGGCGTTGCATCTGCCAAACTAGTTCTGAAATTAGTTTCGTTTTGCTAATCGATAGTTTGTTGTGCCGTTGCTGCAGCTTTCTTCATAATATCCAAGTTTTGCTGCAAAAGCGTATTATAGTCGATACCTGTTTCAGCTGCCGGAACTTTCGCGTTTTTAATGTTTTTCAGATTTTTGGGAGTCACTACAGCTGTTTTTGGCCCAATGTTCTACTATCGCTGTACGTTTTTCTACATGTTGCTTAATATTTTTGCAGTCGCTGCCTAAGCCTTTAATGTGCCTTCAGCGGTATTTGAATTTTCTCTTGTTTCTTTATAATGCGTTTTGGCAAAATCTTTAAACTTTGTATTTGTGCCTGGCATTTTTAAATTACCAAACACTGTGGCAGGCCCGCCGGTCCAAGGCACATTATCTTTGTTGCCATTTCCCTTTACGTGTACAACACGTCCATCTTCAGTGACAACGACTTCTCCAGGTGCAACCATTGCCTAAACTGGTATTTCTCCACCGTCTTTTGCTGCCATCACAGGATTGCTGTTTGCAACCCAATCAGCGCGTAATGCCTATGTCATGGCTCTGTTTTCACCATACTGTTTCAGATTGCTTTCACGCTTTCGCATCTGTTTTAACTATTCTTCTTCATCATTATTAAGTAAATCGGATATGAGCCCTACGCCACCGCCAATTAATCCTCCTATTGGTCCAAATGCTCCACCAATGCTTGAACCAAGTGCAGCGTTCTCTCCAAAATTACCGAGGAATGAACCAACCCCACCCAATATTTTATTTATCATGCTCTTGACTATCTATATACTGTTTGTATTGAAGGAATGTTGAATTCACCGTTTGCTACAAATTTTACCGTAAGCGTCCTTCCTCGCATACGTTCTGCATTTTCATCTCTGCCGATTGGTAAGTAATAAACACCTTCTGTAGACGCTCTACCATTTGCACGCTAAGTGCTGGTTTGTCTTGTAGTTTTGCACTCAAATTGATATTGCAAATTGTTTCCGTCATGTGTTGGAAGATTTGTATCAACCACAACTAAAGTATCAAACACTTTTACTATTAACGGGTTATCATTAACTACAAAATGTATCATACTATTGTGCTTAACCCCAGCTTCATTGTCATGAAGTTTTATCAGCTGATTTTTGGAAACATCTATTCCGACGGAACACCCTTTCATTAACGAAATATATTCAACATTGTCTGTATAATATGACACAAATTGACCAATATTTTCATTGTAAATTAATGCCCTATTATCGTCTTTTGCTTTAAACCATATTTCACCGGATTGGCGATTTCTTCCAGAATGTATTTCAGATTTTATGGCTTTGAAAAAACCATTTACATTTTTTGTATTAGATAACCCACCTATCCTACTTCCGTCGTACAATACTAAATCTTTTGCCAATGAGTCGAACCAATATATGCCAGAATCAGAACACAATATACTGTGGTCATTGATAATATCGTCACCATAATCAACACTCATGGTAATATATCTTTGCAGTACTGTACCTGTACCCAACAATAGACTCGAACCACTTGTATCCTACACCAATGATCTTTCTTCAGAAGAGATCATTCCAAAACACCTGGATTGTGTATAATACAGCCTTTCTTTGTTTGAAATCAAATTAGTAATTGGGCCGTACTTTGCGTCAACATCTAAGTAATTCAGTGTATCGAAATCTTGAAGCTTGTCTTCAACTTCACCAAAGTTTTTAACATTTGACACCACCACCCTATATAACAAATGTTTATTATCATAATCGTATAAACCAGGTGCAACATGTATGATGTTTGTTGCGTGCGGCGAGTATGCATCGTTGTATGCGTTTAGTTGTTCAGTCTGTACGTAACTGTCTACCTAAGCAGGATCCTGTAAGACTTTGCGTTCGTAAAGGTATTTAGGGTTCTACAAGTCAATTCCATACGTCCTACTAAGGTTAATACTGGTCTCGACAGGATATGATATTCTGACAGTAGTGTTACGTGTTTCTGAAAAAGTATCACCATCACTTTTAATCCTTGTCATATACGATGACCAAACATCGTTGTGCAACTCAATAAACGTATCTCCGCCAAAGCAGTTCACGTAAAAAACAGATTCGTCCTTTTCCACACTACTGTAACAACCAATTGACTAATATGATCGGCTAAGTCTGGCAGTTTTTGAAAACCCCCCATACTAATTACCAACGTCCTATGTAAGCTCTACTATTGGCACAGCAACTTGCAATATTTCCGACACATTTCGAATATTGTTAGCAAACGTATCATATCTGACAAAATCATCAACTTGTTTGAGTTTGTCATTCAACGCAATGTGTACATCACTACCATCAAGTATCTAAAGATTGTAGAAATCTCCAAGCAATATTAATTTTGGACCACCCGCACCAAAATATTTACCTATGTCGCCAGTCGGGTCAGCTCCTAATGGAAAACCATTACATATATTTTGAAATGCTAAATCACCGACAGCTGTGTTGTCTAGCGAAATTGGGGAATATTGCTATATTGGATCGTATGGGGCTATGTATTTGTATGCGTTCAAATTTATAGTTTTAATTTCTGACTATTGGCTGTCAACAACCGGAGTGAAAAGTTTATATAGTGTGTCAGTAAGAATAGAATCGTTTTCGTTCCGCAAACTATTTGTGGAAGTAATTCCGAACACATAGCGCGGTCTGGTATCATGATTATCATATTGCCCAACAATACGACCTTGTACTTTAGCTTTTGCTTCTGGGCGATCAGTAGTATATACTATTCCCTATGTTATATTTTTAAATACGATTAGTCCGTCGCCAAGCCTTTCAAAAGGAGATTCATTGTATATAACAGATGTTAAAAATCCTTTAACTTGTACATTTTTTGCTCCGTCTAACAGTCCCTCAACCGATTCACGATTTGTTGATACTTCTGGAGAAATAAACGCAACAGCATTTGCATAAGGACGCTCTCTGTTCACAGAGTATGATATATCACTTAAGTGATCTATCATACGTATTTCAGTAAATACGTTTTTGCAAAAAGGTGTATTTAATAATTTTCCAAATCCCGTTTTGTCAGGAAATCCATCTTCTTTACTAAAGTACCCACCATTCAACTTACTGCATATACCCTGACACAATATTGTCTTATCGGCAACCGTTCGGTCACATCTTACGATTTCAAATGCTGAAATGTCTTCGCGCGTTGTCTTATCTATGTTTGATAAGTCAACTTTAAATCGTATACCTACGGAGCTACCAACACAATCATGTTGTGTGTCACCATCACTGTATGCAGCAATGTACGGATAGTCAGAGTTTGGTATTTTTATATCACCTATCCAATGCACTTGTGACGGCTAGTGTTTTCGGTTATAAAACACTATACCAAACGAGTATATCTCACCTCGTTTATAACCCCTGAATTTCGTACTAAAGTACGTATCCTTGAATGATTTGTCTTTAGCCACATAGGCTATATCATCGTAATCAATGTAGTCTTCGGTCACAAATTGACTTGTTCCGGATGGGATTGTACACGGGGCATAGAATTTAGACCCATTTATGGCACTTAAAGTAAAACTTCCACTATTGAACGACAAATCTGAACTAACTACATTTGAATCTGCGCCAGGCTCAATACACACAGAGTTGTTTGCAGATAAATATACGTATGGATGAACAAAACAATAATCCACATTCGGCCCAGAACCACCTAAAAACAAATTTCCAAATTTGTTGGTGTAACTATATTTTTCATCAGAAACTGACCGCAATGACGGATTTATTGCATCATGATCTTGAGCAATTGTATTCGGCTTGACCGCATCAACCATTGTTGTTGTTATAGTTTCTTGCACGTTTGTATCAGACTCCAGTTTTACAGTTCCTGAATCATCACAACGATACGTACGAGCGTCAAACTCAACAGTAAATAAATTTTCAGTCAAGTTGGCAGCATATAATCGATTGTTGAAAAATTCAATAGTTGCTGCAGAAAATCCAATTCTTTTTATATTTTGGAATTCATCTAAAGTTATTTGGGTAAGGAATTTCTCAGATGTATCCTAATATATAATTTGTGTATTTCCAGATATATTTATTTCATCTTTTATATACACGTTTGGTAATTCAAGCGAACTAGTGTATTTTATTTTATACACACGTATCTTTGAATAATTTTTGAAATTACCGGTTATTTTTAACTACAAACCGAGTCCAGAAGATTCGCCTGGTTTACCAGTTCCTACCGGAATAACAGAACTTACTGCTGATAACGCAGTATACTTTCCGCGAACGTCGAATAATTGATATGCATATTGCACACTACAATTGTCTAGCGCACCGACAACTTCATTATAAAATTCCATTGGTGGTAATGCGCCGGTTTCTGGAAATATTGAAAACGTGTCATTTGGATTATTTTTTGCCTAAAGATTCACTACTTGCAACTCACTACCTTCACTAGCTATGTACACATTTGACTGATGTGGATTGTCATATACATTTATCATTTTAACCCTATCGGAAGCAACATCTAAAGTAAATGACGTGAGATCAAATACCTTGATGGGTGTTTCTTCGACAGCAGATACTCCGATATACGCTGACAGATTTGTGCTACCGTCAAGCAATTTACTTAATACGATGTAGCATTCTTGTACAGAGTCTTCATGATATATACTACCAGACGTTGTTGCTAAAATTTTACCATCGGTGTTAACAGCAACTCCAGTATCATATAAGCTTTTGTGATTTGTTATACAACCTTCTGTCTAATCTTTTGCAGACAAGTGTATATTTTCAGCGTATGTGTATTGGTCGGAACCGATAAACTCCTTTGCCGTATCTAAATTCATACCTTTTAAAAAGGTATTTGTCTAACTGTTCTGCATATCAATTCCAATTATAAATTATTTCTTCATCACCAAGATGATCAAAGAATTCATCGTGGTCGTCTAAATCAGGTACTAATCTATTCCAATTATTCTATATAGATTCTAATCCATCCACATTAGGGAGCATTGCTTCGGCATATGCTTGTTTGGCATAGAAGTTCCATGAGTTTTTCATATCATTGTATATGTACTGAGGTATTTTACCTTTCATGTAATCAGGGTAAAACATCTTCATAGTAACATACCAGTATATTGCTTCTTGATATGACTACATATCAGGAATCATAGGCATACCTTCGTTATCAGTATGTATTGCATAATACGATACTTTAAGTTGTCCATCACACATAGGACATACTAAGTACCCAGGTTTGACATCGTACTGAAGATACGTATGTAAACGCTTAAAACCATATCGTACATCTACGGTATGGTTATCCACTAAAGTAGCTAATGTTGAGCGTATGCCAGGATTCTCATTTAATTTGGCTAACGCTGCTGCGTCATCAGTAAGATTGAATAATGTCTTTGTGAGTTGAAATATAGCTTCATCGGGTATCGTCATCTTTGTTTCACAGTTATGACACTTACTGTGACGATTCAACTGTGCAGGAAATGCACTACTAGTTTTACGCATAGGCAACCATCCTTTCCCGTTACTTGAGTAGGCTACTTGGTCTAGTTTGTACAAATCGCATGGCAACTACGCCTAATATCCTTTGATGTTTATAATCGCAACTCTGTGGTCTAATTGAGTTACAGCGCCGATCTTTTCAACAGCTTCGCCAATCCAAGCACGTATATCTGCGATACGCATATCTTTTTCTTGAAGATTGTTATCTGCAATTACTTTGGCAACTACGGCGCTAGAACTTATTAATTTATCTACCATGTTAATAAATTTCTACGAAATCGTGTTCCCGATTCTTAATTATCTGAGCCAATCTTCGTTTGTTGTATCTAGTTAATACGAACTAGTATTTGGTCTTGTTGGTTAACAAGCTGTCTTTTTTACTCCAATAAGCTCTGTATTTATATCCATCACTATGTTCATTTAAATGATAAATTACCTTACCGTACTGCTTAGTAGCATGATAATCTACTCTAAGGCTACCACTTGTATAAGTTTTAGGCTTTTTCTTTATTATACTTAAGTAACCTAATCTACACGGCAACCTTATTTCTTTGCTGTTCTCAATGACCTCATCCCTTAAGAACTTAAAGTAATCTATCAATATTTGTTTATAGACCTTGTAATCTACATCATATACTGTATCAGGGTCTATATTAGCCTTGTAGGACGCATAGAAATCCTTTGTAGTGTGACTTTTAGTCTCTGTCATACTGATCTCCTCCTAGCTTGTTTAAGTCGATTAGCAGCCGCTACAGTGCCATCCTGAAGGTCATCTGACGTATTGTTAGTGGTATCCGTATAGTTCTACTGCATTATACCAAGTTCTTTGGCAAATATCAATTCCTTTATTGTTGGAATCATCGCGGCAGGTGCAGGATATTCACTGTTTGGATCATAACAATCAGCAAGCTCTGCAGGATTTTCAGCAATAACATCGATGTCAACATACTCAAGTAAGTCCTATTCTCCGTCAACATACAGGTCATCTCCTTTGATATATGCAATATAGTCGTGGCAATTGTATTTACGATACTTCTGGAACTTCATCTTTGTCTCAGAACCAATCTAAATAAGATTGCCAAATTTATCTTTAACGGCAACTACGCCAGGCATATAATGAAAGTCGATGAGTTTGGGGAGCTTCTTATCTCCTTTAAATACGTAGTGGCCATCTACGTACTACTCTTTATCCAAATGAATATCTTTGATTGTGGTGAGATACATTGGATTGATATCTCTACCTTTATCTATATCTTCCTTTATTAGCTTTGCTCTGTAGCTATGAATCCACTATTCTACCTATACTCTAGATAAGTGTTCAGATTCAGATATACTACTGTTGCGTGCAATAAGTAAGATATCATCAATAATGTTATTTAAAGTCATGACTATAATATATTAATATAATAGCGTAACGTAAAAAACCATAAAAAGTAATTTGGTCATCAACCACTAATACAATTGTTATAGCCCTTATAACAAAAAAGGTAGACCTTAGTCTACCTTTATACTATCATGTTCAATCTCTTGTGAAATAGGATCATCTGATTTCAGTTGGTCTAGGATTCGTTTACATTTGTCAGCTTCTGTCTTATAATATTCAATAGATGCTATCTTCTATTCACAGTCCCTATACAAACTGGTTACTTGATTAACCAATTGCTATTTGTTAGTAGCAATCGTCAAACCGATTGCAGCATCACACATTATATCTTTGTCGGCATTTACAGTAAGTTTCTTGGATATACCATTGCAACTTACGGTTATGTCTATTAATTTCTTTTTAAGTGATGGAGACAAGTAAGGATTATTGATGGTGTTATCATCATACACCCCACCAATGTTGGAAACTGTACCAACATAATATACATTCGTCTTTAAGAATGTACCGGCACTCTCAAGTATATAAACCGGATTGCCTACTTTTAAGTCTTTGAAATTCATGATTAAAAAGTGAAAGGGCTACCGAAGTAGCCCTTGTTAATATATAGATTAGGCTGCAGTTGTAGTCGTAGGACGAAGAGCCTCAATCAATACTGCGTTCTGACGAAGCTGAGACAACTCGAGACGAGCTGAATCGTACTTCTGCTGCAGTTCTTGATTCCAGTGGCTATTTAATACATCCACAATACGCTGTGTGTTATCCTGACTAGCCTTCAACAGCTGACAAGTCTGATTCTAAGTTTCATAAGCTACGCTAGAGAAACCACGTTCAAGACCAGTGTTTACGCCATTGATTGCTCCGATGAGGGTATTAGTCTGGTTGCAGTTAGCGAGCTGGTTCTCGTAACCCATCTTCAAAATAGACTGTTGAGTATTGCAGCAGCAGTCTTTGATAGCTTGGATTACACCACAATCGCCCTGGTTAACAGCGTTGATAATACGCTCTGCAGAGAAACCAGTCTGAGCAGCTACGTTCTGAATTGCAGACTGAATTGCACAGATACCGCTGTTCAAAGCGTTGAAGTCACAGTTAAGGCTAGTAGCCAAATCGCCGATAACAGAAGCGTTACCCTTGATTGCATCCATCAACAGACCTGTATTCTGATTGTCAGCCATTGTTGACTGGATAGATGCCAACTGAGATTGGATACAGTCGCAACAGCCACATCCATTGCCTTCGTTGCCGTAGCCGTATCCACCGAATCCACCACGACCAAGTACGGCTAACCATACGAGGTACATCATGGGGTTATTCCACATTGCGTTCATGCCACCCATACCGCCATTCATCATGGCCATAGCAGCCCAAGGATCGTTACCAAATCCATTTCCGTGTTGGTTAAGTAATGCCGCAGTTCCGGCATCCAAACCACGATCTACATAAATTCTATCTTCTACCATAATTGTAAGTTTTTATTGATTAAATTAATTTTTGATTATCTTTTATGACGAATTTCATATACGTCATCATCGTCATCGTCGTCATAGTCTTCATACATGTTGTGACGTCTACGACTACCCATTCGATATGATGTATCTCCATACATGTCACCACGCATTCTCATACCGCCTCTACGACCACCTCTACGGTGTTTTGATCCGAAGCCGTATTCTTCTTCATCATCATATTCTTCGTCATCTTCCTCCTCAAAACATTCACGGAGTTTATCGCAGATGACAAATGAGTAGTAATACCACATCTTACCCTCATCTACGTCTTTATCCATCAACCAAGCCTTAGCAAGTTCAACGAATGCTTTTGGGTTGTTGCTACCAGTTAAAGTAACAACTGCCCTGTAGAAGTCTGAGTATACCATGTTCAAAGCAACATACCAGTCATACTTATTGAAGTCACCCTTCACGTTAACACCGTACTGTTCTGCAAGCTTATGAGCTTGTTCCATAGACCAGTGTTCTCCGTGAGTACCGTCTTCATTTTTCATATGTTCTACTGCTTTACGAGCTAGTTTCTCGTCGAAATGAGGACCATGTTCGTACATATGCTTTTTAAACATTCTCTCTTTCATATTATTGATTAATTAAGTTGATTAATACTCAATGTGATATTTCAACTACCTTACTATCTGTTATGTTTATGAGATCGTTACTGTTTACAATTTGATATTCATATGCAGTAGTTTTTTTAAAATCAAAGTGTAAAAGTCGTGATATAAAGTTCTTGTACTTACGTCTGTATTTACGTTCACTAGTTACAAATAAGTATTGTTCGTTCTTTATATCTGGTATTACAGTCAAGTTTGAGTCTTCCCTAATAACTGTGATAGTTGTCTGTAAATTAGGTTTAAGTTCTTTGGTGAAATTACAAGCCAAAGTTACAGTATCTCTGATAGTATCTGTCATATGTGTTTGGACAGTGAGTGCCCGTTTAAGGCTTTTATCTTTGATTTTAAGTTCTTCTTTTACTTTGTTAATTTCTTGTAAAATACTATCTTTACTATAGTGTAGCTCATCAATAGTCAGTTGTAGTATTTTGTTATTCTACTTTTCCGTAGAACATTGATCCTAGTAGTAGGCAATATTGTTTGCCTGTCTAGCTATCTCTGCATCTTTTCTTTCGATGGTACCTTTCTGTAAAAAAATAATCGCAGATAATACCGATATGATAATTACTGCGATTATTTTGAAATTATTATGAAAGGACCTTAACACTGATAATACTGTCATAGGTTCTGTAAGTCTTTGTCTGATATATCTACTTCCAGGTATTTTTCACCCTTTGCTTTGATAACTTTCTTTAATAGTCTCCACGGACCTTTTGGATGCAAATCACTGAGTGATTCAAGTACTGACCAGAATTCAGTGAAACATATTAGTCCGGCCACAAACTCTACGGCATGTAGGTCTAACGATACTACAACAAATGAATCAACTATATGAGCTCCAACAATAAGCATGACTGCTTCAGTCATCTTATTTATTGTCTTCCATATCTTGCTCGATTCTATCTTCCGTCGTTTGTATTTCTTTGAGACCTTATATCCGTAAACCCAATCAGCAATTATAAAGAAAAAGGCTGATAAGATTGCAATGTAGATAGGGGCAAACAAAGAAATGATTCCTGAACATAGACACCCGAGCAACCGATCTGGAGATGCAAATATACTCTTTACTAGTGTCATTGTTGTCTCTCCTACATTATGTACCATTTCTTATTTATAAATATCTGAAAGTCGCTGAAAGTAACATGTTAACGAAGTATGTTAAATTATGTTGCTAGCGCGACTTTCTGTTTATTGTTCAGTAATAGCCGTTGTTATTCAACAACTTCGAAATAAATGACTGTTGGAACTTTCCTACCAGACACACCTTCAAATATCGGATTTATTTGTCTATTTCCAATTACTGTTTCTGCACTGCCTCCCCCATCGAGAGAATAAGCAAACTTTACCCCTTTTGCTATCAGCAGATCAGCCAGTTGATCATATGTCATACCGGATTCATTAGTAGTAATACTACCTTTCTTCGCGTCACATGTACATACGAAATAGTCTCCATTTTGAAACTAACCAATGCTTTGACGAACATATGCGCCAGCATGTACTATTTCATCAAACTTACTAGAATCAGCTTTTGCATAATTCTCAATAAATTGACCCCAGGCGGTCACCGCATACTTAACACCATCCGCAATCATGGCAGATGTGTCAACACTACGTTCATATGGTGCAGACAAATCACCATTTTTATCAATGCATAACGGATAACACTCATCGTCAGCAATCGCGGTACCCATATCGTCTTCCATTGGGGTGTTTGTTATAGACACTCCATCAATAATGGTCTACCCTTGAGGTTTCATAGAAGATGTGTTAAACAATCCAGCATTCAAAGTAAATACAGTGTTCTCGCGTTTTGCAAAATCTAACGCAGACACTTTCGCACCGCCAACACTGCCGTCTTCAGAAGTAATTGCCACTTTGGGTACAATGTGTTTACCATCTATGGTATACTTTGGTATGCGAATCAAGTAATAGCTGGAATTATTTGCACGACCATATTCTATGTTAATAGAGTTAATCGCATTAGTCTTCTGGTTAACGGTTTCATTTAATCTTATCTGATCACCTGTGCCATTGAAAAAATCTACCATGATTATACTTCTTCTATCTTAAAGTTATTAATGAGATTTATCCTATCTGTTTCTGAAAAGTTACCGCCTGCGTTCTTCTTAAAATTAATACACAATATTCTGTTATCTTTAGTAGCGGGGTACTGATAATCGGCAGTCAGCCAACCAGAATCTAATTCACGAGAAGATACTTCTGGGAAGTATTGAATGCCTTCAATATCGTCTATCTCAAATACCAAACCTTTTGAGGATACAACCATTATTTGAATTCCGTAACTATAATCGTCACTGAACTCACCAAGACTAAAATTGTAAGTCTTACCTTTTGTTAAATACTATCCCACCGGCAATGCTGTGGCACGATCTGTTCTATTTGAAATAGTCATTCCGTTGGAACTTTCAAATGAAACACTTGCACCCAACGCTATGCCGGTTAATTCTACAGATATCCCAACTACCACAAATGTTGCAGTTTTCCCCTGATACTCAACCGTAATGGTATTGTCACCTTTTACAATTTCACCAAGTATTGTATAATTTGTTATGTCTTCCTTTGTTCCATCTGAATAGTGGGCTGTCACAATCAAGTCTTTCAGATTACCGACGGCTGTACCTACTGGAACTTCTCCACCAGAGTATAAAGCAGATATACTGATTAAAGTTCTGTTACTCTACACACTCAGCTGTTTCTCCAAATCATTTATCGCAGAAGACATGTCTGAGTCATATACACCGTTGCGTAAGATTGATATTAACAACCTTGATGTAGTACTACTCATACCGCTACCATCAGATCCGCCAGAACTACCACTTATCTCTGTCCAACCCATTCCACTATAAGTCTTTATAACAGAACCCTTTGCGTCAGCAGTTAAGTCAATCCAATAATCAAACTCTAAGTGATTAGAGGCATACTTGCCCGTATATGTCTTTTGTAATGTTTTCATTTTATTGTTATTGTTATTTCTTCATTTCTATTCTATGCTGCGGTAAGCAGCTCTGTTATCAGTTTTTCATATTTGGTAGAGTTAATTACTTTACCAACCAGCCTATTCTCACCAACAAGTATACAGCCTGCTGAATCAACGTGAGTATTACCTCTATGAATGAGAATGCCATCAAACCCGGGCACATTAAGTAGTCTAGGCAGGTTGCGTTTAAACTTAGGTGAATTATTAACGATTACTTTGTATGTACCTGTAGGTATGGCTGTCTGACTATATACTTTCTTCTTCTTTATTTCAGTCAAAGGCATATCTTGAGTCAGACCTCTATCTTTGTCTTCCATTGTATCACAGATGTATTTATTATCTATATACAATTTACCTACAGTATATTTAGGTCCTTTGTAAAACCTACAAACAACAATTTTCATACTTCACATCATTACGCACTTTGCTTACAGTTGGTCTAGTGATCTAACGTACGGTATCCAATCGAACGTGGCAATCTTGTACCATCCTGCCCAATACGCGCTAATCAAATGGTCAACACCAGCACTGAAGAAATCCTGCAATTCAGACAAGGTTGTAAACGTGTGGAAATTCTCAGGAAGATTGTTCTCTCCAAGTTTCAGCGTTACAGGAAGCAACGATTGGGGTCTTCCTGTGGGATCGGCAATCTGAACAGCATTACCATCTTCATCTACACCTTCCACAAAAATAATATCTTTCCCAGCTAATTCAGGATGCTCCTTGTCCCAAATGGCGATGGCAGTCTCACGTCTTGCCGCCTCATCGGTGATGGCCTTATAGTTGAACTTGTTCTCGTCAGTCAGCAATACACTGATACCGTTCCACACAAAGCCATGTTTGATTACTCCGTCAGTCTGCTTGTTGTGCCACTCTGTTATCACTTGCTGAATGTCTTCTATTGTTGGAATAAAGTTGAACACTTCCTCCTCATAAAAATATACACCCTCCTCGTTGGGCTTCTTCTTGAAGTCCCAACGCACAGCCCATTGACCTCTTTCTTCGTAATGTTCAATGAGCTTTACACTTGTTTCTGTAGTTTCTATTCTCATATTCTTTAGTTTATAACCGTTATCCTCGCATAACCATTACCACTATGCCCTACTTCCGTCCCACCACTCACAGAAGGATGAGAACTATTTCCTGCCGTAGTACTGCCACTATCAAGCTGCAATCCAGTATATCCACTCGGCCTGTAACTCGCATTGGCGGCTGTATTGATAAATCCTGAACCTCCACCGCTATATTGCACATAATTTGCATCATTGTCTCCATGATTAGTGCCACCGCCATACCAGCCTCCACCTCCAGCACCTCCGCAATAACGATAGTTGGTTGTTATTTGGTTCGCTCCGTTACCAAATTCAGCCCCATTCCCAGCAGAAGATTCCTTTCCTGGATATACACCAAGCCCGCGAACACCACCGCCATGTTGGTAAGTAGTTGACTTGCTTGATGATTCTTGTTCGGCTGTAGTTACTACTTCCTTGAGCAATTCGGCTGTTACACTGCTTTCATCCGACACACTTGTATATCTAATGTCAAATCGCGCAAACGTAGCATTACTTGGGATATTAGGAAGAGTAAATGGTTCATCCAGCGTTATATTGAGACCTGTTAATAATGCTCCTCCAAGTTTTTCTTGCACATTAAAAGTTACAAGCGAAACATTATCACTTACAGAAGAGTGTAGCGCATATCTATACGAAGAATCGAAAATACTCAAGTCTGTAATATGTATTTGTGCACATCTTCTTCCGCTTCCGTCTGTCCACCATACTGTAACGGGCAGCAATTTAGCTGAGACTAACTCTTTCTCCGTTGTTGTCTTTATTGTGTGGCTTGCACTTGCGCCAGCACCTCCGCCAGCAACTATGATTCTGCTTAATAGCGATTGTGAACTTCTGTTTGTCCTACCACTAAGATAACTCATAGATGATGTTACAATAGCAATGTCAGTGGCTCCTCCACCACCTCTTGGAAATGACCTTCCATCAACTCCGTCACTGCTATATCTTGATGTCCTCACACCAGCTCCACCACCATTCCAACCTCCGTTAAGTACAGTAGTGGATGTCTGACTTGCAGCACTTGTATAGCTCGCTCCTTGTCCTCCTACGAAGATATACAGAGTAGTAGTCTCCGTCAAAGTAATGATACCCTCAGAATATCCGCCTTTGGAGCCAGTAGCAGCATAAGTTCCTGTCACACTACCTCCTTGTGCGCCCCAACATTGCAACTTATATCTTCCCTTTGGCAGTGTGACCTCCTGTACACTACCCGTATAATCAAAATCCTTAGTAGTCCAGCCAAGCGGCTTTCCCGCTTGCTTCACAAGCGCCTGTACAGCCTTCTCAGGACTACCAGCAGTAGTGACTATATTCAGATTCTGACTTCTCTCATCGAAACTATCATTAGCATCGCTCTTGACAGAAACAGAGCCATTACCCTGACCTGTATAAGTCAAGGTAATGACACCACTTCCACTATTCCATGCAACTGTCTTTGTTACCATAGGCTATTAGCTGATAGTCCAACTTGTATTACTTGTAATGTCGAAGCTCACAGCAGCACCAGTGTAATCAAGTTCGATACTTGTCTTAGATACAGACAATGTAGCATCACCAACAGCCTGAGTCAACAGACAAGTGTCAGAATTGCCACCTTCATCAGTGACGATAATTTGTCTCGTAAGTTCTTCGATAGTCTCATTCTCAGGCACATTTATCACAATGCTGAAGTCATACTCTGCGGTCGCTCCGGGGTCTCCTGTAATATTAGTGCCATTATTGGTGCTTACACCTCCTGCTGTATAACTTGATGGTAGCTCAACAGCAAGTGTTCCTGATCCCAACGAGAATGTCAATTTCTGGCTGTTAGCCTTACCTCTAATAGTCACATTCTGACCCGATTTAGCCGCACTTGCAGAATCTTGCACATCTGTATAAACAGGCTTACCACTCTGTGTTACCGTTACTGTCTTAGCATCAACATTCGCCGCCGTAATAGTCAGCGTAGTTGTTCTTGCACTACGTCCAGTATGTTCAGAACTTGACGACACATTGACCGTCTTATTACCACTGCCACTTGACGGATTTACCACCGCCCAACTTGCTTTTACCATATTCTTTTTTTATTATTTGTTAAACAATATCCCAATCTGTATTACTATATATATTAAACTCACCTGATAGCATATCAGGAGTAAGCCATACCACCGTAGGAGTAACATTCAAATACTTGTCTGTAGTATTGACACCACATACAAGGCTGCAACATACTTGCAGATGTTCAGCAGCATCAGTAGCCTTACACCGTATATGCTCTCCTACATCTTCTATTCTCGCCACAACAAGGTCTCTAATCTGTGTCACCTTGACAGATAGACACCCTTCTTTTAATTGATTACAATACCTGTGCATACTTCCGCTATTTCTGTCCTCAAATTATCAGGGAAATCACTGTCTGGAATCTCAGCAATTACCTTGACCTTCAACTGCCCCCTCCCAACTCTCTTCACAAGCTCGGCTGTCAGTGGAATGACATAGTTGTCTTTATCCACCTTTACCATTGTCTCCTTTCCTACTTCAACGGTTTTGTTTGGATAGACAAAAAGTTTACACTTAATTGCCAATTCATCCATGTGGAAGCCCGCAATAGGCTCCACATGGACATTCAGTTTGTATTCTTGCACGTCATTCATACGCTTCCATATTAAAATCAAACAGCAGCACCAGTCGCATCCACCCATTTACTTCCTGACCACCACTTAGGCTTTCCGTCAGAAAATAGGCAATCACCTACGGCATGAACAATAGAACTGTCTTTGTCCTGCCTATTAAGGGTGTTAAACTGCTTGCTTGCAGTTCCGATAGTATAACCATCGCTATCACTTATATAGATATTACCCTTAAACTTGTTACTTTCATCTGCAAATGCCGTTGGTATTGTGGACAAATTGAAATTAGTTCTGTAAGACGCAGATAATACATAATTATTTTCAAATACATTCCGTACAGGCTTCAGGGCTTCCTTCTTCTCCTCGTCTGTCAAATTGCTGTAATATATCATAGATGGAATCAACATAACTGCCATACTCTTCGCAAATATCGCATTGTTCTTCACAACCATATTCTCAACTCTCTGCTTATATATAGGTCCGTTGTATCTTGATGTTTCGATAAAAATGATACGCTCAAACAATGAAAATGTTTCTCCTGTTGATTCGTCAACAACAATTTCTTTGAATGGCACATTTCCAAACACAGTATTGCCCGAAATTATAAGCTCATTGAATCCATCTGCAATGGAGAATACAGTTACAGCTTTGGCATCACCGTTATTTGAATTTGTCTGAGGATATGGAAACTCGCCCGCTATTCTTACTATATTATTCACAATTTGAGCATTTCTTTTGCTGTTAAATTCTTCACCTGCCACAGATTCCAATCTCGGATAATTTTGAATTGTAATCAATGACGGTATATTAACATATTCAGCCTTTTTTCTCTCAATATTGAAAATATTGTTGCTTACAATATAATTGAATGTATCTCCAATCGTGTCTAACCAGCTCGATTGTCCTGATGTAGCTGCTTCGGAATGGCCTTTAATATTGACGAATACAGCCTCACCACTACCTACGTTGTAACTCTGAAATGTACATCCTGTAATTATGAGATTTTGGGTACTGTAGCAATCTACCCAATCTGTACTTCTTCTATCTTCCGATTCATCAATGAATTTGCATCCTGTTATTGTCGCACTCCCAAGTTTGCCAAAATACGAAATCTGTATCGCCGCTTTATTATCTTGATTTATACTGCCAAGAACAAAGGTTGATGAATCTATACTTAATTCTCCATTCATATCAGCATCTTCTGCATTATGACCATATATCTGCCAGCAATTTATAAATTTGCAAGCATTGTATTTTAACGATTTGTAAGTTCCACCAATGTATAAGTTTTCAAAGATACAATTATCGGCATAAACTTCACAATTATATCTATCTCTTAGCCCCGTCGCATACCAATAATATTGTTTACCTTCTGTCTCAGCATAGATGTGTACATTCTTGAGTTCTACAACATCACATATCTGCCTCGTTAATCCATCATTCGCGAATGTAATCTTATGGCCATTGCCATTTATTGTTAATTTGCATTTATTTTCAGCGTTGTTGTGCATAACTATATCACTCATGCTGACTGTAATATCTTCTACAATATTCCACGTCATAAATCCTCTCAATGCATATTGCAGCAAAGCAGAATCGACATCAATCGGGTTGTAATTTACTTGGCCATTCTTCTCTAATAGCGATATATTTCTAAGGCAATGAAGCTGTAATTCAAAGATTGTTCCATCACTTGTAATAGCCCCGTCACTAAGACTACCACCGTTGAATCTCAATATGCAACCTGAAGGGATAGTCACCGAACCTTCAATCACAAAGTCATACCTGATTTCATAAATAGTATTCTCTTTATTCACCTGCTCGGCAAACGTCTTATCCTTTCTCAATATAACATATCCCATTCCTGTCGTATTGCCTCTATCTGCAAACTTCAACTTGCCATCCTCTGTCTTGGTCACATCTTCTTCGTCAGGGACAGGAATTAAACCCTCTGTCTCTTCTATAGCCTGATACACACCTCCACTCATCACAGTAGAAGTACTTCCTTCTGTTGGCACTTCATCAGGCGCACTATCTTCCAATGCCTTGTTGATAGTGCTTAGATTCTCAGTAATTGTATTACCGTAATCATTGGCACTCCAATTACCTATCTTCTCAGACAATACCCGTCCCTGATTAGCCGATAGAGCAGCAGTCGTAGATGTGGAATTAAGATTATCTATCACTTCTGTACTTTCGCCACCTCCACCTGCTACAAGGTTGTCTATCCTGTCAGACAGTCCCTTTTCCGCTTCTTCTGCACGGGCTTTCTCTTTAATCAACTCATTGCCTATGCTTGAAACAGTAGTTCCAAGCGAGCCAATGCTGTCAGATAAATTGCCCTCTATCCTTTCCGCTCTTTCCTTCTCATTATTAATAGCATCTGTAACAGCCTTCTGAGACATCACGTCAGTTGTAGATGCTCCTGTCTCTTGAACTATTGTCACATTGCTGCCTTCACCTTCAGGACTGAATCCCTCCAAAGCAGTCTCAATCTTTCCGTCCATCATTGTGCCCATAGCATCGACGAAACTCTCACTCACAAGCCCCACAGGATTCTTAGCCATATTCTGAGCGTCAAAGACAGGTACTTTCACCTTTGTCTTCTCAGCCGTATTCGTTGATTTAACCAGTGCGATCTCATAGCCGTCCGTTTTGGATTCCTCTGACATTCCAAGCGTAGAGAACGCGTCAACTATATTCGAGTTAATGTTTTCTAAATTGCTAACTGCCGTATAAACGGCACCGCTTGTTATTAGTTCCTGACTATTTTCAGAAATGACATCAGTTACATCTTTTGTTGAAGCTTCCCCAAATCCGTCAATTGTTTCTTTTAGCTCACGACCTTTATTTGCAGACAATGCTGCGATTGTAGACGTTGAATCCAATGTATCTAAAACTTCAACACTTCCTGTGCCACCTCCTTCTATAACAAGATTATCAATTCTAGAAGACAACGCAGTTTCTGCTGCCTTTGCACGCTGTGTCTCTTGTTGTAGTGACTAGGTTGTTGCTGCAATAGTTTCGGTATTGTTGGAAACAGATTGCTACAATTGTCCCTCAACACCAGTGGCTCTAGTAGTTTCATCGACAATTTCCTACTCAAGTTCGGATAGAGTACTTTTTATATTCGCCACGGTGCCAGTCATATCGTCAACAGTGTTTGAAATAGCATCTATTTCGTTGTTCAAATCTACAATATCTGTACTATTACCATCACACTGTTGTTTAACCAAATCAAACTCATGTCTGGTTACATCTGATGTATTTTCAGAACCTTCTGCAACTTTATCCAACAATGCTTCTAGTTGTTGGCCAGTATATTTACTCTTGTAAGTCATGTTTTAATGTTATAAGTTTTTTGTTATCGGCCAATAAAAAATCACCGTCTTTAGTTTCAAATAGCTAGCGAAGCCCATTTTGTTTTACCAAAATGTAATTAACTGAGGAGTCACCGACAGTTATTGGCACTTGTTGTTTTCTATCAATCTCATCATTTTCTGCAGATTCGAACGTAATCGATCCATTACCGTATCCGTTCCCTGATATCGATATCTACCCGTTTCCAACATTCCAATCAACTGTAGTGGGTGCTTTCCAATTAGTATTTGATGTAACAATTGCTGAAGTACTACCTCCTCGTTGTGAAATTGTTATTTCGGACGGTCGTATTTTGAATTTATACTTGCGTGACTGTTCTATACTAGCAGTAAGCTAGTCTGCTATAGAATCCTTGATCAACCACTGCAATGCGACCAATTCGCACTGCTGTAGGTTGTATTTTATCTAATTGTTAAGCTAATAAGCTCTGTTTATTAAGTATTCTACCATATTATACTGTTGCTTTTATATATGAACCTTCTCCATTAGATACTCTAACAACTCCATTTTCATCAACATATAGCACACCCTTGTCATAATTGTGGGTATGCGTTGTTGCGCAAGTAGGGATTCCCAAAATCTTTATGCCGTTGTCAACAATACTTACTGACGAAATGGAAGTAGAATCTCCGAAACTAGCTGATTCATTGTATTCTACTGCAAAAGAACCGCCATTCATAGTAGTTCTACTATATATACCATCGACTGCTTCGTAAGACGTAACTGAAATTGATCCAGTTTTACCTTGAGTATCACAATTAATTTCTACAATTGGTGCCAGTGACATAGATTTACGATTAAATCCTACGTCGTATGAACTTCCGTTTTGTGAAACCTCTGCAGGATAATATACGGTCACCATACCTTGTATGGGATGTTCTTCTGTAGTCTTAACCACAAAATAGGGATCTCTTGCTATTGCGTTGGCAATTGTATTGTAAATGTCGACAGTCTTATTTGTGAAGTCTAATTCCACTCTGTCCAAAGTATCATCAGGGAGTACGAGATCTGCTGACGAATCTAATAGATCACCTTCTTGTACGAAGGGCGCATAAGCTGTAACTACAGCAGATTGGAATCGCTCATGAATGTTTACCCCATTTATTGTAAATGCTCTGTCACCGGCTTGATCTCCTCCGATTATAACATTATAATCATCTGAAGAATTGCTTACAGTGAGATTGCTTACAGTTGAGTTGGTGATGACACCATTCTCAAACTTACCGGATGTAGCTTCAATCTCTCCAGTAAACTTACCATCTGTCGCATACACCGTACCTTTAAACTCACCAGCAGTTGCATACACAATACCGTTGAAATAAGCATCTCCAGTCTTGGCGTCTAATGCAAATGAAACTTCTGCATCATTTTCTCCAATGATGTTGTCCCCTACATTGGGATCAAAATTCTTAACTGCCAATATCCCCGAAAAATCATATGTGTTCATCGGATCTTCATCCCAATGTAATCCGTCAACATATGCAATACTACTGCCAATCAATATACCAGACCACAATTCACTTGGTTTTGGCTGATCACCAATATAAGCTCGTACTGCTAAAACGTTTTGACCGTTAAACTAAGCTTTTGAGTTAGGGTCATTCCATTCGTCAACCCAATCCGGCATTGTTGCCGAAACTCCAGTAAATGAATACTGTACTGGGATACGTTTGGTATCAAATACGGTTCCATTCAATTTAAGTTGCATTTCAACGTATGCAGGAATTTCATATCCCCACCATTCCAATAAGTCGATGCTTGGTACAGCAACACTTAAGTTGTATATTTTATCGTCACTTACTGATTCTTCATAAGTATACGCAGAGACGATTAATTCAGCATCTGCCAAGGTATTCGTAATCTAAGATCCAGATTGCGTAATCTTTTTCAGATCTGCGCGCAACGATGTGGGGGATATTTTGGTTATACGACTTGTAGCTTGATCAAATGTTGCGGTAATTGTGGATGCGCTCGGTAGCAATTCATAAAAATCAAAAGTTGCTTCAGGACCCGGGTCACCCGTATCACCTTTCTATCCGTAACTTGCCCAAAGGGTTGGTGTAGTAAAATACGTTTGCCATTCGGCGATACCCTCAGCATTTGTTATTCGTCTGCGAATTGCAACGTAAATGAATCTGTCTGTAGAATCAGTATTTTCTGGATTATCTGTCCAACCAGCTTCTTTTGCTGATTCTGGTATTCCATCAATGTGTGTATGTTTTCCAGAAGATATTTCATCGTCAGAAAACACCAAAATCGTTCCCCAATCAGTTTTTAAAAATTCATTAGGCTCTTTAGCGGATTTACAAAAGATGTATGTAATACCATCTCCATCTGTACCATTTACTCCCCATACTGACCAAGGTACCGGAGAACTTAATTCTCCCCATTGTGTCATACCGTTTGTACTAGCTTTACGTCGGTGTGAAACCCATTCTGTCAGCATATCGCTACTCACACCTCTTGGACTATCTGTCCAACCGTGTCTTTTGTTTTCGGAAAGTAAATTTATAAAGTCGTCATGCTGGTATTCTTCATTTGTATATTCAGGCATACGTATTTGAGATACATCTTTTTCTCCAGCTTTCCAATCGGTCAACAAATAAATGAATTCCTGATACGGAGCGTCTTCACCAGGATCTCCCTTTTCACCCTTTTCTCCTTTCTGACCTTTATCACCAGTTTCACCTTTGTCGCCTTTATCTCCATTAATTCCGTTTACACCATCTTGCGCCATCAAACACCATGCACCGTTTTGCATTATGTATGTTTTTCCATATGTGGTATTTCTATACCAATCGCCATCTGTAGGATTCTGAGGTAGGTTGTCTAATGTGAATTCCCCACGATAGTTAATACCATTGCTCTGAAATAACCTATATTCTTTCACTTTTCTACCAACATACTGACCATTCACTGCAGCAGCACCTACGGAGGTTACAACAAAGAATTTACTGGAATCCCTGACATACACAATCAATCCTTCGTGAGGGCATTCAATATTATATATGTCCTGCTCAGTTTCAACAAATTCTCTAGCATCCAATGATGCGTCATCCTGTTCGGTATTTATTTGTAACGGGGCGTTTATTATAATTTTATCCATCATTCTATATAAATATAAAGTGTACCTGCTGCTCCAGTAAATAATCCGTATATTGCATATACTGCATTATCGATAGTCAAAGTCACGTCCCCATTACAATAAAAAGGTTGACCATACGCATCGACAATATCTACGTAAAACGGGATTCTTCCACCAAACCCGTCATCACAATATACTTTTCTATTACTTGGAACAGCGACTGTGATAAGATCGTAAGAGTTCACTTGTATTTCGTATTTGTTATAAGTGCCGTCAGCAACTGATGTCAACTTCTTTATATCGGCTTGGGTTACATCTTTAAAACTTTTTATGCCTGTAATGGGCATAGATATTGTTCCGATGTAGATTGCGTTGTTGATGGGTGCATCTGGATTATCTGGGTTATCAGGGTTGTCCGGATTATCGGGATTGTCAGGATTATCAGGATCATCTATGTCTGGATTATCTGGAATAATTGGAGTATCTTCAGGGATAACCGGATAATATTCATCTGGTGTCGGATCATCCGGATGTGGATGATTTACCGTACCTCCAGGAAGTAGTTCTTTCGGTATGTATGCGTACTTATAGTAGAAGTCCTCTTCGTGCAAAACACTGCAAACGTCATACAACACTGATTTGAGTAAACAAAATGGTAAACCAGAATCACAATGGTGATTTTGATTACAACAACTGTGCAACATAATTATTCAAATTATTACGAAACTCAGGAATACTTTCAAATGTTATGCCATCCATGTCAAGCACTCTAACGATACCAGTATAAAAACAAATCGCGTCGTCCATCAAATCGTTTTGATACGCGTAGTCTAATAATCTAGTTCTCAACAGTATTGCAATTGCTTCGGTTCTCCAATTTTTTTCATTACAATCTTGGCACATATCGTTAGTGCACTTAGTACAGTTTCGTACAGACAGATGCCTATTCTGAGCTTTAAATAGCATATAACTGTTTAAAAACATTGCTGTGCACTTTGTGCCATCAATATATGCAGTTATTATAAGTAATGCTGAAACATCAGTTGGCAAATTTATGTGTATCTGCCCATCTACAATTGCTGGTGATTCATACAGTAGATCGTGTTTTAACGCTTTACTATTTTTATAGTAATTTTCAGCATTATCTATGCCAACTGTTATCGTTTTACCTACTGGTGGTAGTGCCTAATCAAACACAAGAATTAGTGTGTTTTCTTTTACCTACTTATCAATTATTTTCATGAATTAAACAATAAAGGGTGCACGGGATAAACCCAATGCACCCCTTAGGTAATATGAAACGAAATTAAAATTACAGCTGGGTATCGCCTGTATCTGGGTCGCTGTTACTTGTACCATCTGTGTTACTTGCGTCAGCGTTCAATTCAACTACGCCAAAATTCTTCAAAGCTGTGGCAATTGTAGTATAATCTTCATCAGGAACGTATACTTCAGTAACCATAGGTGTGGTCTTGATATACTGGTTGTCGTTGCTCAAATACAGGTTGTCATTTTCAATAGTAATGACATTGTACTCAGCACCCTCAACAGTCTTCATATCCTGTTTCAACTCGGGGAATGTGCCAGTGTAAACCAACCCTTTGTAGCCCATGTTGCGAACTTCCTGATCACGAACTTGCTTCCAATAACCAACACCGTGAGTAGCAGGAGTCTTTTCGATCTCTTCGCCAAAGCTCTCGGGGATGTTGCTCAGCAACTGACCAGGTACAGTCTCATACATGGTAGCTTCCATATTAACGATAGAATACTCGTTGAGTGAATCTACGCCTTCGTTGTCAGTCTTAGCCATTGCAGTCAAGGTCATAGTAGTACCACTAACAGTAGCAGAAACACGACGATTGGCGTGCTTATTGATCTTTTTCAGCAAAGCTGCGAGCAGATCAGCAGCCTGATCGCTAGTAGCGTAGTGCTCATAGGTATGAGTAAACTGACCGGGTGCACCTTCAATATCCTTGTAAACAATACGAAGAACATAACGGTGACCAGCTACCACAGTAGCGTTAGCGAGATCAATAGTAATCTCCTCTTCTATGGGTTCTACGTGTGCGCTTACGTGCATACGGGGTTTAGAATCTTTCTTAATGGGGTTTGAAAAATCAACAAGACGAGTCTTGGTGATGTTACCATCCTTATCAACAGCTTCTACTTCCTTACCAGCAACACCGATATACAAAGTAGTAGCGTCAGCAGCGTCAGCTGCGGCGATAGGCATACGATTTTCGTTAAAGATTGCTACGTCACCTTCAGCCATTGAAGCGATGTCAGTAGCGGATGCAATCTGTTTACCGATCAATACGGTATCAACTCTCTGAATCATTTTAAATAATATTTATTAAGTTATGTAAATCGCGCCCATCATTACCCCTTTCTACTTTCCCACTAAAAATTAAACTATAAACTTATCATACAACTGCCACATGAACCCATTACACAAGTAATAATCCATATTCTTAACAACAAGTTTGATACGAAGCTTATCATTTCGTTTGCCAAACAAATACTTTTCAGCATCGGTTATGGTAGGGTGTACGTTTACAAGATTACCGTTTAAGTCCAATTGCGCGATTTTTATGTAATCTTTTCTACTACGTTTATATCGATTGCGATATTCTTGATCTTGCCATTTGCGTTTTGCAGATTCTGATTTCTTTTGTTTAGTTGCATCTGAATCTTTCTTAGGTACAGATACATGTGTATAAGCAGAACCACCTTTTGTTAAATTATATCCGAGATCTCGATTATTGGATCCAAAATGGTTTATCCAGTAAATCTCTCGTTCATTTAAACTACTTTTATTGTCACATACGTCTATGATCTGTATATCGAAATTTTCAATTCCGTATTTAGACAACGCTTTATGAAAATAACCTCGTTGATTTTTACTTTGCCAGATATGCATAGCTATTCGATCACCCAGTGTTTTTGAAGTCTGTCCAACATACTTTTTATTGTTTGTTTTGTTGCAAATCAGATAAACAACGTTGTTAAGTTTCTTAACATCTGAATTTAGCAGTTCGGCATATGACATAGCTTTAATTTTTAGTCAATTTCCACGGCCAGGGCGCAGGTTAATTATTCCATTGTATTTACTTCGTTGGAATACGAAGTGTATCTTTGATCAGCAGTACTTTCTAAGTACATCTGAACCGCCAATTTAACGATTTCCTGATGGGTATGTTCTGGCAATTCTAAGTAATTTACAAAAGGCTACACTAAAGTAATAGCTCTTGGCATTCTTATGTACTCTAGTTGTACCTCGTCTACTCTGTAATGGTCATCAGTATAAAACGTTATTCGATTTCCTCGCAACAATTTCAATGGCTTCGCTGAACAATAATGCACACGATGTTCTGATAAAGAATTTTCTAATTCTCTGTCCAATGTGTCATGTGTTACCTCAATTGGATCCACATATCGCATTACTGCGTTCCCATCGTCGTCAATATTCCAACACGATAAATGTTTATTATATCCATCGGTTCTGGGGAGTATACCAACTCTAGTTCCAACCAAGAATACATAATTTCCTGGAAGTTCTATAGAATATTCATTTTTGCTATACAATGATGTAACACTTTTATCTTTAGTAGTAAATGTCTTACGTGTAACCAATGTTCGCAAATCATCAATTCGTTTTTGGTCTTGTTCAAACGATGTTGTTTTTGCATTTGTACCGCTGTATCTAGTTTTAACAAATTTTACAACAGCTTGGTTGAGCCAATAAAACGTTGTGTCAGATGTTGGTTTTTCCAACGCCTTGTAAAACACGTTTAATTCTCTCTCAAATGCTACTTGAAATTCAAACGGTGTCATTCTTTATCTTGTTTTGTATTAGCACTAAGTCTATATTTGTTCTCGGCAATGAACATGTTCACCGCACCGTCAACAATTGCCAAATGCGTCGCTTCCGGTAATTCACATGCGTTTAATACTGTTTCGCCATCTACCCCCAACACATTAAACAGTTTGGGTCTTCTATAATAAACTAACTATAGATCATAAACTGTCGTGTATTTATCGGCTATTAAATTCAACCTGGGCGAAATCTATGCTCCCAAACTGCCAGTATTTAGAGATACGTACGGGTGTGGTAATATTATTTGATCCCACGCCGATGTTAAAATTTTATTCAATTCTTCTTCAGATACCAATTCGTTTGGAACTCTGCGGAGTTTGCCAGTTTTGAAATCATATAACACATTCACACCACTAGTACTGCGTACATACAAAAAGTAATCATTTGGCAAAGAAAAAAAGTGATTGTTTGGCTCCAAGTCGGTTGATTGTGATGGAATTGCAGTTAAAACTGTTTTTGTCAGCAGTGTATAAATCGAGTCTTTACCATATTTTTGAATACGTGTACCGTTTTCTGCAGAATCTTCCGAATTAAAAATCTGCTACACGAATCGTAACGTGTACGCATTCAAAAATGAAAAGATTGTATCTGAATCTGGCTTTTGGTTATTTACTAATTCAGGATTTATTAACGCCAAGCGGCGTTCAAATTCAATTTGCATTTCTCTTGCTGTCATTACTCTTGCATTTTATTTAGCGCTGCTTTTGTTTCAACGCGTTGTGATTCAATATTATCTAATGCTAACAGTGCAGCTCTATCTATAATTTCATACAATACGGAATCTGAAAATCCTCCAGAAAATGCAGAAACGTCTAAATCATCGGCGTTTAATCCAGACGGCTATTTCACGTGCTCTGTTACCAGTTCAAATTTAGTATATTTATCATTCCACAAAGGGTCTACATATACAGTGGCACCTTTAATGGGCACATCGTAGTAGTCCCAAAATGTTGTACTGATAACCTTTGGTATAGGTATATACGGACAATTTGTAGGGGTTAACTCAAATCGTTGGGTGGTCTGTCTATCGGCTAATTCTGCAGGCGTGTAAACAATCTCATTATTTTTGGTGTACATTTTTATTTTTGCTGACACTAAAAACATGCAATCTTCAAAATCGGCATCAGTTGTTATCCATCTATTTGTGCCTTCCACACGGTCGATCTGTGTTACTTTTTCAATGATTAGCTTTTCTAGGTCAGCAACACGCTTTACACTCTGCTCAAACCCTTGTTGCAACTAATTGTTACCAGTGAACTTTGTGCAAATTATTTCAAGCATCGCCTGATTTGCAAACGAGCACAATTCTTCATCCAAAAACGCTGGACCAATAACGGCAGAAGTTGACGCCGAATATTTATCCAACGCCAACTTTATTGCCTGTATAACCTATCTACCTGTCATTACTTAGACTGTATTTCTTGCATAATCGCCATCTTAATATCTTGGTTCTGCTTGTCATTTAAATAAGCAACTACATCATCAAGACCGTTACCAATCAAGTCAGTACCAAAGTAATACTGTGTGCGATTCTTGCGTATAATATTCTTACTAATTGCTTCTTCAATTACGAAGTTAATCTCTCTATGTTTGTTGTTAACCCAACGAAGCATGAACTTATTAGGATCTTTCTCGATCATCTCTGTCATCTTGGCTTCAATGAGTTCATTAGACATAGTGTTGGACTTAAGTCCATACAAACGCAGACACTTACGCATGTCTTCAATAGACATCTTATCAAGTTCTCTAAATGCCTCACGTTTAACTTTATTAACACGGTTCTGCTCTACAGCTTCACTTTCTACATTAATTAGTACGTAGTCAGTAGATGCATTTACTTTAGCTAAACCTTGTGCTACTCTTTTGTGCGAACGCAAGAACAAATACTTGAGCTCGTCTTCAGCTTTATCTGTATTAAGTATGAGATCTCTTTTACCAACCTTAATACCAAAAGTGTCCCAGAACGGGCTGTTAGGATTAAGGTGTCCTTCCGGATATCCGAGTCTCTTTTCGAGTTCTCCAGCTTGTTCTGGAGTCAAACCTGTATACCGATTACCAGATCTGGTAAGGTAGTTTGAAATCCAGTCATAGCAATTATCCCACTTGGTAATGTTAGACCAAGGGTTTACTTTTACAATTCTAACGATTACTTCCATTATTTCTAAGATTTATCAAGTTAGTCTTTAAACTTCCACAGAAACCCTTTAAATGGTACACCATCTAGAATATATGATTTCAGTGTTCTTGAATCAGAGTGAAGCCGTTTAGCAAGTTCTACGATGCCTTGGTGTTCACTCACTTTAATTCCGTCTAAAGTGTAGCATTCTATCTTTTTGGCATATTTTGCAGCAGCCTTTTCTCTAGATTCTTTCAAAGTCATTCGCAATGATTCGTCATTAACATCACCACGTTTCCACAAGAACTGACTACGCTGTGCGCCTTTAAGATTGGCTACGTATTCTGGGTTGTTCAAATATCTTTTTATTGTTGTAGTACTTACTCCTGATTTTTCGGCAGCTTCTGCAATACTTTTGTATCTGGCAATTAAATTGTTTTGCAAATCGTATTGTTCTACGGGTAATGCTCTACCGGCCATGTTACCGTTAATAACTTGATTCTTCTCCCAAGTTTTTCTAAGATTTTCTATATTCCCTTCAACCCTATTCAGGTCTAAGAAGTAATCTTTTAACTCAACGTGCAAAGGAACTTCGTCAAAAGAATCGCGATATATCCACAGATAAGGGTTCTTCTTAGATGGCTTCATTGCCTTCTTGTTGATTACTCGAAGAATGGAAGTTCTTTGTATTCCAGTTTCTTCGCTAGCACTCTGAAGACTAGGGAATTCTTTTATCAAGTTACCAAAGGCATCGTACTGTAGAACTGCTTTGCGATGATCACTGATCTTGCCTCTGTGGACATTTCCAATTTTTATTCTGGATTCTTCGGTTTGGAATCTAATACCACCACCTACTTTCCCGTTATATCCGACTTCAGGATTTGTACTACTGAGTGTTACAATCCAATAAGCTTCTCTTTCATTCATGTGATCAAGGTTGTCACACATTTCGAGAATGTCAAGCTTAAAGTTTTGCTCGCCAAATTCTATGATGGCTTTGTGTAAGGGGTACTCGGAGCCGGCTTTCGCCTTGACGATGTGTCTTTTGAACCGATAACCGGCCCCGTCTGTCGTACCACCAATGTAAATTTTGTTATTTACTGTATTAGTCAACCTATAAATTTCGTAAGTCTTTTCCATTGTTTTCTGTGTTAGTTACAGAGTTATAACGGGCGAAATTTAAATTGGTTGGCAAATATTGTAACTTTTTAACAGAAATTACTCTACGTCCAGGATCAATTCTCCGCAGGCTCTAGGATCCTTCACCATTATACCGAACTCACCGAGGAAGAATACGGTGTAACCGTCCTTACCGTTAGAGGCGAGAGTATTAGTGCTGTGCTTGTAACCATCGGGACCAACTGAACCACCAGTGTACCACTGTACAAACTCACGATCCTTACGAACAACCTTAACAATGTTAGCTGAACCGTCACGACGACCGAGATCCAAGAAAGTCATACGATATGACTCAACCGGCTTCAAAGTAACGGGGTGCAACTTACGATTGTGAACAGTGTTGTCATACAAGGGGAAATACTTCAAAGTCAACTCGATACCGTTGATCATCTTGTAAGTCTTGAACTGACCACCGAAAGTAAGGTTATCACCAGAACCAGTAACAAAGATAGTAGCCATATCTGACCAGTTAGCTGCCTTCTCTTTCAATACGCGGTCAAACTCACGCATACCCATCTCACCAGTCAAGGCAACGAACTTACGCTCGTTAGTACCAAGTACGTTGTAAGAGAGGTCGAACAAGAAGTCTTCGAGCAACTCAGCAGTCAACTTAGTATAGTAACGACGGTTAGAAGGAGAAATCTGCTCCAGCAAACCAGCCATCATATATACAGGACGACCGTTAGTACCCTTCAGACGGCAAGTACCATCCTTATCTACGTTGTTCTTATAATATACCATTGCGTACTCAATACGCTTGTACCACTCGCGGAGAGCCAACCACTCCTGATAATCAGCCCACAAGTAAGAAGTCTTACCAGTCTTAGGATCCTTCAAAGCGATAGTCATTACTTCTGAATAAGCAGAACCAGTGATATCATAGTTGATACGGATAGTAGACAAGTGGCTACGCATAGCCATGTGAGTGCTGTAGTTCAGGATATCACCCTCTTCACTGTACTCTTCGTATGCAGAAGCAACACGAGATACCTGACAACCAGGCTGCAACAGATCACCGGGGATGTAGTCTGAAGGACGAGCTGTAGCAATGAATGCGTTGTAAACCCAAAGGTTGCCATCCTGATAGGGAGCACCATCGATACGAACCTGGTAGTTCTTGTCATCAAATTCGATTACGGCACCAGGACCAAAGATGTTATCTTCCAACCAAAGAGTGATAGGAGTGTTACCAAGACCAGCGAGAGTGTCAGTAGAAATAGACTGACCGTTCCACTTAGCGTCGCGGATAGCAACGGCACGATCAGATTCGATCATTACGTTCCACTCATAAACAGGTTTGTCAATTGTCATTACATTACCCAGACCACCAGTCAACATATCCAATGAAGTGCTGTAACCACTGTCCTTAGTACCGAATACGTATGACAGGATGGTAGCGACTTTATACGGCTCCTGACGTGAGGCTGCATAAATCTTGTTAGTGTCTACGAGGTCGCTGAAACGCTTACCCTTATAGAGCACTAATCCATTAAGAATATCGTTATCCATAAATACTTAAATAATTTAATTAAATTAATTTTTCATTACGACGCACGCAGTCCACGTACTACTGATGACCAGAGATCGTTATTATTACTTCTCATACTTCTGCCAGCACCTCTGACGGTAGTGTTTTTCAAACTGTTTTTGAATTTTTCGATAGCAGAGTTATTACCTTTCTTTTCAGCTTGCTCAAGCATCTTGTCTCGATTCATAGTGAAGTATGCGGATTCGATCATGTTCCTTACATTACTAGAATATTCCTTGTAGTATCTGGTCTTACCATCCGCTTCAGGTTTAAGCAAGTAGTTCAGTAATTTTTCTTTGTCTTTTGCAGGTACTTTAATACCGCGAATGTCGTTCAAATTTTTTACTTCCTCGACAACGCTATTGTAAAATCTCTGTTGATTTTCACGATATGTGTCAGCGGCCTTTTTCTGATCGGCCAATAGCTGTTGCTTCTTTGATTCTACAATCTCCTTCATTGATTCCAAAGCGTCTTCTGCTTCTTCCTCAAGTACTCCAGAATCTTCATATCGTGTTAAGCGTCGTTCGATCTGTGTATCTTTCATTCCCTTTTCTTTAAGGAATGCCTTTATAATTGTCTTCTGATTACGTTCATCGGTAATATCGATATTATCATAATCTACTTCAGCATCAATGCTCAAGTACTTACGAATGTCGCCACCATTCTTTACATACTCATCCAATGCGGCAACTTCCTCAGAAGCGTAATCAGGTTTAGAGTTCTCTTCAATAACTGTCTGAAAATAATCCAACAGTGAATCTACATCGGTAGGCTTTTCTTCATCCTCATCGAATTCCCAACCAAGTCTTTCAGAAATAGCATCAAAGAATCCTGTAATTACTTCCGAATCTACTCCTTCACTAACACTATTATCAACAGTGTTATCATCGTCGTTAACATCAACGCTTTCATTCTTCTTTGTCTTCTTGGTTGTTTTAATTGGTTCCTCAATGACTTCATCATCCTCCTCGTCATCTTCGGGTTCTTCAGTCACTTTGGTTGTTTTAGTTGTTTTTGTAGTTTGATTCTTAATTGCGTCAAGAGCATCATCATCAAGCTCTTCACCACCTGCCAAGAGGTCATCATCAAACTGTTCTTCATTTGCTTTTGCATTCGGGTCAAAGCCTCCAAAGATAGCTTCGAATCCTCCTAATGTTGTTGTTTCTTTTTCCATAATTAATATATTAATTAGATTTATTTTTATAGTATTATTCCACCATATTTAAACCCTATGGCGCTGCCGTCTGTAAGCATTTTTCGAATATCATCTTTTGTAATATGCTCGTCACCAAAGTCTTTACCAAAGTACATATACATATAATCAACCATTTCATTTTGTTCATCAGCTGCCATTTCTCTAAAATGTTTCTTACTTCTTCCAGCCTCATATTCCGCCTTTCGAGAAAACCATTCGGAAATACTGCCATTATAATTATTAATACCAATCCATCTGGCCAACGGGTTAAATATATCTGTTGCCTGTTTTGGAATACCCGGCACATCCCCCGCGAAAACAAGTGCGTTTTCTTCTTTTGAATATGCTTGCATTTTTTCAAATTCTGGTTGCTGTCTTGTCCTGGCATGCTATACTTCGTGTACCGCGGTTTCTGCAATCTCGGAAGGTGTTTGAGGAATTCCGGTTACAGGGTCCAATAGCGAAACGTGTTGATTTACACGGCGTGTTACACCACTGGAACCATACGGTATTTTTTCATCAGGAACACCCTTGTACAGATTGTTTTTAAAACTGGCACTGTTGAGCGCAACGTCAGTGTTAATTGGGAAATCTGCCAATGCAACATTCCACTTAGCGCGGTTTGCCACAAGAGGGTATTGTGGAAAGAATAACGATCTTCGTAGTGCAAAATCTTCATCATTCAATCTCTGCGCCACAGCCAGATAGTCATCCATTGTATCATGCACGTCCTATAAAAATTTTCGTTTTTTTGCAAAAGTTGACAGATCCGGTGCTTTTTGAATGGTATTCAATGTGGTATATGGAAATTCCACAAGGTCTGCGGCCAATCCAGGAGATACACCGTACTGTTCCAGCACTGTTCTAATTTCGTCTTTTGATTTACCAGCAAATGCTGGAATTTCGTTGTTTTCAATTCCGTATATAAGTGCATCAGGGTGTTTCGTATAATGTTTTGCTGCAGCTCGAGATATACCATTATTGCGTAATCCGCGATACAGCAATTTGCCGGGATTTTGTATAAATCCTGGTACAAACATCATACCTGCCATCATACCCGCTGTCTAATAATCTCCATGCGCTGCGGCAATACCGGCATTTGTCAAATCGATAATATCTCCTGCAGGAGTCCATTCAGCCAATTCCGCAATTCGTCTACCAGCATCTATTTCACGCATTGCGTCATGATAATACTACCTACCGCGGTTTGCGGCAGCTGCGTTTAACGCACGTTCCATCTGTGCAGCGGATTTATATTCAGGCTTTATTGTGAGTTCTGGTAACTGATATGTGCCGTAAGTATCAGTGTTCTTATTGTAGAAAGGGCTAATTACCCCAGTGTTTGGATCAGTATGATCAGCAACATACAAATCTCTACCGGTTTGATTTATGGCTTCTTGTAGTGCGTACTGATCTATTTGTTGTCCAACATAATCTTTAGTATCACCACCATCCTACATAGCAGGTACTTCCAAAGAAGCTTTCCAATCCCAATAGTTCTTACCGGGATTCTACTCCCGATAAGCCCTATATAAATTCATTCTTTCTTTAAAAGGTGTCATGATTTCTTCTTAGATTCGCCAGCTACCTTATTTCTAATTGCAGTACGTGCTTTAAGCTTTTCGCGTTGCATTGCAGCATCGTCCTTAGCTTTCTGTAGTTTCATCTCATGCTGCATACGTTCACGTTCCAACTCAATCTGCTTATTCTCCATCTCACGTTTCATTTCCAACTCTCTACGCTTGTTATTGAGTTCAAATTGTTTAGATGCTTCATCAGATGCTTGTTTACGTTCTTCCAGTGCTTCGTGTGCAATTTCAATAGGATCGGGTATTCCATTGCCATTCTGATCCATATTCTCACTGCCTCTGTACGCATTCAACTGAGCTACAGTAATCTTAGTAGCGTTGTCTTGATCAATCTTATACTTCTGCAAATCAAGTTCAGCTTCCTTAAGCATAAGTTCTTCTTCCTTAGCTTCATTCTCAGCCTGTTGCAACTGCATCTGCATTTCTTGTTCACGTTGCTGTTGTTCTTGCATTTGCTGCATACGCTTCTCTTCAATCTCTTGCAAACGTTGCTTAATCAAGTTGACATTATCCAAAGTAATGATCTCAGCAATATCTAACAAACTAGCTCCATTCTGCATTGCGGGCTACATAAGATTTCTAAGCATTTCAATCTGTTGATTCTCCTTAGTGCTGTCATCAACAAATACATCCATGTCCTCATTGAAGAATTGATCTGACAGATTTATGAATGCTCTAGTAGCATCATCAAGTACATAATGCAGTGACTTCTTATTACCTTTCCATGCAAACTTAGCTGTATCCAACAACATAGTAAGTACTTGCTTCTTAACCTGATTGTGTACCCAGAACCAAGGTTCAGTAATGTGTGAAGACTGAATTACTGATCTCTCAACATTGCCTACTAATTCACTAGATGAAATGGCACCTTGTCTCTGAGGAGTAATACCAGTTAATTGCGCAAGCATATCCTCAATCTTATCCATCAACTGAATATACTGAGCAATTACGTTTGACATAGACAAATCCCATGCCTGCATCTGATTGAACTGACTAGGTCTACCACCTTCTCTACCAGGGATGTCCCAACCGGTTTCGTATGGGTTCACAAACGCAACACCAAGTGCCGACAAATAGTGCATCCACTTATTGACATCGATACCCATATTCTTAGGTATCTGCGTTACATCCATTACTGCAACTTTACCTTTATCTCTAGCGATAGCTAACTCCAGTCTATACCATAATATAATATACATGTACTGAAGTGGTTTCATAATGCTGACGAGTGAACGTGGTTTCGTGTTAAGGTTGTTATACACGGCACCAGTATAAGGCAGTTTCTGTGCATTTGGGTTTTCCATAGACACGTGTTGGTACTCTAAAGGCTGTATACCAAGATACATATCTTTACCAATACGGTATCCTTCCCATATTTCAATGATCCATTTCCACTCAACTGATTCTTCTAAACCAGTTTCCTTGTAGTTCTCGTCAACCTGATATTCTTCAACTTCTTCAGTTTCAGGGTTGAGGATACTTACAAAACCAATCTTCTTGAATGATTTCCAACAGCAATGCCACACTTTAATGTGATCTGCGTCAAACGGATTGTCAGTAAGTGTATTACGATTGCGAATCTCTATATGGTTGTAGTCCAAAGATGACTTACCGAGTTTTGCAGATCTACCACCTGGTTTATCTTCAATCAACTCTAACAACTCATTGAGTTGTTTTTCTGTCATCTTGTCGTAAAAGTTGTCATAGATTTCGGTGGCACTCATATCCATTTCATAGCAACACCATGCAGCTTCGTGGATGAATTCCATACCATCAAATGTTTCATAAGTAATCCTCATCGGATTCCGACATTCCACAAACGGTTCACCGTTACGAATACCAACGTAGTAACATTCTTCGCCACCAATCAATGCGTGCTCCCAACCTTTGTAAAATTCATGGGTAAGGTTGAGTTTAAGTTTTAGGTAATTGAGTGTGTGATGTGCAGCACTCTCTGCAATGTCTTTATAATCTTTTGTGATGTATTTTGCAATAGCCTCTGGTTGTTGTATCTCACCAGACTCTAATGCCTGTTGATAACGCTGTTGATTCTCAGGAGACAGTTTGGACATAAACGTAGCCATCAAATAGTCTTCCAACATCTTTTTAGCTGTCTCTTGAATCTCACCTGTAGCAATATCACTAGTGCGACATACTTTAAAGTTGAAGGGGCGTTTGGTCTCTTCCCCAAGCAATACATCTACTTTGGGTTTAATTATATTGTAGTCTTGCGCAGTTGCTGGGAACTGGTCAGCCTACTTGAACGGATTTGTAACATGTTTTAGATTCTTTTCATCGTAAATACCATTGTACAAATCGTATAATTCTTGCATTTCTCCCTAACGATTCCTAGTCTATGCCCCCATACCAACACTACCTGATCCGATAATGTAGTCAACACAAGCTTCTTTCCAAGCCTGTGTTTTCTTAAACATAGACAATTTCTGTGTAGGGAAACTTTTAATATCTCTCATAATTAAAATGTAAATACCGGTATATTATCATTTGTATCATACGAAGAATCATTAAACCACTCATTGGTAAAGATAGGCCCATCAAACAACAAACGTGATTTATTGACTTCCTCGCGCTATTTGACAACAACGTTAAAAAGTTGTTCACGGTATATTATAATCTGCATAAAAGCCATTACGCGGTCGAAGTTTCCCTAGTCATTATAGCTTATTAATTCTTCCAATAATGGTTCAGAAAGTATCTTTGTAAGGTTCTTTTTACCAGGTGCATATTCTTCATTTAACCAGTCTTTAATCTTACCTTCTCCCCACGCTTTAATCTACTTATTCATATGACAACCCTTCTTACGCTGTACTGTAGAATTACCAACAATGTCTGCCAATATATCAGGCTGATCCGCAAGTAAGTAGTCACAATGCTTCTGTGTCATGTATGTGAATAGACCTTTATTCTGATTTTCATACATCGCTGTTGCATTATAATATGTAAGCAACTTGCGTATGTTTTCGTAGAATATCTCAGCGGTTGCAGGACGGCCTGTATACTCTGCTACTGGTAAGTCATAATACTCTTCAAAGTTCTAGAAACGTTTATAGATAATGCAGCTACCTAGTGAATTGGTACCAGATTGGTCATAGTCGTACGAGTCAATTCCGGCAATATACAACCCGTGTGGTGCATCTTTGACTGGGTGCTCCCATATCACAATTGCTCCAGTAGGGTCATCATTTTTGTTCAACGGGTACCTAGTAATATCACCATGTTTCTTTATTTCCCATTGTATGTTACCATCGTGGTCGAATACTAAATCACCAATCTGTTTGTGTGCCTACACATTTTTGTGTGTACGAATGAATGCCAAATGATTCTGTAATTCCTTCTTTGGGAAGATGTTACCGGTAAATTCAAGACAGGCTTCACGTGGCGTAATGGGCTGCTCTGCAACATACCTATCTACAGCCTATTGACTGGTCGCGTTTTCAATTACTTCCTTACGTAAGGATAGTACGTAATCCATTGCTTTTTTGTGCAATGTATTACCGTCTTCGTCCATATACAAGCGTTTGCTGTCGTTATCGCGAACATCCAAATTAGTAAACTACGGTATGAAGAATCCGCATTTACTACCTTGTTCTACAGCCTCATCCCATATGTTTTCAAACTCTAAACAGTTATAACCTTTAGGGTTATAGAACATATCTTTTAATGAAGTAAAACTACTACCTTCATCACCCCCAGTACCAAATGCCAACATCAAACCATATGCGATACCATCTTGTTCTACAGACGGTCTAGCTACTTGCCAAGCGGCAGCTAACTCAGGAAATGAACCAGCCTCCTCAAATAAGATTAGTTTACCTGCTTTACCACGCACACTACCAGGATTATCCTTCAAGGATACGCCGATTATCTCAGATTTATAACCAGTTTCAATCTTATTACCGAACTCATCTGATACTAAGAATGACGCACGTTTGTGCATCATTTGATCAAACACTTGACGCTTTTTACCCCATGCTGTATGCTTGTCAATGAAGTCCAAATATGCCCAAGCTTTATTCAATATACCGTCTTCAGTAAGATATTGCTTATTACTTACGTATACGTATGATTTCGAATTTGGAATAAAGTAATAGTTACGACAACACATTGATCCACACTTAAAAGAATAACCTTTGCGTCGTGACTTAAGTACACACATGTGTTTACCGTTATCTTCTGCTTCCTATACTGCCCAATAAAAGTAATAGTCGTAATCATAGAAGTCTGGGAAGAATAACTTCTTCTTACGTACCTATTTGGTTACACCAAATCTATCGGTTACTTCTTCATATACGATACGGTCGATTGGGCAATAGTTTAAATAAAAATAGTTATACCCTGTGATGTAATCTCCATCATCAGCAGTATAACCGTCTAAGCATCTACGCTTCTCTTCATCCCAAAACTGAAAGTACTCAGTAGATCCAGGTGGGTATGAACAGTAATGCCCTGTACTTATGAAAGTCAGGGCACTCTATCTGAACTTATCTGAATTTTTTATTTTTTTGTTAAAGTCAACCATGATATTTGTGCTGCCCTCTAGACGGTTTGTAATTCTTAGAAAAGTACCAATTTATTCGATTTACCAAATCCTCACGTTCAAATGAAAATAAAAAACGATAGTGTGCAATGAATCTACCTCCCAATGTGTACGTGGTATTGTTACAAATATAACTAACGCTTCTGGTGTCAACACCGCATTTTCTAGCAACATCAGCAACACTTTCGCCATCAATAAATCGTTTATTCTGCAAATCGTATCCGAAAACCGGTTTCTAAGCGTCTTTGGCACACTTTGGTTTATAACCTTTTGCAGATCGCTTCATCTTCAACTTAGTTTGTTCGGAATGATGCTGCCCTAATCGTCCACAATCTCCACCAATTGTAGCGTTGTATCCGTTTGTATAACTATCATACAATTCAATATAGAATTGTTCTAGGGCGTTTAACTCAGTCTTAATTGTGTCTTTTGACTTTCCATACAAATTCACTGAAGCCAATATTGTCACCTCGAAGCAGTCAATACCGTATTTATTTATCGCCAGGTGTATTGGAAGTTTTGCAGATCGTTTTGCTGTAGAAATGTGTTGCAGCAGTCGCTTCTTAATGTTCAATGCCTAACCGATATACAACTTTCCATTCTTTTTATTTTTGATTTGATAGATACCACAACATCCCCAATGATGAATACTCACTTCATCTAAGGGGATGCTTGGTAGATATGAAATCAATTTATCAGAATTACGAATTTTCTTCTAGAAGTCAACCATGTAAATTTTAATTGCAATTGGTTGCGGAGGCGGGAATCGAACCCGCGACCTCCAGGTCATGAGCCTGTCGAGCTACCTCTGCTCCACTCCGCGATATAAGCCCCTTTCCAGGGGCGGGCCTTACAAAGAAATGTAAGGGAGGCAACTGAGATTTGGGTATTTTGGCACTCAGTATTGCAAGTAGCCTTAACTTGCGCCTCTGTTCACAGCAATCACTTACTCAACAGATCTTAAATATGTAGTAATCCACTTTAAGCATTTTCTTATTGGTACCCCCACTAAGATTCGAACTCAGACTAAGAGGGTTAGAGCCTCCTGTGCTAACCATTACACCATAGGGGAATGTGGTGGGGTGTTTAACGTCTCCCCACTAAGACTTACAAGACAAAAGTTATTTAAAAACAAAATTTGTATGAAAAAGTTAATTCAAAAACAAGATTGTCTTAAAGAAGTTCTTAACGTTCTTCCACATTCGAGACAACCAAGATTCTTTCTTTACAGGGATCACTACCTCAGGAAGTACTAATGTAATACCATGCTCTTCCTTAAAAGTTTCCATTCTATTATAGAAATCTTCAATACTTGTGAGGTTTGTGAGATCCAATACTGCTACTGGTTTAGTATTCTTTTTAATTCGTTTCGTATTCTTCTTCATAATTCTATTCGTTGTATATGTCGTATAAACGACGATTTCAAAAAAAGTATTTATAAAATGTTTAGCAAAGACAATTATGCCATTTCGTATGGGTTTATGTCAACGCCACCGCGTACCTTACTTGCTGCTAACTCGTTTGCTTTTACAGCTTTCTCCAATGCGTCAATAGACTTAAATACATTACCTACTGAAGCCATACCTGATAACAGGTCTTTAATCTTCTTTTCATCTAGTTCTTCAGCTAATGATTTACTATAGTAATCACTAATGCTGTCTAGTTTCTTACGCATTGCGTTGAGCATTTGCAACTCTCTGGTATTCATAAACAGTTTGTATTCATCTTCGCACAACTGTTCATCTAAAGTAAGTGTATAAGCCTCGTCATTAAAGAATTCCTTCTTAAGTTTTGTTTCGATATCGCCAGCAGCCATACTTTTTACGTATGGACTGTCTGGCTTATTCTTTAATACGATATAGCTTATTACGTCTGTAGCGTGTTTCTTGTCTTTCTTATCAGCCTCATATAATTTCTTAAAGGCTGGAATGGCAAGCATATCCTGATGGATTACCACTTTACCTGCAACTATATCTGCTAGTTTCATTATGCAGCTTCCTGTAAATTTTCTGTTGAACCAAATCCACCTTCACCTCTATCTGTATCACTTAATTCATCTACCAATACTGGAGTAGGGGTTACGATGGGAACAATTACCAACTGCCCACAAGCTTCGCCTTGCTGATAGATTGTAGGTACAGCGTCTGTTGTAATCTTGTACTTGAACATAAGTTCGCCTCTGTATCCGGCATCAATTACGCCAACCGCGTTAGCTAGAGTAATTGATCGCTTGCTAACCGATGATTTCATAAACAACAATCCTACATAACCTTCTGGAATCTCTACAGCAAGATCAGTGTGATAAACCAAGATCAACTTGCCACTGTTGTCAAGTTCTTGAGTAATACGTGTAGCATAAAGGTCTAATCCTGCATCAGTATCATGTGCTCTTACGGGCAACACCCCTTCTGATTTCTTAATCTCTTCACTACCGTCTTCGTTCTTTACCGAGTAGTCTAACTTCTTAAATTTTAAAGTTTTAATTCGCTTCATAATTTTTAAATATAATATTGGTAATAATCTACGAAATATACCGTATTTGGATCTTCGATTTGTTCTTTAGTTAACTTGGTTTTATGCTTCTTCACCCAGCGTTTTATGGGATATTTGAATATGTTTTTCCACTCTTTCCACCACGGTTGATCGGAATGAAACGGTACAAACGACATATCAATGATGTTTAGATTTATATTTGGGTTTTTGTATAGAAGTTCCCACCCATCCTTTATTCTTACTTCGGTGATATTGTCTTTTAACAAAACCATTATGCTATCCAGCACATTGTTTACTTTGGAACAATCACCGCGTTCGACAATTATTCTACAGTATGCATTTTGCATTTTGATTGAGGCCAACATTGTCATTAAGCCTAGTTGTGAAACATCTAGATCAACCAAACCATGTGCTGCACTTTTTATTTCACCAAGTTCGTCGAACACTAGCCTGATGTCGAAGAATTTTACATCATCCAATTGTCGCCATATAGATCGATTCTGACATCGCCAGAAAGGTTTAAACAAACTATACAATTTATTCTTTGGTGGTAGATATGTTAGACTGTTGTGTGTTCCTATCATATTCTAATTCGTCTAATAGTTTATTAATGTTATCCACACTCTACATTATGCGTTCATCCAATGCGTCGATTAATGTAGCCGTTTTATCTTCGTGTAGATTATTCCGTTCATGATCATCCCTTTGATGCTTTGATAAATACAGCATTGCAATTGCGTTCCACGCCACACATGCGAGATGTTGACAATGTGTCTCTTGATCATTGATTTCGCCTTTTTCGTACGCCAAAATGTGTCTAAAGAGCGCCGCTTTGTATCTCTGGTATCCGTTTTCAAGACCTTGCCAATTATTGTCTCCATACTTCTCAGCTCCCGCAGTGTACACTTTGACGACATCTTCGATTTCTTGTAACGGCAATAAGTCCCACCTGAGTTTCTTATCCTTGAAGTCATTCTTTATTGATTTGTTCATCTCCATTTACAATATTAACTTGTTCTTCCAATAATTGTTCTGTCTCAGCGGTAAGTTCTATATCACCTGTTATTTTACCTTTCTGCATGATGTTGTACTCAGTTTCCAACTGCTTTGATACTTTCTGCATATCAGGATGAGCTGTGGGTGCGCTGCGTAGCTTGAAGAATGCTTCCCATTGATCAGTAAACCCTGTCATAGCTATTTCTGTTTTTGTACAATTGGGTAATACTGCTCTGGCTTCTTGAGGTGTTTGACCAGCTTTTATAAGCATGTGATAAGTAGCTTCACATACACGCAAGTATTCAATCAATGCTTTCTCCTCACTCACAAAATCAATTCCTGCCATATTGAACACATCTTGTCTGCCACGATCTGTCCAAGTTGGTTTTATAAAAGTAATGTGCTTATTGAACTTATCTGAACTGTAATTGCAGTAACGTGTTGATTCTTGAGCAAAACTGAACACTCTATGTCTAACTATTTCATGCGACACTCCTCTATCGCAAAGGATCATTGCAGTGATACGTTTCACATGATACTCAGTAGGGTTACATATCCACTTCATTGCTGAAGTGTGTCCGTTTTCTATAATAACTCTGTAGTTTGTCGTAACGTATGCTACCGCAGCGTCATCTGTAGAATTAACTCTACTGTAAGGATTTGAACTGAACCATTCTATGAAATCTGCACCGTCTGTTTTAGGAATGGCCAAATACACTGTGCCGTGTTCAAGTACTGCCAAGTGACCACGTTTGACAATCATATCCACAAAACGTATGTGAGAGTCTTTCATTATACGGTCTTCAGATTTGTAACAGATTCTACCACAACGTTCAATGTGCTTCCATATACCATCTACCGTAAAGTCTGTTTGTGGTGCAAATACTGCGTTACTTTCTATCAGTTTTATATTCATCTTTGTATTTTAAATAAGATTCGTAAATATTGTCAAACACCCATTCTAGCAAGTATGTGTATGCTTCATTACCTTCATCAAAGTCTTGTTTTGTTATACCTAACTCTTGAAATAGTAAATCACAAGCGTGTCCCGATTCGTGTACAAATGATCTCAGATTATCTCTAAATTCACGTTCTTCAGTCAATGGGAAACACAACAGAACACCTCGCCACAAATCAGCTTCCTCGTATACATTGGTAGTGCTGCCTGGTGAACTCAACGCGTCTGTCATCTCTGCTATCTGAGCCGCTTCAGTCATTTCACAGTTTGGTTCAAATGTCTTTGCTATGAACTCAGCGTTGTTACCAAAGTATACCCAAAAGGTTCTAGGGTATATTGCTGATTTAAACTTGTACAGCGGCTCCTTCTGTTGTTTCGGTTGTTGCTTGTTTTTCATACTTCTTTTTCAACTTTATTTTACCCAAGTAAGGAAACATGATTGGTTTTTTATTTGTATCATCTGATATACTTCTGTTTGCAAATACAAACGGGCTGTTGCAGATCACTTCAATAACTTGGTAAGGTAAATTGTATTTGTTAGCTAATTGGGTGTAAATACTAGATTTAGTGTTTCTCAGCGGCATCATCAACTTTCAATACAATACTTATTTGAACTCTGTCTGATATTATTTCGGGTATCAATATCTTATTTACTTCCCATTCATCTTCAGCGAAGCCTTGCTTGATATAACCCATTTTCTTCAATTTAGAAATAAGGCGGCAGAGGTTGTCTGGGGTAAACCCTAACTCTTTCATCAGCGTTTTGCGTACCTGGGTGTTTATGACGTTCTTTGAGTCACCTGGTTTTACCACAGTATTTACGTCAACCTCTACCAGTTTTGCCATTACTTCTAATTCCCTGTATGATAAGTTAAGTATGCCATTTAATGACTGTAGATATTCAAAGTATATCTTTCGTCTAGGCACAGACTTAACTAATTTATTCATTCAGCATTCCTTTAATTTCGTTCAACACCTTTGTCAAGTTGAAATACACTGTATCAGCTTCAACCTTAATACAAGCGGGCAGATCACCTTCATTGTACTGTTCAACAAGCTCTGCATGATTACGTTCGTATGTCTCAAGTAACTCATCAATCTTAGCTGTCACCTTACCAACCTTATCACAAGCACAATCGCTGCAGCAGCAACACTTAGTGTCCAATGAGATTACAGAACCAGTCTCAATCAAACGTTTAACCATACCTTCGTTGAGTGTAACCATTACCTCACTGTCATCTGTACAATCTGCATAGATCCACTTGTCAAACTCAGCATCATACTTAATAACATCTCCCTTTGTAAACTTACCAAAAGCGAATTCGGTATCCTTAATAAATTTGTAATCCATAAATCGTAATTTTTATTGTTATGTTACTATAACGCACATATCCTGAAAAGTAGATAAACCTTAACAGTATTTAACATAAATACACATAATAAAAAATAACCCCAGCCGAAGCCGGGGTTATTCAAATTCTAACTATTCAAATTTTAGTAACTTTATTACAATTGGACTGATTCCACGTGATGCTTATTAAAATCAAAAAGTCATTATGCCTTAATAACGGCAATTACATCATAGGGTTTTACCAATTGTGAATCTTTGAAAAGGTCAAAATATTTAGCAAATTTCTCTACATACACAATAGTATCTCCAATCTGCAAATGACCTTCATATGTTGTGGGGAGGGCCAAAATAACGCCCTTTCTAAAATCTGAAGTTACCTCTTCAGTAGTTGTTTCTGTTTCGTACTTCTCAAAACCATCCTCATCCTTCTCACCGGTAGGTACCTGTCGTGTAATCTCCTTTTCGATCTTTTCAATCTCCAAAGGCTTTACAAGGATGTCCTTTTCAAAAGTAAAAGGAAGATTGTTTGCTACTGTTTCTATCACTGTTGTTCCTGGATTCATAATTATTTCTTTTTGTTAGGTTTAATTCTACTGAAGATGACGTGTTCATTTGTACAAATGTTTGTAATGTCTTTGCAGCAATACTGATTAATAAATGCACAACCTTCACAACTACGTTTACTTACTTCATCTCTAATTTGATACATCGCACTGTTGATTTTAACAGTATCACCGTATCTTGTAATCTTGGGGGACTTACTCTTGCTCATGTTTAATTTTTAATAAGTCTTCTACTAAAGTAGGTAGTACTATATCTATAATATCTATATTATATGTCTTTTTAGGTTTAGCTTTTTCCTACTATAGAAGTTTCTAATATTCTTCTATGTATTCAATTAATTTCTTACTCATGACTGACGTAATCTGATATAGTCAGAACGATACACGTATAAAAGGGTTGCCAAAATTTGTCACATTTTATAAATTTTTAACAGCTATAATTTAACAAAAATTATAAAAAATTTTTTGAAGAGCATTTGTGAGAGCGCTAAAAATTTTATTTTTTAAAAAATTGTAAGAACTTGTGAGAGCGCGAATCCATCTCCATTCAAGGCCCCCCTACCCTCATGGCCGTGGCAAGCCCCGGTCATTCGGTGAGAACCGAATGTTTCACATTCGAGTATTAATCAATAAAACTTCGTTATTATGAGACAATCAACACAAAGTGTCGAACTGTACGCAGTAGCAGCTACGCTGCGTACATCAACCAGAGGCACTCAATTCCTAATGGTTGAGTGTTCAAAGTCCGAGGAAGCCAAGGGTGGCTTCACTCGGATACTTGGGAACTGGGGTTCCCAAAGTGAGTTCTTCGAATCTGTGCTTGCACAGATGCCGAAGGATGGTGCAGAGGTTTCAGTCGATAAACGACTGAGACTTACAAACGCCGTTTCCCTTGGAAAGGGCGTTATCTACACGGACGACAACGTTCCTAAGCTTATACAGCATAGGAAGCGAATTGTCCGTGATGCCGATGGCAACGACACGGTGGAAGCAGTTCCACCGACGTGCGTTGCGTCAGTGAGTGTGGTCGCCTTAGACGACCTTGGTGAGAATTTCCGCACCCTTGTGGACGCGGAAATGATGCGTCGTTGTCTGGCTCAAGATGAGCCGGACGAAGACAAGGCAGGAACGTGGTACGTTCCCGTCCGCGGAGAGGATTACTCCGACTACTACATCGATCCCATTACATGGGCCGATGTACGCGCCGAGTTATTCGGCGACGTAGAGGATGAAGAGGTGAGTGAGTAGGGAACCCTACTCACCCCTTTTTGGAGTTCCAATCTAGGATTAACGTTAACGCCACTATTTAATATATAGCGGTAACCTATTCATCCGTTTAAACGCATTATCAAAATGAAAGCGAAAAAATTCTACGTGGCCGTATGTCACAACTTCTTCAACCCCACGATAAAAGAGGGGTTTGATAATGAAGAACATGCAAATACATATCTCTTCGCAATGCGGGGCGAACACCCCGAAAACATATACATCTTATTAACAACAGTTCCCCAAGATGCATCGGCAAATGGCGCATCTAGTTGGCAAGAACTTGACGATGAGATGTATGACAAAGAGTGACATAAGTCACCTTTGTGTATCCTGGCACTGGTCACGGGTGTGCGGCAAAAGGATAATAGAGCGGTGACAATCCTGACGGTTAACCTCGTCAGGTTTGGTCTAATCAACCAGACTTCCCGATGAAAGGGATAGCCAGAGCAGTAGGCGATAAGTAGAAAAAGATTGTAGGTAATGTGAGAAATTTCCACATTTTGAGTATCACAAAATCCTACCACAGAAATGTGCTATAAACAACAAACAAAGCTGCAACTAAAGTTAGCCCCTGGAGTACGAAAGGAAAGGGGGCGTTATGGAAATGGTAAAGAAAATTAGGCGAAATGTGGCGGTTCCCTTAACCGTGCCGAAACAAAGAGGGGAAAGGTTGTCCGTACGATGGTTACAATGAAACGGTCAAGTTGTAGGTAAGATAAACTGAAACCTTCAAACAAACCTTGCGCGTGGACGGACAGGGTCAGTCGTTCCCTTGGCAATCGCCTAAATATGAAACACGACGAATACGCGTAACGGTAAAATCTTAATAGGCATAATAACAAAACTTAGGATATTTCACACTCGTTTAGTTAATCATGGTAGGTTAACAATATTCTAAAAGAACCGTATTATGCAGATTGAGTTGACTTAGGATAGAACAGTAATCCGTGACAGCTTGGAAAGACAGCCTTCTGCGTCTCTGGGAAGTAAAAATAGAACTTGGTTAGTCACTAGGAAGAGACTATGTGCAAATTTCGTAAAAGCTGAAGTATAGTAGGCTTACCCTTGTTCGAGATGAAAGGGTTGATGGCAGCGTGGAAAGACACGCACAACTTATAACAGTGTGTTATCCCGAGCATGATAATCGGGGTTGTGAAAAAGATGGCAGATATCAAATCAACCAATCTCAAATCAACAGCAATCGTTTATCCAGAAAACGGATATGCTGAGTTCTCGACATTCTTCCGTGTAAAATTCACAGAAGATATTGATGTAAAACCAATAGATATTCGGGCATTAGAACTGGGTGTTATTGATACATTTGCAGATGTAATAATTCGTGCATTAGAAGCACGCATGGATGCATGTGTGTGCATGTTGATGCGAAACAGTGACAAGGTCATGATTGCTAACGACCAGTTCGTACAGTTCAAAAAGAATAACGGACAGCTTCACATATTCAGCCACGCTTCGTTTCAAGTAATGCAAGACACAATCGAGGCACTCAAAAATGGTGAATTTGAATATATACTAAACTCAATGTATGCTTGCGACCAAATCGCAAAAGCACTGTATTGGGTTCCTGAAGAAGACCGCAAAGAACGCAACGGTATTGGATTTGGCAGATTAGTATCTGTCATCATAAACAACCTTGCCGACATGTGATGACACACAACCCCTGTCAGCGTAGAGAATATCTGGCAGGGGTACAATTATTCACGTTATCAAAATGGATAAATTGGCAAATACATTATTTTCGGTAATACTCATTATTATGGGTATATATCTAGGGTGGATGTTCATATTAGCATTAAAAGCACTGATATATGGATAAAATCACCCGAGATAGATTAAAAGAATTCAAACAAAAATTCTGTATGTATTGTGGGTCTCAAAGATGCACAACAGAAGGTGAATGGCTAGAAAACTGTAAAACGTACCAAGACTACGTCAAAAACATAAAGTCAAAGTCATGAGAATTTACAAATCTATCAAAGACGGCAAAGTATCAAATCATTATGATTTGAAAAAAGCCACTATGAATCGCCCTAATATTGTGTTCGCACAACGGGGTTTGATTGTTCCCACACGTTGATTCGTGTGTTAACACCTACACAACAATCCGAAGTTGTAAAAATGTCGGAATAAAGTTATTAAAATTATTCTCAGGTGACCCACTCACTCGACTAGACAAGCCGACCTCCTTTCTTACCGCAATGTCAGTCAGTGAGTGGGTATTTTATTAACATTTTAACACATTATCAAAATGAAAAGAATTGGAAATTTTTTGTTCGTAGAACAATGGTTTAACGATCACGAACCAGAACAAGCAATTGTCAACATTAATTCAATAAAATGCGTCGTCGCAAATGAATTATCAGATTGCAAACAACACACAATGATTGAAATGGGAATGCACGGTGCAAAAATAGCACTGGCAGGTGACCACAATGACAACCTCATCCAACTAGCTGAACTGCTCGAAAAACCAATAACGGTAAACCAAACATTCGAGACATTCAGCGACATCAATCTCACATTTGATGATGAGGAGGACAACCTATGAACGAAAAGCTAGACAAAATAGCATGGTGTATATGCATCATGCTAACGCTACTGACAAGCGGATGGCCAATATTCAACAATGACTATATGATAGTCATATGGATATTGTCTGCAATGGCATCAATAATACTAACAGATGTAGTGTTAGCCAAAGCATCATGCATTGACCATGATTTCCAGCTAAACTGTTTAATAATAGCAGCAATATGTGCTTTATTTGCAATTGTCTTTGCGTTGGTTATTATATGGGGATGGCTAAATGAGATAAATGACAATTTCGTCACATTATCTAAATGCATATTGTGTATACTGTTACCAATTGGAATTATAACCGAAAACATAGCATTATGGAAACCGAAAAAGTAAATCCATTGTTCGAAATAGCAATACTAGGTGATGAAACAATAGCAAATGAAATAAGCAAATTCTTTGTTTTACATGGTGCTACCAACGCAACCACCTTAACATACGCATACAGAAATAACCTATATTTTGCGATAAAACAGTCTAATTCGAATGACATATTCGTCAAATGTGAAGGTTCCGACATAATGCGTTCACGAAAAGTCGTATCACTATCTGAAGCAAAAAAGATAATGCAAAAATGGGAAGAATCATTACGTCAGCCTAAACAAAAGAGACGTGAGCATAAAATACACAAATCAAATTGTGTAAACAGAGTCAGATTCACAGTAACTGACCAATTAGGCAACACTATCACAGTATGTGGTAGATATGCCTACGAATGGACCATTAACATCGATAAAGATGGTATGGTTATTCAGACATCATTCAAAAACAGGCATAAAGCCTTGAATGAACTAGAAAGATTGACAGGAAAGAAGATTGGTAAATAAAAACCTTTTTAACCAAGAATCATTGTGTCTTATAGTTTGTAAGATTTGCTGAATTGCACTCCGTCTGTGAAGATAGAGTGCATTTTTATTGGATACTCTAATATTCCTATCATATACGATTTTAGATTACTTAACTGCATCACACGGTTCGTGAGAATAGTGTGATTATTACGGTTGTTAGTTCAATGGCAGAACATACGAGATGTACATAGTAAAATTCAGGTTCGATTCCTGGACGACCGACAAACTAACTCAAAACTCAGTGATATGAAAAAGAAAATCAAATTCTTATTAAGATTGTTAGCAATAGCAATCGTAACGTTTGGGCTTTGCTACACAACAAAGCCAGGTTCTTTACTCTTTGTAGTAACTCTGATGATTGCAATATTTGCAGCGTGTGCAGCACATGCTGAATATCAAGATGAAAAAATAGAAGACTTAATCGATAAACAGAACAACGATGAAACCGAATAGTGCAATCAATTCATTCATGCATTGGAGAATCCAACGTCGAGTAAAAACAGATTTAGGAAAACATTACTGTATTAAAGATCCAAAAACCCTTAGCGAAGCAATAAGAGTAGCATTAACAAAACATTACAGTGTATTACTGTATTATATGCTAACAGACGAGCAAATGGTAAATAGATTAAATTGCAGATATAATCAGATTATCACAATGACAACAACGTGGCATTCTGAAGAAAACCAAAAATATGTTAAATTCGACTCAATTTGGATGTGGGCAAATGCGATGTTAAACCATCGCCCATACTTACCAGTACCGCATGAAGTACGTGTAAAAATTGTCAAAAGATTAAACAAACTAATCAATGACAAAGGAAGAAAACTGTATATACCTACTGGTAAAAGCTGTACTAGCTAGCATTATGGGTGGTAAAAAGTTACCAAAAACAATGACAACGGTTAGATGGGTACAAAACTTAAAAAATAAACTAACTGTTCGATATAGTGGATACACAATATATGTGCGTAACGCGTACACAAATAACGCGCAACCGACAATCCTAGCTGGAGAATTATTAAACAGAGCTGTAAATTTTATGTTAATACGTGAAATATCAGCACATGGTTTTATAATTAAAACAGACCCATGCAAACTACCATCAGTATATTCCACAGAATGTATGCGTGAGACTGATTGGGTACTACGCCAACTTTTACCAAATAGATTTAAAAATCACGGATTTACAGATTAAAAACTAAAATCAATTTAGAAAAATGAAAGCATTTAACAACATTTTAGCAATTTTGGCTGTAATGGCCATAGTCGCCTTGTCTGCGTTCAACGTGCACAAGGTAGGAGAACAGGCAAAAGTAATTGCCGAGTTACAACAGTACCATCAAATAGATGTACCAGTTGACACAACAAACTATTTGGACTATAGCTCAAACATTTGGGAATCAGTTCAACAAGCAATTGACTTCAGAAATGAAGACATTCAGTGGATGCAAACAGTTGAAAAATGGCGAAAAATGCCAGAAATATCTTTACGACACATCCTACAACACCATGGTCTACAACTAGGTATTGAAGATATTGTCCAGATATATGAGTCCAACATTGCATACTACACGGCATATGAAGAAGGTTATTCAACTCCAAAACTACCTGATCCAATGCCAAACAAAGCAAAACCTGATAAGAAATCAGTGCCGATTGACGAAGCACCGATTCCATCAGGATTGCTGACAGATTCAGCTTCTGTTAATTGATAATGTGTTTTTGGGTGCCCCGAAAGGGGCATCTTCAGAAGATGACAAACCTGTGGGGCGTAAGCAGATGCATAGCAGAACCAAGCAGAGAATGCGACAAATGTGAAATTCTGTAATATTCGTATTTGTGTCTGCAATCGTGCGGATGTAAAAATCAGGTAGTCCGTTCAGTAATGGACTGACTTTAAACTATAGTACTAACAATTAAACTATTCTGTTTTCTAATTCGTCAAGGAAAAGATGTAAAAACCCATCGTCATTCTCAGATGTAGAGAATTTAACCCAGGACTAGATGTAAGTCCGCATTGTTTAACTTAAAACTTATACGAAATGTCATCATTGAAAGAAAAATGGAACAAAGTAGTATGTGCGATTCGTGGTCACACCTGGACAACAGAAAGAGTCAAAAACGCAAATAATTCAGCCGGAATCACGACTCGCACATATTGTAAACGATGTGGTGCTAGATACCACAAGTACAAACACTAAAAAACTTTATCAAAATGTTTAATGGAAAAAAGATTCTACTTATTATAGTAGATGCAAATTGTTCAGAAGAACAAATTGCACAAGCATTAGGTGATTTGGCAGTTAAAGAAGTAATTGCCCCCAACACAACACCTGTGCTGTTAAGTGATTCAGACTTTACACTCACAAATAGTGGAAGTTTTGGAATTGCACGATACAGAGTCCGTGAAAAATTTCAGAGAGCAATCGAAGCACTTAAAAAAGTGTGCGGCAGTCCAAAAACTCCTGAATTTTATAGAAATGCATTACGTGCATATGCTGATGGACATGTCGAAATACCAATCGAAGAGGTATTAATCGACATAACAGCAGATGAACGTGCATGGCTAGACCACATGGGCTACACCTACGCAATAAAATTCATCGACACACTCCCAAAAATTCGAATCTAATGAAACGAACTTGGGACAGTAAGCAACAAGCACACCCTAAAAAGGTGAAGCACGCAAAAATGAAACCTTATAACAGGAAAGACAATGAATTTGCTAGGTACAACAGGACCAGTTGTTAAATCAGAAGAAAATCTGATTAAAAACGACTGCCCAATAAATTGCGACATGACTCATTGTGATAAATGTCCATTCAGAGTATATCGCTCTAACAGAAAATAAATCAGTTATTAACCAATTAAAAATTATCAAAAATTATGGGAAATTTTAATGTAGAAGACGCAGTAAAAAATCAGGAGAAAGAACAGAACTACGGTTCACAGGAAGCAATGGCTAAGGCTAAAGAAAACCTTGCCGAGCAGAAACTCCGCAAAGAAACAGCTGAAATCGAGCGCCGCTTGAGTCAATCAAAGAGTAGCACTGAAGACGCCGTTAAGGCTCTTCGCATGGCTCGCGTTAGAGAAAAAGCTCAAAAGGCTTACCTCGAATCTCTGAACAAAGCTGACGCTGATTTCGAAGCAACTGGTAACTACAAGGCTTACGATGAGGCCTCCCGCAAAGCCATCGAAGAACGCGACAAGGCTATCGCGGAAGGCAAACGTGAGATTTACGGTGAAGACTCCTGGAGATACTAATCACCGACTACCCAAGGTGTTATGCTAAACGTAAACACCTTTCACAACAGACACTCAGGACGACCGACTGCACCGACAGATAAGTAGGTGTCACAGATTCCGCAACGCAGTGTGAGTGAGAAAAATTGAATTGACAATTTGCCCAAGTACCTTTGTGTCAAAGGGAGGGTAAAAAATACGCGCCAATGTGCCTAAAGGATATGACATCTTATGTTCGTGCTATATGCCAATACAGAAATATCCCAAGGGGATCGATGTCTAGTCTACTGACGATAAATAAATAGCAATATTCAATATTTGTCATGGTACTTAAATAGTCTGCAACATCAGAGTGTTAAGCCTACATAAAATCCAACTCAGTAGGATGTGTTGCAATGACAGCGTAATCAATATATATCATCTAACTTGTGGAGATAGCTTTTATGCAAGGAGTGAAAGTTGTTCGATGGCACTAAGGTGAAAAATGTGTACAGGATGACTACACAATCACTCACTTCACAAGAGATGTAAAATACTAAGTATGAGGACTTTGATCGGTCCTCATACTACTAGCCTATACTAAGGCGGGTGTGTGCAGGAAACCATAAGCTGGTCATGTGCACACCTTCGATTTATAAACAGGTGTAAAACTTTAAAGTAACAGGAGGTAAATTAAAATGACGTTTGAACTATTAAGTGAAATCATCGAGAAAAATAACATTCCTAAAAATGTAAGCTTGATAAGTGATAGCGGATGGGAATGTTGCTCAACAGAAATGGATGGGGTTTATTATAATCCAAAAGATAACGAAATAGTCTTTACTCAAGATGGTGATGAATTCGAAAGTTATCACAAAGATGATAAATGGAAATTATTATATAGTGCAAAAAACGGCATAGAACAACCATTTACCTCAAAAGATAACACCCCTTTCGATAAATAAGACTGTTAGGTCATTATACAGCTATTAAGACGAGGGTTTGTGAAAGTCGGACCCCTTAAGTAGAAATACTTATTGAATAATCGGATGAATTCAGGGAAAGCTAAATAAAAATGCTCAGAAATGACATTTTTACATGCCAATCCTGAGCTAAGCTTAGAGTACACTCTAAGAAAGTGCAGAGACTACTGGAGGAATAT